ATGCCATCGTACAGCAGCGACGATTACTCGTACCGCTCCAGTATTGGGCGCACGTACGTGTACGACAACAAATATTACAAAAATTTGGGTGCGATAATTAAAAATGCTAAACGCAAGCGTCATCTAGAAGAGCATGAGGAGGAAGAGCGACACCTCGACCCTCTGGACAACTATATGGTTGCTCAGGATCCTTTTTTGGGACCTGGTAAAAATCAAAAATTAACATTGTTCAAAGAAATTCGCAATGTGAAGCCCGACACCATGAAACTTGTCGTCAATTGGAGCGGCAAAGAGTTTTTGCGTGAAACTTGGACCCGTTTCGTCGAAGACAGTTTTCCAATTGTTAACGACCAAGAGGTTATGGACGTGTTCCTCGTTCTCAATTTGAGACCCACACGCCCCAACAGATGTTACAAATTTTTAGCGCAACACGCACTGCGTTGGGATTGCGACTATGTGCCGCACGAAGTTATCAGAATTGTTGAACCATCATACGTGGGCATGAACAACGAGTACAGAATTAGTTTGGCCAAAAAAGGAGGCGGCTGCCCCATAATGAACATTCACAGCGAGTACACCAACTCGTTTGAATCGTTCGTGAACCGTGTCATTTGGGAGAACTTTTACAAGCCCATTGTTTACATTGGTACCGATTCTGCTGAAGAAGAAGAAATTTTAATCGAAGTGTCGCTTGTGTTCAAAGTCAAAGAGTTTGCGCCAGACGCGCCTCTGTTCACCGGACCGGCATATTAATACTTGTACAACAATTAAATTGAATATACTACTTGACAACAAAAATGAAACAACATAATCATAATTAAACATAACATGTATAATGTAATTTATTATAAAGTATAATAAAATATTTTTTAATATATAAACATATGAGTATATTGATTAAGCGTACGATTCGGTGCGCTGTTGATTTTTAGACAATTGCACAACACGTTTTAACAATTCATTGTATTTAAAATCTTTTGGATGATATGTTAGAGCCAATTTTAAATGGTTTTCAGCATCGCTAAATCTGTATTTGAATATTAAATCTTCAATGGCCGCAATAAAGTTGTCACGTTGCGTTTGAAACAGCGGCTGTTGTGTGTACGAATAGTTGGCGTCGTACGCGTACTCGGCCGAATCCAACGGGTTGTCGGCAAGAATGGACAATTTTGCCAAATCTTGCAACAGCAATCTGGCTTTATCGATTTTTGTTTGTGTTCTCGGTTTTTCTAATAAAGGTTCCACGTTATTCAACACGTTTTGTATATTATTTTCTGTATTTTTTAAATCGGCATTTTGATACAGCCGACTGGACGTAAACACGTTGAACAACGTTTTCGTATAGTTTACATCGGACGCGCTCGCTTTGTCCGCGCGCAAATCGTCGTCCCAATCCTCCTCGTCGGCCGACGTGTTTTCGGACGCTTCTGTGGAAGATTTTGCTTGTGCGATTCGCCGCCGACCCAACGTGTCGTACATTGCTTCCAAAGCGGGATTTGCAACGCCGATAGGTTTTTTGGCAACAGCAGCGGCGGCAGAGTCTACGGCGACGGGTCTAGCGGTTTTTTTCAATCGCACCGTGCCCGCCTGTATTTCGGACAGCATTTTTTGACGAGGATCCATTTCAATTGGCGGCATTTTTGTTGCTGTTGCAGTACTTTTAGATTTTAATCTACTTTGACCCTCTTTAATGATTGCTTTTAATAATTGTTGTCTAGGATCCAATGACGGTGTAGTCGCTGTTGTTGTTGCCGTTGGCGCTGTTGCCGTATCAAATAATGGCGGCGGCGGTGGTGGTGGCGGCGGTGCAGGCGTTGTTGTTATCGTTTCAAGCGGCGGCAATGGCGGCGGTGGAGGCGGCGGTGCAAGCAGCGCTGTTGTTATTGTAGCATTGTTTGATTGTGATTGTGTCGGCGTTGGCGTTGTTAATGTGCGCGGTACCGTTTCCGCTGCTAATGATGATATTGATGAAACGGTAGACGATTTTCTACTTCTTGGCAACGCTTGTGGAAGCGGCCCCGGTGGCGTAATTGGTGCAACAAACGTTGCCGCCGCCGCCGACGATGATGATGCCAATGCTGTGGTGTAATTTGAATAAATTTCGTAAAAATCACCAATGAGCATTGTTATTTCATTATCAACGTTTAATGTGTCGGCAATGGCACCTTCACCGATGCCAAACAGCAACTGTTCAATTTCGGCAATAATCGCGTTGAGCGACGATTTCACGTTTACATCGGTCACAGAAATATTTATTCGTTTCATTTTGTTTAACGTGTTGAAATACTTGGACGATTGCATTTTGTTGACGTACATGTACGCGTTGTTTTCAAAAATATCATTTGCCATTTTAATTAAATCCAACGCCAAGTTCCTGTTTATAATCACGTTGTTTTCGTGCAAATTTTTCATTAAACTTTGCGCTTCCGACGTGTTCACGTGCGACAAGAACGATTTTAAATTGTCAATAATATTATTGCTGCTATTCACATTGTTCAATAAATAAGATCGTACAGATTGATAGTTGCGATACGCCGTCGTTGTCGCCATTATAATGAATATTGTGTACAATAATAGTGATGACAATAAAAAAATTGTCGACAATTGCCTAAGGGAAGAATTGCAAAAAATTAACAATTTCTATGATGATTGCGAAACAATCAAGCCGCCGTTTGCAATAGTGGACGGGCGCTTTGGAAAAATGTCAGTTTTGCGGCATCGAAGCACAAACAAAATGTATCTGCAAAAAACTATCAGCATGCGTCACTTTAGCGCCGACGAAATTAAAGTGCACCAATTGATGGGCGAACACGATAATTTTGTAAAACTATATTTTCACTACAGTTCGCCCGTTTTCAATGTGCTCATAATGGATTACAAAAAGTGTCGTGATTTGTACGAGTTGCTGCCCATAATGAAATTCACCACTAAACGCGTCGCCAATATTGTGCGGCAGTTGTGTTGCGCTCTAAACGATTTGCATAAAATTGGCTATGTGCACAACGACATTAAATTGGAAAATGTCTTATATTCTGAACTGCTTGACCACGTGTACGTGTGCGATTACGGGCTGTGCAAGCGGGAGAACACAAAGGCGATTGTGCACGACGGCACATTAGAGTATTTTAGTCCAGAAAAATTTTGCAAAATGCCGTACAGCAGCTCGTTTGATTGGTACGCCGTTGGCATATTGACATACAAACTGTTCACCGACAATCGACATCCGTTCGAAAAAGTGCCCGGCGAAGAATTGGAATTCGACGAAATGCGACGCGGTCAACGCTACGACGACATTAACGTGTTAAATGAAGTGCACGATACAAACGCACGCAATTTTATTTATCAATTAACAGTGTACAATTATAAACGTCGATTGGTGACATTTAACGAAATAATAAAACATAAATTTATAAATTAATAAAACGCTGTATTTTATTTTACGATTTTATTAAATATATTTATAATAACAATTATCACACGTTACAAGGATGGCGTTTTGTAAAATATTAAATAGCGGTTTTACAAGACATTTGTTACACCAATTGTTCACATTGAATATGATATTATTTAAATTTTCACAATTTACCGACATTGTACTACACCACACATGATCGCAGCAATACGCGCATTCGGCTTTTGTCAATTTATAATATGTTAAACAGTTGCCGCCATTACAATCGTAACATTGCCCGTTTTTTTCTCGCCAAATTAAATTTCGTCTAACACTCTCATCGTCGTTGTGAAATAATACATTTTTATTACAATACAAAATATCAACAAATTGATCGAAAGTAATGTCGAACCAATTTGTAATTTTGTCAATGTTAATATCGTTTTCTAAATTGTCGTATTCATCGCTGTTCATTAAATTATAAATTAACGCGCGGCGTATTGACTGCGGCAAATGATTATAATATTTTACAAAATTTTTATTTTCTAATAATTTATTAAAACACAAATCTTTTAAATACATTGGCGATTTATAAAATATTTGTTTTAACATTATTTTTCGACGTCCGTTCATGACAACGATTGTACGACAATTAAATTAATTTTATCAAAGCGTGTTATCTTTGCATGATTCATGCAATTATTAAAAATGATGTCATATTAAGGTCATTGCACTCGTTTTACAAATAAAATTCTACTCGCAATGCATGGACTGCGATGAGTTATAGCTTATCAAAGCTGATGTCATACTTAGGTCATTGCACTCGCTTTACGAATAAAACTTTACTCGAAATACATGAACCGCGATGAGTCATTTGTGTTTCTAGAACTTTAATGACTCATACGTTTATCATAAAATAATGTCATGTGCTTATCAAACATCCGGGTCAATGCACTCGCTTTACGAATAAAATTCTACTCGTAAAAATTAAATAGTTGTGTATGAGTCATGCGGTTATCATAAAATGATGTCATACTCGGGGTCATTGCACCCGCTTTTAAAATAAAATTATACTCGCAATGCACAAACTGCGATGAGTCATTTGTTTTTCTAGAATTTATCTAAAGTTGATGTCATCAAAGGTTATCACACATTGGCTGTTCATTATTGTAAACGTTTTTTATATTTTAATAATACACGAATTGTAATTATTAATATTGTCGTTTTCGTTTTCAGTGCTAACTGTATATAATCTAGTAGAATTAATAATACAATTTTCAATAGAATATTTTACATTATTGTCGACATTGTAAACGCTGTCGTTTTTTATTGCCGTTTTGTTGGCCGTCGTAACGCTGTTGATAATTTGTTTATGCACCTCAACGTTATCGTCAAATTGTTTGTGCAACAAATGATCATATTTAACGTTTAATTGTATGCAACGATTATCGTTATCGTCGTCGTTGTTGTCCATAATAAAAAGTCTTAAATTAAACCAATAAAAATTATATATTAAATCAAAATATTTAATTTTACAAAACAATACAACGTTATACATATATGTACAAATTATAAAATTACAATTATAGTTGATAATCATCATAATTACTGTTGTTTTCATCATTGGGAATTGGCGCATAGAATACGCCCGAAATTGAGCCGTAAACGGTCTGTTGAACATTTTTCGATTTATCAATCAATTCGTGGTTGAATTTCTTTAACAAATCTAAAATCTGCGATTGCATTAACGTTTCAAATTGTTTGTGGTGTTTAACGTTGAATCGCTGCAACAGCGGTTGGGCGGCACGCATTGCTTCATAGTCATTGTGCAGCTGTTTGTTGGCATTTTGCAACTCCGCCAATAGACGATACACGTCGGCGCACTCTTTAGTTTTATCATTGTATTTGCGTTCGGTGTTCGCTTGCAAGTTTTTTAATTCAACAATAAAATTATTTTGTTTAACGTTTTGATCTTTGTATTCTATCAACACTCTATTTATGCGATTCAATTCGCGTTCTAATCCGTCAATTTTTTGTTGTTGCTTTTGCATGTTGGACTGTGTGATATTGTTGAGTTCCGTCGCCGCGTCTAAATTGCGACGCGTCTCGGCGTGTTCGTTTTCAGACTGTTCAAATTGTTGCCTAGCTAAACAATATGCATCGTACGCTTTCGACTCGCTATTTTCTGCTTCATGCATTCTATTTTCCATATTAATTTCATTATTTTCTAAAAGTTCAATTTTTGTTTCATAATACGAATTCGACGATCGCCAATTGTTGAAAGCGGCGGCGGCGTCGTTGTCGTCTTCATTGTCATTATCTTCATCGGCTTCGTATCGTTCTTTCAAAAGTTTCCAATGGTTATTGTATGCGGTCCAAGCATTGCCAATGGTCGATTGTTTTTTAACAAATTTACATTCGACAATAGAGTTGCGCGTGTATGTCAACCACGACAAAATGTCGCCGTTGCACGACGGACATTGGACTCGTTTATTGTTATTGTTGGTGGTGGAACCGTGAATGTTCACCACGCATTTACCACAAATGGGATGCGTGCACGATTTCGGAGTAAAAAACACCGTATTTTCTCCGTGTACTTCTATGAACTTTTCAAAACACACGGAACATTCGAATTTAGCCGTTTCTTTTGTAAAAATCGGCCGTTCTTGATCGTTTTTTAACTTTTGCGTTGGTAAATTGTATCTTTGCACCACGTCCGTTGGCCGCGGCAACCGTGCGTACGGATGTATGCGCGCATTTCTGCCACCGCTGCTGCCATTGCCGCGACGTCTGCTCATCAGCAATTCTGCAATATTAGACCCGCCGGCGACGACACCGTCGTTGTTTTGATTGTTCGACATCATATTAAAATATAATATAAAATGGTTTGTTGCTAATGTAGAAATAATACTGCGTTGTCGTTGTCAACCTAACGATTGCAATATTTACAGTGAACTGTGATTACCAGCAGGCAACGCTTCATTTTATATTAATCGATAAGCCGTTATCGTTGTACTTCTCCGGCCAACGTAAAATGATTACATAGAGCGCGCGCTTGTGTCTGCAGTGAATAATAAACTTTTTTGCATTGCAAAAAAAGTCACTTTATATGGTACACCCATATACAGTACTAAAGCTACGAATCGTAGACTATTTTATATACATAGTCTACACTGTACTATACGCTCCCAATACACTACCACACATTGAACTTTATTGCAATACAAAAAACTTCATTTTTCATATGGCCAATGCCGGTATCTAATCTAACGTGTTGGCCTTGACGACGAGTATATATACTGTCGCGATGCTAGTCGTAAACACAGTTCACATTGAACAGCAAGCGCACAACAGTCCATATACTCGATTCATTATTCGTATATTATAATAATGAATCGTAATACAGAAACAGAAGCCTTGTCCAGCAGCGGCGGCCGTTTTCGTCGCAACCTTTCGTTACGTCGTCGTATCGAATTTGCTTCGCCGTCGACGTCGTCGGCGCCATATCCAAACGCGTCTGCAGAACGAATTAATCGACGACAACAGCAACAGCAGCAGCAGCAGCAGCAACAGCAGCAGCGGCAACAGCAACAGCGACATGATGACAACAATGATGACGATGTAATTATAGTCAGTCAAAGTTTATTAGATTCTGTTTCAACGCCTTTATCGCCTGTTTACGAACCTTCGCCACAGTTTCAAAATAACAACAACGACAACGATACTGACGCTACGCATTATTCGCCGATTGATAATAACAGCGACATTGAAGATTACGAGAATCAGTCAGATCGAGAAGAATTATTTTTTGAAGATCAATTTGAGCATCGATACATTCATCGATACAATTACAACGGCGGCGACAACGACAACGACAATGACAACGACAACGACGACAACAACGACGCCGTTCCTCCACAACATGAAGAATTTAAATTGACGTGCAACATTTGTTATGAAACATATGTAGATGTAAAAAATGTCAATTCGTCGTTTGTGAACACCACCAAATGCAAACACGCCGTGTGCTTCAAATGTTTCATGAAAATAATAGTAATGAACGGAGAAGTGTACAAGTGTCCCATGTGCAATGTAAGCAACAACGTTTATCGCATTTACACAATGAACGGTCACGTTGACGTGTATCCGGTAAACATATGCCACAATAGGCGCGCGATTGAAAGCCATTGGCGATCGCTATTAGAACATAACACGGTCAACAATCCGCCGCCATCATCTCCGCCGCCGCCGTCTTGCGACAATAATGTCGCCGTTGAACAGTTGCAAAAAGAATTAATAGAAGCCAAAAGTAAATGCAATCAATTAGAACACTCTATGACAATGCTCAGCAGCGATCATGTGATCCTAGAACACAAATATGCCGTGGCCACTATGGAGTTGGAGAATACCAATAGAAAATTGAAAGAGTTTGATGCAATGAAAAAAAGTGTGTCGGATTTGCAAATGCAATTGCAAAAGCAAGTGGCCGAATCGCAAATGAAATTCAGACAATTCCAAAACGAAAATGCCAATCTAATTGTAAAATTACAAAACGCTTTAAATCAAAACAAAACATAATATAAATATTGTAAAACTATATTGATATTTTTATTATTATTACTATTATTAATAAATAGTGTTATTATTATAAATGTTTTAAATTATTTGCTGTGCACCCGTTGTCTGATATAGGAACACAATTTTGAACGGTTTGATCAAATTCAAAGTTTGCCGAACAGTTTAATTCAAAAGCTACATCATTTATACACATAAAATATTTGGTACATATTGTTGGATCGGGATGTGCATACACGCCGGGCAATTTGCCGACACAAGTAAACTCTAAATTAATTTCTTCTTTTTCCTCTTCCTCCTCCTCCTCTATTTCATCGTCGTCTGTTTCGTTTTGTTCATTGTCATTTGCATCGTTGCCGTCGTCATCGTCAATTGTGATATTGTGTTTGTTAATTAAATTAATTAATAAAAATATTATTAATAACATACTAAATAAATAAAATACTATTTTAATTGTTGTCGTTGTCATATTCAACGAGCGTATTATTTTATGTGCAACAATTTAAAATGGAATCTGGCCGATATCATCCGTACAAAAATATTAATTATTTTCATTGGACAAACGGCGGCGACACCGCTATAGCGTCTTACACAAATAATAGTGTGATGCAAAAAATTGCAACTACAACAAATCAGCAGCAGCAGCAGCCGCCGCTGTTATATTGTAAAGCAAAAAAGCGTTTGGATTTTTCTTTATTGCCGCCGCAGCTACCGTGCATTATGAATAATATTAATTGTGACAATTGTTTGGCTCGACCATTATAAAATATGTTACAATATTATTTTGTCAAACAATTGAAATGTGTGCGTGTGTATGTATGCAGTATGCATGTGTTTATAATTAAAATAAATAAGTTGGGTTTACAATATGAGCTTTTTTACTAATTTACGTAGAGTGAACAAAGTCTATCCGAATAGTGTGGATTTTGTTGCGGACAATGCGCGTTTGTTAACCACAACGCCGGCCGGTTTCACTAACGTGTTGAGGGCGCCTAGCGTGCGAAACATTGGCAACAACCGGTACGTGCCCGGCTACAATTTGTCCAACAATCGTTTTGTCAGCACCGCCGACATCAATCGAATCACAAGAAACAACGATGTGCCCAATATACGCAACACGTTCACCGGCATATCGGACAATCAAATTGGGTCGTTGCGCCAATTGCGGCGAGCGGACAATGTGCCCGACGTCAACTATCACACTAGGCGCACGCGATCCAACGCTATCAAACAAAATTTTCCAGAGACCAGCGTGCGCACGCCGGACGGCGTAGATCGAGCGCTGCAACAGAATCCGCGATTACATTCGCGCATGATCGACATGAAACGCGTCGGCGTCGGCGTTGCGCTGGCGGGCGGCGGCTATTTACTATTCAGCGCCGCCACTTTAGTGCAAGACATAATTAACGTGTTGAATAACACGGGCGGCAGTTATTATGTGCGCGGCAAAGACGGCGGCGACAATGTGGACGCGTGTCTGCTTTTGCAGCGCACGTGTCGTCAAGACCCCAATTTGAACCGGTCAGAAGTGACAATATGTGAATTTGATCCGCTGCTGCCCAATGACGTTGCGAGTTTGCAAAACATTTGTAATGGTTTTAATTATGAAACGGAAAAAACTGTGTGTCGAGCGAGCGATCCGAGCGCCGACCCGACCACTCCCCAATACGTGGACATTAGCGATTTGCCTCCCGGACAAACGCTCATGTGCATAGAACCGTACGATTTTGGTGATTTAATTGGCGATTTGAATCTAGATTGGCTGCTCGGCGACGAGGGTCTAGTAAATAAATCGTCAAACCTAAGCGACAGTGTCAGTGGTAAACTTATGCCAATCATTTTATTAATTGCAGGCATTTTTGTTATCGGTTTAATTATATATTTGATATATAGATTTATTATAAAAAGAAGCGGTGGCGGCGGCAGTGGTGTTGGTGGTGGTGGCAATTACGGAGGCGGCAGCAATAGACCCATTATAATTACATTGCAAAACCCTACGCCGTCGCAGCAAACAACAACACAATAATATTGTATACATAATACATACACAATTATAATGATGATAATGATAATAATAAAACAAAAAAATGTATAAAAATATAAAAATTTATTAAAACATAAAAACTTATACGCTATTTAAATTCTAACAATTTATATTTACAATTCAATTTGTTTTCGGCAAAAAATTGAGCATTAGTTAAAGGCACTAAATTTTGCAATATTAAAGCTAACAATTTCAACAAGTAATTGTGCAGAGTTGTGCTCTCGCGCCTATTCACTTTACCAATCACAAACGAATGGTGTGTACATTTGTTAAATTTGTGCACAATTTGATTCACGTCAGCCTCTTTTGTCTCTCCATAAATCCAATAAAAGTGTGTATCTTTTTTTGCCACGGTCAACCGTTCGTCATTTTTAAACGATAATACAATAAAATTATCGCCGTTCTCATTATTGGCGGCGGCGTTTTGGGACAAATACTGTTCCACAATGTGCATACTGCCGTCTTCTTTTTTGACCCTTTTCAAATTGTCCGCTCCATTCGAACCGTTGTTACAACATTGCACATTATCGTTATATTTATAATTGTTAAATAACAAATTGGCGACACTGCTGTATTTGTATGTTAACGTGCTTTTTTGATTGACAATTTTGTCCAAATTGTTTATTACAAACTCGTTGGGTTCGTGCTGCGGATAATGTAAATTGTGCGAATATTTTATAATTTGACTAACGTACGGCGATATAATGAAATTACTGTTGCCGCCACGGTTTACGGCAGACGCGTCCAGTTCGCTCTCTTTACGACTCAACATTATCGGCAGCGTGAACAACGATTTGTCTCGAAACATTTCGTACAATTTAGTTAGTATGAAACCGCTTTTGCTTTCGCCCAACGATTGCAATTTTGTGACAAACGTGGTTTGAACATAATACAGATCCAAATTAAAATACGACGTGAGCGCCGCTTTAAAATTGTGGTGCACATCTAGAAAATGACATTGTTTACGATTTTCAGCCGCCATTTGGTCGCTGCACATGTCTTGAGAAAACGGTATTTCGATGCCCGATTCTCTAACTAAATTGTACGAAATCATAAAACGCACTTTATCATATGTCACAACAAAAGCGCGATTGTCCACCATATAATAATTGTTAGTGTACTCGTACACAACGTTGGTAACATACTTGGCAAATACAATTTCAAATGGTTTATATTGACTTTTTTTTACAACAAACATATAATATCCCGTTTCGGACATGTGTTCGCAAAATCTATTAGCGTTATTATTATATGATGACGATGCTGCTGTTGCATTTTCTTCAAATTTCATCAAATACGGAGTAAATTCGTCGGTAAAATATTGTGATATTTCAGTGATCGGCGCCACCGTGCAAATGTCTGTACGGCGATGGTGCACGGCCTGCTCCATTGTAACACAACTCTGTATTGTGGTTTTTTTATAATTGGGCCGCAGTTTATTTTTGCTAAAATTTCCACTCACTGCCGCATCGTTGTCATCATTGTAATGATTATTATTATTACCGTTGCTATTATTGTCATTATTGCCAATCATTTCTTGAAATTTACGTTTGACACCACACATGGACGGCGACGACGGTTGCGACAATGACAAATTTTGATTCTGTTGTGGCTGTGGTGGCGGCAACTCTGTGTTGTTTTTAGCATTAATAATTGCATCGCCGGTTGCGATTGTTGATGACGGCAATGGCGATGTTGCGGTGCCGGTGTCATCGTTGCCGCCATTTAATGTAGAAAATAAGTTTGTATATTCCGCATTCACGGCCGAATCTAAATTGGTCGATGTTGTAAGCAAACAATTTATCAAGTTGTTTGTGTCCATCGACGAAGTGTCCAATATTGAACAAACGGCGGCGGCCGTGATTTCGTCATCGTCAACGGATTCCGTTTGCCGTTTATTAGTTTGCGATGGTGATGGTGACGGCGAAGACACATTGTTGTCGTTCGCGTTGTCCACGGCAATCGGGTCTTCGTAATTTAAATAGAAACCGTCCGGCGTTTGATTGTTTTTGTACAACAGCAAATCGGCAAAATTGTTTTCGAACGCCGCACGCGCCGGAGTCGTATTGCTCGTGTATGCCGCATTGTAATTAAACTCTTGTTTCATTGTAGTCAATTTACAGCTGTTGTGGTTGACAATCTTGTCGCCACCACCGCGGCCGACTTGCAACTGAAACAAAAACCAACATGAACGTCAATTTATATCATCCCAATGGCGAACACGATGATAATAATAATATTACATTTATTATTTCTCATAAAACAAACGCTGCTATCGTTTATTTATTTAAATTAGATATCATTGCCGCCGCTGCCGCCGGACACAAACATCCGACCGCCGTTTATACTACTGCGACGCTAAAAACGCGTTTGGTGAGCGGATACGAAAACGGTCGGCCGATAAGCATGGCGTTGAGGTCAATTGCGCCACCGCTATGTGACACGCGCGAAGCGCGAGGTGCCTACGTGATTAGCTGTATTCGTGCGCCGCATCTATACCGTGAACTGTTCACGTATAACAAGTACACTACGCCTTTGGGCGTGGTAGTCGTTCGCACCGACGCCGAATTGCAAGTGTGGCACTTGTTGTCCGTACGCAAAACGTTCGAAGCCAAAGGAACGCGCAACATTGCAGGCTTGCGCGTGCACGTCGATTGCGGCGCAGATATTTATTATCCCAAAGATTTGATAATCATGTCGGGCAACGTGTCCGTGCATTTTTTAAACAATTTACAAAAATGCCGTGCGCATCACAAAGACATTGACGCGATCAAATATTTGTGTGCCGATTTAAAAATTGACAATAGTCCGGTGGAATTGGAACGTACGCCAACGCGTTGTAACATAGTCGGCGATTGCCGTTCACAATAAAAGATTTCTGTACAAATGCGCCGTGCACCCGTTACTGGACGGGTCGTTGTACACGATGGGCGTACAACTCGCCGTGTCCAAATCGAATTCGTGATTTAATTCACAAAACATTTGCATTTTGTGCGGACACATGTAATATGCGGTGCAATCAAACGGATCGGCGTTCAAGCCGTAATAGCCTTTGGGACAAATCTTGTTGTGATGGCTGTCCAAATGTATTTGATTCATTTTTTTAAATATTAACACTTTTATGAGTATTAAAAATAAAACTAATAAAATCATTTGTGTAAATTATATCAATAATAATAAAATAATAAAATAATAATGTGGTTTTATTTATTAAAATTTAATATATTAAAACCTGACACGACAGAGTTTGAATTTATTCTATCAAAATCTTCAATGGTAAATTTAAATTTGCTTAACAGTAAATTAAACGTTTTTGTGTTAAGCGTAGATCTCAATTTGTTGGAGAACAGCGAATGGTCCACCAGCGATTTGCTATATTCCATAACTCCGTAATTTTTAAATATATAATAGTGCAAATATGCATGTTCCATTATTAGCAATAGCGTCAAATATTGAGTCGCTTCAATTTCGGTAATGTTAAAATCGTTTATGTACATTTCGCTAATAGATCGGCCGCGGCCGCCGCCATCATCATTAATATTATTGTTGTAATGCTGCCGTCGTTGACCGCCACCGCCGCTGTTAATTGACAAACGGCGTTTCCTTTGCGACGCGCCCAACGTTTTAGCTATGCGCACGCTACTATTGTCGCGATCAAAATTATTCACTGGCGTGTCAATGTCGAACTCGCGACTCAACATTTTCACAATGGACGGCCGATCCACAGAACACAAAAGCACGCCGTCGTTTTCGGTGAACAATATCGGTTCGCCGGGAATGCTGGTGTCGTTCGTTTCGGTGATGACAAATTCCATTTTATTATTGAAATGCGTTATTAGCGGATTGAATCGATTGTGAACAAAACCCAACGTGCTCAACACCACCGCGGCAATTTGGCGCGTGTCACTCTTGTTACGAAAAATTTCCAATATAGGTTGGGTCATTTCAAGTGTGCTCAACATGGCCATATATTTGACTAGGACCAATTTTATTTTTAACGTTTCATAACTCTCTAAACTGTTTAAATTTTTCATATCAAATTCGGCTAGATCGTACGTTTTTTGTATTTTGTCATCGCTGTTCACGATTTCGGTCACGGTTCTGATTTTATTGCACTTGATGCGTTTCATTTTGCACACTTATTACATCATGGTTCTTTGAGGCGTGTTCACAAACGGATTGGCCCTCATTGTGGCGTTCAACGGATTGACAAAATTCACGGGAGGGTTTGGATTCGGTGAACTGCTGTTGTTGCCATTGCTGCTGGACTGCAAGAATATAATGACCAGAGCAATAATAACGACCACCGCAAGAATCATCAAAAACGTGTTGGGCGTCATTCTATTCAAATAATTAATGGTCGGACCGTCTGTGTTGGTCGTTGCGCCGGTAGCGGGGTCTGTGTAAATCATATTTGTATTTTTTTATTGCGTCGTCGTTGCCGTCCAATAATCGGGAATTAACAATTTGAGAAGTGTGTTTTGTACCCACGGATTCAGATCGCGTAGCGATTTGTACTCAGACGAACTTTCGTAATCACCTCTTATTAAAAGATATGCAGGCACCGTGTTCGAGAATATGTGTTTGACTAAAAATATTTTTTCATTCTTATCAACAAGATACACGTCGCCCGTCAAGCGCACCGGCGATGAACTTTGTCTGTACACCAACAGGTTGGGATTAAAGTCTATAGTTTCTGTGGCGCCGAACAAACGATTCACCGAAAGAATACTTAATAAACGCTGTTTGGGCGCGTAGAACGCGTTCAGTGTGCCTTTTATTTGCACAAAGTCGCGCGGCGACACAAAAATGTACGACGACTCGTGGTCGTACATTGTGGGAAATCTGTTTGTCAATTCAATTTTAATAAACACTTTGCGGTAGCCGTCGATCGAGTAGCGGTCAATGATCATTTCGCGCGACGTTTCGCATGCAGACGCGTTGTCGTCGACAACGAATTTGGTTATGATTTTCATTATTGAACTGGCCGTCATGTATTCGTTAAGCAAATCCAACAGATCGGCGGGAAACTGCGCGTCAAAAATGTAATCGCGCTGTATGAATTTAATAAACGGACAATGGCCGTTAAGCTCTTTTTCGATTTCGTTAAACACGGCGTTTGGTTTGCGCGTTACAAATTTCGTGCTGTTCACCACCGTGTATTTTTGTTTAAACAGCGGCAGTCCTTTGTAAAAATTCTTCAACATAAACATGGAATTGTTAATTTTGCTACGCGTCGCCCCCCTCGCGCTCGGTTGCGGCGGCATTATATTGTTTTGCACAAAATGCTTGGCCATGTCTTCGCCCAACAAATACAACCGGTACGGGTGCATGTTGTTGTCGAGCCGCGGCGCGGCACACATTCTAACGCCGCTCCAATCGACGTACGCGTCGTCGAACATGAAGCCCGATGTGCCGGCCAACACGCAGCCGAAATTGTTCATATTGACAAAAATTTTATTTTGAAACACTTTGTTAAACTCGGCGTACAAAAAGGCCATAATTTTCTTTGGGTTCGACGTGAAAAAATTGGTCGCGTACACGGGCGTGCCGGCTTTGATGTACATTCTCGTGTCGAACTCGAGTATATCGACGGTGGTGCGGTCGCACACAAAACGAAATTGCGGTTTTACATATTTATAAATGTCCGTCGACGAGGTGTCGCCTACAAAATGTTTCAATTGAATACCTTGAAGATAATTCAAATAGTTTAGCAGCACGCTGTCGTCGAGCAACTCAAAATTGCAATTTAAATAGTTGCGAATGAACGCCATCGGTTCCGAGGGCACATATTCGTATTCTTTTAAATCAAAATAGCTAGTCAAAAACAAATATTTGTAATGGTCTCGATCGAGGCTCAACAAACCACTACTATCATTATTATTGACTACGTTCATTTTTGTCGTTGTTGCTGCTGTCGTCGTATGCGCAAGCGTCGCTTAATTTAACGATTTAAACGATGTCCTGCACGCGGGACATTTGGCGTGCGTGGTAGCCGTTTTCCATAGCGTCACACAGCATGCGTTGCATATAGCAAATTCGCAACACTCTTTAGGTTTTATAAATCTTTTATCGTTCGACACCTCTTTACAAATGTTGCATTCGTACAGTGTGGTAGTGTCGTTGTCGGCAAACAAGTTCATCACTTTTATAGTTTTATTCATTAATTCTAATTTTTCAACAAACAACAGACAATGCAATATCGTGTCGCTCACGTACATTTGCATGTTGTCAATTGTTTTTGTACAACATACAAACGTTTTTTTCAATAATTTTAACAGTTCACGCAATTGTTTCAAATACGGATAAAATATTAACACGTTGCCGCGCCGATGGTGCACAGTGTCAAACGAACATTCAAGTTTTTTAATACACGCAATTACACGTTCCGCGTCTTGCACATAATAATGGCAGCAAGACGACGACGACGATGATGGCGTGCACAAATCGTTCAACGACGGCGCAACAATTTCGCCATATTTATCGTAATAATATAAATATTTATTTTCTATTCGCCGTTTGTACAGTTCCAAATGTTTGTCGTCAATCAAACTAAACGCGGCAGCGCGCACGTTACACTGAATTTTTGCATCAACGTGTATGTCCGAATGGTACATGTGAGAAAAAATAAAATTATCAATCAATACCTGATCGCAATCGCCGACGCGAACGTGCGTCAAAACCCCTCCGGCGCCGTCATTATTGTTGTAATCGCCGCATCGATTTATCATGTCGCCGTCGACGTTGTTATTTTCATTTAACATATAAACACTACCGCTGTTTTTAATCATGTTGGCAAACGCGCCTATCTATTTCTCTTTATTATATACTATTTACACTTCTTATTATTTTATTATTAAACACAAAACAATATACAATGCAAACTAATGTGTCGACTAACAGGCGCAAGCGCTGTTTGACAATGATTTACCAGTAGCATGCGGCTTGTATTTATACCCTAGCATTATTGTGCCGCGTGCAAAATACACGTATATTTTTATTTTGTGTGCGCTAATATGATAAATGTATTGATGTGTGTGCGTGTATACATTTATATTAATGTTATATTAATAATGATATAGAAATAATAGGGACATAATATAGTAAGCGACGCGTCCCTATATAAACGCGTGTTGATGGTTCAACAGTAACACAAACGTGTTGATATTCAATAAACTGCGACGCAGCAACATTTTTGCAATGGATAATTTTTTTCGCAAAAATAATATATTTAAACCTTTGCCGTTGTCGTCGTTGTCGAAAAAAGCCAATGTTAGCGGCAATGAAACGCGATCGACGTTTGATATGTTACAATTGAGTAATAGTATTGGCGGCATTAGTGTTGTCAATAGTAATGCCGGCGTATCGCCGTTAGAAGAACAACAAGACATACAGCGGCGCCGACGTGCACTCGCAAACAGTAAAATGCCAACGCCGTCGCCAATCGGGCGTGTAATTGTGCGAGGCAAAAATGAAAACAATCCCGTGCACGCTATATACGTGTGTCCCGAATACGGCGAACAATTTGACAAACAAATTGCGCACACGAAACGTTTGGATTATTATCGAGAGCGAGACATTCGCGACCATTTTTTGAGCGACATTGAACGCGACGTGATGCTCGCCACGCTCAAATTTGCCACAAACTATGTGCAAGGTTTTATCAACAGCAAAGACATGCGATTGACGGGCCGCAATGATAAATTTAAATTCAAATCAAAACTCGAGTATGTGGCCGAAACGTGTTGCACCGTGTGCAAGTACAAATTTAAAGAAAACACACGAATGTGGTTTTTGTACGTGGTGGTGAACAAGAACATGCCAACAAACGATCCGGAACGATTTGATTTTTGTTGCAACGAATGCTTTCCAAAAATGGGCGACGCGCTGAACACGTACGAATTGTATCCAAAATTTCATTTGATCGACGTGCACGCGTTGTCGCGCGAAGGATTCTTCAACCATTACATATTCCCGTTTGACGTGAGCTATGTGAATTTTTACAAAAAAGAATTTCAAATCACCGACCACAACGGCGACGTGTTCGAACTGATCAAGAATCTGTTAATGTATCACAAAAAATACAATGAAAATATTTTGAACATTGAATTGGCCACCGTGGCGGGTCTTGTGCTCAAAGAGTCGTATACGAGCGTTTTGATTCAACGCTATCGGCACATGATCAACGCGTACAAACCGACAACGATCGACGACGTCGATTGTTTTATTGCCGAGGGATCCAGTGAAATGGCGCACGCTTTGAAAACGCGCATGTTCTACAACATAAAGGGCACCGTGTTCGCCACCGTGTCTGTGCGCGCGCACAAAGAGCTACCGCAATTGTACAGCGGCAACGGCGGCAACGTTATAACGTTTCCTGTGCGGCCGGTGGCCAACAATTATTGTAAATTGTGTAAAAAAACCAAAATGCATTACAGGCATCCCGTGTTGTATTGCACCAAATGCGGATTCACAAACAGATATCATTTTGGCGACAAATATAAAAATTGTACATACAACTCGAGCGTCGTCAAAAGTTACGAGGCTCACAATGAAATGATACTGTTTTACGATATAAATGAACATAAAAAATTAAACGCAATCGAAACATAATTTATTATACATGCATTGCACATACATACATACATATATAATAATGTAATTTTATTTAATAAATATAATATTAATGTATTGTTGTGTGTGTGTTTTTATTTTTTAAGTCAACTTGTAGATGTTTTTTTGTTAATTGAAAAATTCAACAACATGTCCGTCTTGACCGCCGTCGATTTGACAAATGCCAGCAGATATGCGATACACATGCATCGTCTCGAATTTATCGAACGTTGGCGCGCCAAATTTCCACACATTTTAATCGATTACACGCTACGTCCCGCGTCCAGCGACGACGACTATTATGTGCCGCCCAAATTGGCAAATAGAGCGCTGGCCGTGCGGCTGGCGTTTAGCAAACGCGGTTGCGAAAGCATGAGCTGTTATCCGTTTCACGAAACGGGCGTAATAGACAACCGAACGCCGTTCATGTACACGCAAACGTCGGAAACGAGCGTCGGCTATGCGCAACCGGCGTGCTATCACCTAGACAGAGCCGCCGCGATGCGCGCCGGCGCCGAAAACGAAGTGCAATCGGCCGAATTTACGTACACGGCCAACAACCAATGCATTTTGGTGGATTCCATGTCTAAAATGTATTTCAATTCGCCGTATTTGCGCACCGAAGAACACACGATCATGGGTGTGGACGACGTGCCGGCGTTTAACGTGCGCCCCGATCCCGATCCGCTGTTTCCTGAGCGTTTCAAAGGCGAATTCAACGAGGCGTACTGCCGCCGTTTCGGACGAGACCTTTTCGACGGCGGCTGTTCGTTTCGATGGTGGGAATCGTTGATAGGCTTTGTGCTCGGCGACACGATTTATGTCACGTTCAAAATGTTGGCCAATAATATTTTTAGCGAGCTGAAAGATTTCGATTATAAAGCGCCGTCTAGCATATTGCCGCCGCGGCCCGTTGTCGATTCGCAAGCCGTTTTGCAAGAATGGTTGAACGTGCGCGACCAACGGGTCGACGTAGAGTTTGAAAAATTATTTAAAGAAAAACCCACTCTAGAACAATTGGGCATGATTGTGGACGGCAACGAATCGACGCCAATGCAAATCACGTACACGGCCGAAGTTGGTTTCACAAAAACGCCCATAGCGTACAACCATCGCGGCAGTGAACGTGCACGCGTTATACACGTTGACCAACTGGATAAATTGTCAATTAGCGATCAAGACTTAGAATTGATTGTGACTCGTTTTTTAGAAGACTACGCGTTGGTGTTCGGCATCGCCACAGACATTGGATTCGACATGCTCATGTCCAGTTTTAAAAGTGTATTGAAAAAACTCAACACCGCATTGATACCGGCGTTGAAACGCATGCTGTTGAACACGACGCGTCGCGTCACCGTGCGCATGTTGGGCGAAACGTACAAAGCGGCCATGGTGCATTCGCTGAACGTGATCGCAATAAAAACGCTCACGACCACGGCCAAAGCGTTGACGCGCGTCGCAATTCAGGCCAGTTCAATTATTGGCATAGTTCTCATTCTATTGACGCTGGCCGATTTGGTTTTGGCGTTATGGGATCCGTTTGGGTACAGCAACATGTTTCCGCGCGAGTTTCCCGACGACATGTCGCGCACATTTCTCACCGCATACTTTGAGAATCTCGACAACAGCTCCGCGCGCGACGTTATAGAATTTATGCCCGAATTCTTTTCCGAAATGGTGGAAACGGACGACGATGCGACGTTTCAATCGCTGTATCATTTATTAGATTATGTGGCCGCTCTGGAGGTGAACTCGGACGGACAAATGTTAAATTTGGACGAAGGCGAGGAGATTGAGGATTTTGACGAAACAACACTGGTGGGCCGAGCGCTGGCCACCAGTTCGTTGTACACGCGCATGGAGTTTATGCAGTACACGTTTAGGCAAAACACTATATTAACTCTAAACAAAAAAAACAACAATAGTAACAAAATTATTTTAAGTTTATTCATTGTAAACACGTTGGTGGCATTCACGGCGTTTGCCGTGCACGCCGAATTGACATTTTTTATTTATTTTGTAGTATTTCTAATGATTGCATTGTATTATTTATTTAAAGAATCATATGAATATTATAAAACCATTGATTTAATATTTTAAACGGCGGGCGCGCAATTAACTGCTCGTTTCATTTATTTGCTTTTGCGGCTACCAGTTCTAACTCCCGGCACGTTTGGCAAATCGGGCAGAGGTAAATCGCCGCCGTTCAAAATGCTCTGTATGTCGACCACAACTTCTTGGAGAGTGGTCAATTGCGCGGGCAAATTTTCCAAAGCGTCTACTTTAGTGGACACGTCGGTCACTTGAGTCTGAAACGCTTCCACTTTGGCGTCGACGTCTTGCACGGCAACATAGATTTGAGTTAGAGCATTGGGTTTAGTGGCCATGGCAATGTATGTGTATAATAATTTTTTTATTATTTTTAGTACAATATACAGTTTAAATTGTTATATTTCTTATATAAATTAAAATAAATAAATATATATATATTATACGTCTGCACGCAGCAGTCGCCTCGATGAAAATGAACGATTCGACGCGGTTAATGCAATGCCCAAATATGACATCAGCTTATATTATGAATCATAAAAATAAATGAGTCATCGTCGTTTGTGCATTGCGAGTAGAATTTTATTCGTAAAGCGAGTGCATTGACCCGGATGTTTGATAAGCACATGACATTATTTTATGATAAACGTATGAGTCATTAAAGTTCTAGAAACACAAATGACTCATCGCGGTTCATGTATTTCGAGTAAAGTTTTATTCGTAAAACGAGTGCAATGACCCGAATATGACATCAGCGCATAAGTCATAAAAGTTCTAGAAAAACAAATGACTCATCGCAGTCCGTGTATTGCGAGTAGAATTTTATTCGTAAAGCGAGTGCAATGACCTGAATATGACATTATTTTATGATAAACGTATGAATCATAAAAATTGTAGATAAAAACAAATGACTCATTGCCGTTCGTGCATTGCGAGTAGAATTTAACTCGTAAAGCGAGTGCAATGACCCGGATATTTGATAAAATAACATGACATCAGCGCATGAGTCATGCAAATTAAATAAATGACTCATTAATGGCCATGTTTTACGAGTAGAATTATACATGTAAAACGAGTGCAATGACCTAAGCATGACATCATTTTTGATGAATGTACGTAAAATTGTATAATATTATAATGGATTTGGATTTGGTGTAAAATAAAAAATATATGTATTATTGTAATAAAATGTTATTTTAATATTTCTAAATAATATGCACAATCTGGTTTGTGGTTGTGTTTTGTTGGATTTTCACTTTTTACCGCACAACAAAATGTCTTTATTTCGTTGTTTTCGTCCATGTAATAGCCAAAATACGCTATTGATTCGGCGCACTCTCGATGTTGGGTCGACTTTAATAGACTGCGATAGCGTTTTGTGTGGTCGAAAAACGACGGATTATCAAATTTGTCTTGTTTCAATGGGACGCCGGTGCATTGGTCGTGAACGCGCGCCATAACACTATTGTACGGCTCTCGACTGTCCATATTGAACGTCGTGCAATAGACACATTTCAAATATCCATAATCCAAATATATGCCTCGATGCGCCAAATTGACCGTTTGCGTTTCATTAAAATTGTGATTGTCGCCGTGCGATTTGAACGAACGCACGCGTTGATCGATTTGTTGAAAACGCGAAACGTTTGCATTTTCAATGGCAAAAGCGACATACGCTTTGCTTTCGGTTTCGCATTCTTTGCGACAAAACGCCTCGTCTCGCCGCACCGTTTTTACAATTAGATTGTGTTTAAATTTAACTACATAAAAACAAAATGGCGCGTTCATCGTGTACATCTGCCGTTGCATTTGGCGATAATGCGGGTCCGTGGTGACCACTTCAAAATGCGGTTGGCCAAATTTGTTGACCGTCAGCGCCGTGTGTTTGACTCGATAGCGGCTTTTGTTGCCGCCCAATGTTGATCGCATCTGTTCCACCGTCGTGTCCCTATAGTTGTACGGACATTTTATTTCGACCGGAATGTACGTGCCGTCGCTCAATTTAAAATATGAGTCCGGCGAAGCGGCGTGCAGGCCCAATTTGCTGAAAAACATGCCGCAATCCGGCACCGTCTCAATTATGTCGATCGATTGCAATTGCGCGCCGCCGTTATTGTTGCACATTTCGACAATTTTTGCACGCATATGTTCAAACATGAGCGTGTTGTTAGCTTTTACTAGATTTTCTTGAGCGTTGCCAAACACCAGTGCCGGTTTTTGAAATAAATTATTGGCGCGCGAATTTGCGGCGGACGTGGCCGACGCGGTGGTGCGATCCAAACGCAACAGCGTCCACAGATCGTTGTTGCTCTGACCGCGGGTCGCTTTTTCGATGCGCATAATTTCGTCGTCATTCAACGGTTTGGGATCGACAATGGTTTTGTTGGTGCGCCATTCGTTCAGTTGCGTTTGAGTCAAACGAATATTTTTTACGTAATTGTTAAATTTGTATTTTTTAAATAGCAGAGTTTGTTCCGGATTCAACGATGCAAACATTGTTATGCACAAACATAAACGACGACCGGACAAATTAAACGTTCATTGAAAACTAAGCTTCGGACGTGGCAATTTCCGTGGGCGCGTCGAGATCTAATCGGCTAAAAAGATTTTTCATTTTGCGCGGCACTTGCCACGTTCGATCGTCGTAATTTAATATATCAAAATAGACAATGCACTTTTTAATGAACAACTCGTCGTTGCTGTTTGGCGAAAATGTCAATTTGAGTTGACTCTTGGACGCGTTGTACTCGATAATGTCAATGTTGCGCGTTGTTGTGCTAGCGTTTAATTGCACTTTAAATGCAGAAACGCGCGGCCGATTTATGGTCATTTCGACGTCGTTTTTGTACAATAATCTAGCGTTTACATTGTTACAATACAACTCCATTTTGTATTCGGTCGTTATTCTATAAAACATTTTGTTGGCGGGATGCACAAACGCCACAATAAAATGATGCATATTAGCAGTGGCGGCAGCAAATATGTTAATTCGTCGTTGCGATTTCTCAAATTCTAACACATTACGTTCTAATTCTATTAAATTTGTCAACGATATATTTTCATTTATATTATCAATTTTTGCTATTTGTTTAATGGGCAACGCTAAAGTGCTGCCAATATTTGTAATAGTATTTGTAGCCGTCGTTGTTGTTGGTGCAATTGTATCGCCACCATTGCCGCTGCCGCTGTCCGTTATTGCCTCTTTGTATTGTAATAATTTTTTAGATTTTTTTGTAGATTTGGAAATTATATTACCGTCGCCACTGCTAGATTTACCAATGGTTTTAACCACGCCCAACGATCGCGTTTTGCGTTCGCGCAAATCGTAACCGCCACCGCCGCCGCCGTTGTTTTTAATGTAGCCGGACATGCTTACTTTCTAGCGCCCACTCCCAACAATATACTTTTAATTTCGTTTATAATATCGAGCACCGATTGTAAAGTGCTACGATCTTCGTTTGTGAACGTGCCGTCGCCCAGTTCGTCGGCCAAATTTTCAAGTGCCGTCAACACGTTATTCAACGTGCCGTTAATGTTGGTAATGCTAGACGCTAAATTGGCCAATATAGCGTTGGTATTGTTTAATTCGTTTTTCAGCGTCGTTTGCATTGCACTAATGGCGTCCGTCAACTGTTTTGCCAACTCGGCCAATTGTTTCGAATAATCGGGCAGCACACTTTTAATCTCTTCCAATAATGCGCTCAAACGCGCCAATATGGCGTCCTTTAACGTTTCAAAATATGGTAGAATCTGAGCGGTCTGCGCGCGTATGCCGCTCAACGCCGTCGAAATTTCCAAGAAATGATTGCTTTGATTCAGAGAAATTTGATTCACGCCGTTGACCAACAGATCGGATTGATGGCCAATTTTTTCGAGCGTTTCAAACATTTGTCGTCGCCAACATCCGGAACGAGAACGCGATTTAGATCGTGAACGCGAACGCGAACGCCGCGAACATGACCGAGAACGTCGTCGTGAACACGATCTAGAACGCGAACGTCGGCGACGACAACAGTAGCTGAGATAATTGTTGGCCACGAACGTGGTGAGCAAATGGTCGGCGAACGAACACGGGTGGCGCAACACCAAAACGGCCGCACCATAAATGTCCACCATATAACGTACAGTGTTGTGGCACGACGACGACGACAACGACGACGTTGTCGACGACAATTGTTTGGCGTTGCCAATGCCGTCGTTCATCATTTTTCTATGTTTTGAAGGAAGCGAAAAGAGCAGCTGTTGAAAAGCGGCCAAAGGCATTTTTAAATTTTGATAAATGTAATCCGTGTCGATCCACATGACCGACGCGTCGTCGAACATCACATGATTAGGCGTCATATTAAAAAAATATTGTAGAAACAATATGAATTTTATGAGATTTACTTAGTGAAAAGCTGCGCTGTCAAACGTTGTACAACACGTTGTTGTAATCCACGCCGTTTTTAACTAATAGCACATTAATTTTTTCATCGAGCGACGTGATCTTTTTGCCGTTTTCCACGACAACGTTCCACGTGCGAACGGTGGTGTTTTGCAAATTGTCCAACATTGTCAAAGTGTCCGTTTTTAAATGTACAATTTCTTGCAATACATTTGCAAAATTTTCGTCGATTGCATTGTAAACTAACATTAAAATCGATTTTATTTCTTGCAATTCATTATTCAAATGGCCAAAATACACTAAATAGCCGATTAGAACAATAGAAAATGTGGCCCAAACATTCATTGTGCAAACGTTTATGCGCAATATGTATTTTACATTACGCGCCACTATATAACCCTTATAATATTTATTTATTCATGCACATTAAATCTTTAATATTTTTAATATTGTCTAATATTGTTTCGGTACTGAATGTGATTTTTGTATTGTGTTCGTTTTGTAGATTTTGCACGGATTCGTATAACTTTTTAATGCTATCATTGAAAGAATCGCCGCTGTTGTTTTTGTCGTTGGCGGCAATTACGTGATTGTTGAGAATTGCGATGGTTTCGTTTATGCTTTCTTGAATTGCGCACAATTGCGTTTTCACTTCGCACACGGGATCAAACGCTTTGCTTTGCGAGCCCAACAACAAATCGCAAATTATCGATTTTAAAGTGTAATATTCGGGCGGATGCTTTTTAGCGTTTAAATTGTAATTGCACAGGTATTTGCACAAGCTGAAAACATGAATGTAGTTTTTATTGTTTTTGATCAGTTTATGCGACGGCGCAACATTATTCCACAGCGCATTACTCGAAGAGTGTGTGCCCGTCAAAAAAGGCGACGTTAATTTTGTGGCGGCCGTCAATTCTAGATAGCCGTCGTGATCGCCAAACGCGTTCGTGATTATGACCACTTCTAAACCGTTGTTGCCGCCGCCGCTGCTATTGCTGTAAGGCGTGTCATACATAAATTTACGCGTATCAACTGCGTTGTCGCCGCCGCGATGTTTTGATTCAACGATGATATTGCCATTGATGTTGGTGTTCATGTTGTCGCTAATTTGCCAATGAGAAAAAAATGTCTTATTTATTTGTAAAATAATAGCGTGACAATAATGCGCAAACGCTAAAAATCGTTTCGTTGTCGCCTATATAAGATGAGCTCGACGCGTTCGTAAATTAATATCAAACACCACACCAACAACGGCAATAGCAACGGCAGCAGCAAAGTAACATAGCGCACAATCGCGGCAAAGTAATGGCGTCGTTGTCGTCGTCGTATTCTTTTACATGGTGGTGTTTAGCGGTGGCGGTGGTGACGACGACAATGATCGTCGCGCGCTCTGAAGCCGCGGAACATTGCAACGCTCAAATGAAAACTGGTCCGTACAAAATTAAAAATTTAGAAATTACACCGCCCAAAGAAACTCTCGAAAAAAATGTCACCATTACCATTGTCGAAACGGATTACGACGAAAACGTTATTATTGGCTACAAGAGTTTTTATCAAGCGTACGCGTACAACGGCGGCTCGATAGATCCCAATACGCGTGTCGAAGAAACATTGAAAACGCTGGAAATATCAAAAGAGGATCTGCTAATGTGGGACATTAGACAGCAATGCGAGGTGGGCGACGAACTGATCGACCGCTGGGGCAGCGACAGCGACGATTGTTTTCGCGACAACGTGGGCCGCGGCCATTGGGTCAAAGGCAAAGAGATTGTGCGGCGGCAGAACAACAACCATTTTGCGTATCATACGTGCAACAAATCGTGGCGATGCGGCATCTCGACGGCCAAAATGTTCACCAAACTCGAGTGCAGCGACGAAACGGACGAATGCAAAATTCACATACTCGATGCGGACGGTCAACTGTTAAACGTGTCCACCGACACGGTGTTGCACACGAACGGCGTCAGTATGATTCTAAAAAAGAAATCTACATTTTCTACGCGCGAAATACAAGCGGCGTGTCTGCTCATCAAAGACGACAAACACGACGCGTTTTCGGTGACTCGAGAACATTGTCTGATAGACAACGACATTTTCGACGTGTCCAAAAGCACGTGGGATTGTAAATTCAATAGGTGCATTAAGCGCAAAATCGAACATGCGGCGCGCGAACGGCCACCCGCGTGGCGACACGATGGCGAGGCCAGATACACGGAAGGCGCGCCCGCCACTAAAGGCGATTTGATGCACATTCAAGAAGAACTCATGTATGAAAACGATTTGCTGAAAATGAACATTGAATTGATGCACGCGCACATTAATAAATTGAACAATATGTTACACAATTTAATCGTGTCCGTGGCCAAGGTGGACGAACGGCTCATTGGAAATTTAATGAACAATTCCGTGTCTTCGACGTTTTTGTCGGACGACACGTTTCTGCTTATGCCGTGCACCAACCCGCCGGCGCATACGAGCAATTGCTACAACAACAGCATATACAAAGAGGGGCGATGGGTGGCGAACACGGACGTTGCGCAATGTATCGATTTTAGCAAATACAAAGAGCTCGCCATCGACGACGACGTTGAATTTTGGATTCCCACCATTGGCAATACAACGTATCACGACAGTTGGAAAGATGCGAACGGCTGGTCGTTTATTGCTCAACAAAAAACCAATCTCATTACCACCATGGAAAATACTAAATTTGGCGGTGTCGGTACCAGTTTAAGCGATATAGTGTCAATGGCGGAAGGCGAATTGGCCGCCAAACTCACGTCGTACATGTTTGGTCACATTGTTAATTTTGTACTGTTGTTTGGATTAATATTATTCATATTTTGTATGATCAGAAGACGCAATAGGGAATATTGAATTGATATGTGTTATTATTAAAAATATATATATGTGTGTATTATTAAATATTCAATGTGTTTTAGGCATTTATAAAATAAAAATCGATATTGTATATAGCATTTATTAATAAAATTTTGTCAACACACAATTATTATTATTTTTTATTTTTTAACATATCCTCCATTTCTACAGTTGAAAATGACGGCGGCGGTTCATTGTCGATATTGTTGTGGTCGTTGTTTAAAATTGGAACAATTCTAACGTTACACACATTGGCCATATAATGGCCGCGGCTGTTGCCGTTTAGACCATTATATTTTAACGACCAAAACGCGGCCACAATTATGTATACGGCGCAGGCAAAAACGCCAAATGTAAAACTGTTAAATTGTTGCAATTTTAACGCGTCTAAACCGACCACCGTTACAAACGTCATAGTGCCCACAAATAAAATTATAATATAACACGATTTAGTGTAACGATAATCGGCGTACGCGCCCATTGTGTGCCCCAACAATGTTAACAATTCAATAAACATTATTAACGTTACACAATAATGTATCAAATTGTTTAGAAATACAAAATTTACACTGTTGTTTAGAAACACCGCAAAATTTATAACAATATTGCTGACGTACAATGATAGAAACAATTTTAATTCGTACACAATTTCGTCGGCTTCATTCTTTTTTGGCCACCATATCGACGGCACGTTGAACACCACGTTGAGCAAACACGACAACAGCAGCCAATATTGTAGATATTTTAATGATGCATCGTCGGCCAATGTGGCCATGTAGCCAATCAACATTATAGAAAATACGCACACTGTCACGTTTATGTAAGACAAAGCGGCGAACGGCAATTTGGTGGCAGTGCCGCCGTTTAATTTCTCATACTTTGCATGGAAACGCGAAAATATACCCATTGTGTATTTTTAATAATATAAATAATTTACTATTTAAAATACACTAATATATTTGTGTGATTGTAACAAAAATTATGTATTTGTTGCGGCGCGCACAATCACTGTATGATTTTTAATTTTTAATTTTTCATATACGTTTTGCACGCAAACGTGTTAATGAACGTAACGTATCAATAGCGTTGATGATCGTGTTGAGTTATTTGCTTGCTTAAATAAAAATTATTTTAAAATTACAATCCAAAATTAAACGACAATTAACATGAAAGCCATCAAGTTGTTGTTAATGATAATAGTATTGATTGCCGCCACAACTACAACTGTATATGCGGCAAAGAGCGTTTTACGCGACACATTAAAACCGACAATGTCAGACGTGTACAACAATCATTTGGCGGGTGTAACGAATAATTTTATTAGCCGTCGCAACAGAAACAAAATCGCCGTCGCCGATTATGTTGCTAACAATGAAGACGAGAAAAAATTGAATCAGTGTAAAATATATTTACAATAAAATATTATTGTAATTTTATAATACAATAGCGTCAATGCGCAATAACAATTTCTATTTTACAATTGCGTTTGCGAGCCATTTATTTTTTTTAAAATCGGCACAATTTATGCGCTTATCAAAGCTGATGTCATGGTTTTATTAAATATCCGGGTCAATGCACTCGTTTTACAAATAAAATTCTACTCGCAATACACGGACTGCGATGAGTCATTTATGTTATCTACAATTATAAAATTATACTCGCAATACACGGACTGCGATAAGTCATTTGTTTTTCTAGAATTAATATGACTCATGCGTGCTGATGTCATACTTAGGTCATTGCTGTTAAATTGGGCCGGTGGTAAATTGTATTACAGCGCTTGAATTTTTATAATGGTTCTCCGTTTAATTTTTTCATTTACACGCAATTTTAAACATAAACATTTTTTTGTTTGTCGATTTAACATGACCACAACTTGTTTGATTTCAGCGGTTTTTGTACGTAATTTATTCAAATGCTCCAACGCTATGTCTAAACACACATTGGCTCTAAACAAATAGCCCAATTTGTAAAAGGTGTCGGCCAATTTGTACGCTTCTACCACTGTAGGAATGCTCATTTTTTCTCGTGTATATATTTTTAAACTGAATAATTGGGATACGTTTGCACGATTTGAGTCAACGCGTCTATTTCTGCGCCGTTGTCGCTCACATCGCCGGCGGTCACCGCTCTTACTGTGTTGCGTTCGCGATCATTGTTTAAAAAGAATCCGCGCAAACGCAACGTTATCGGCGCATCACCGCGCCAATAGCGCGACGCTCTACTCCAAATTTTAATGTTGTCACCTTCGCGACTGAGCACACACCACGAATTGGTGAAAGTTTCCGCCGTCCACACTTGAACGTTGCCGTGGCGTCGAATGCACGAGTCCGAATTGGCTACAATGCACCGGCCGACGCCCGGAAAGAAACACGACGGCTCTCTAACGTTTGACTCTTTAGATTTAAATCGACTAAATATGGACTGCGGTAAATTGGAATTTTTCAAAATTGTATCGTACGAAACGGATATTTTCATTACGTTCGTGTTAAATAGCGCCTGGTGCGGAGTGTCGGGATGCGGATTCAACACGGGATACATTATGGCTCGATAGCGTTCGTCGCTCAATTGGTAAATGTTGGCTTGAAACACAACGTCCGCATCGGCCGTTTCGTCGTTATCGTTGCGTGCCCAGAAAAATTTATAATCAACGTGCCTCAGCGAAATCATGTGCGAGCTGAACGGTTGCAGACACGCGTTGGCAACGATGCGATCGCCGCGCTTCACCATGCCCGTGTCGGCCGTGTGTCTATTGTACACCGGCAACAGTCCGTCGTCGATGGGACAATTGCAGCCGTTCACTTGAACGTTGTTGCCGACGACGTTGTGAAACAGTCTGCCCGACGTGCGCCGTCCGCTCACCGGATCCACCGAACACGGGTCCACGACGCAAATGTCGCCGAATCTAAAATGTGAACGGTACGCGTCGTTCAGCGCGGGATGATCGAGCCGCACCTGGCCGTCGGCGCACGGCGCTTTAGGAAAAAAATTTTCATCGTACATGACGTCTCGCACGGTGCGCGGTCGACAAAACGGCGTTTCGGTGGCGTCGTTGTAATCGCTCACGTAGCCCTCGTCGCACACGCATCTAATCGACGAACCGGTGTTAATGTTTTCGATGCGGCCGTGAGGCGCGCACCCGACGGGCACGTTGCAATCTTCGTACATGTTCAATTGCGTCACGAGACCGGGTCTCAAGCAGCTGCACAAAAGCGAAAACCCACGCTCCGTTTCGGCCAACAGCCACACGCCAGTGTTGGGATTACACGCACGCGCCCGTTCGCGATTCAACGCAAAACAATAAGATTCGCCGGCTCGTATGAGCGTTTTTTTTTCGTCATTGTCGCCGTCGCTGCCGCGCATCTTTACAATAGTATTTTCGTCGAACAATTGACAATTGGCCAATCCTTCGCGACACAAATCGCAATCGGCGTGCGTGGTGCACGGAGTTAACGTTTTGTGGCATTCGTGTGCATTGCCTTCAATAATTATTTCCGAAGGCGGTTCTATTAGCGGCACGTTGGCGTTGTTAAAAATTTCCAACGGATATTTCACGTCTTCATGGTGAACGTTTATTAAATTTACATACGTATAAACTATCACGACCATCAACACCAGCACAACGACAATTATTATAGCCATATACATATTTAACAACTTATTTGGTGAACGTACACATACACACCAAAATAATTATGAACAACAGTTCAATGTTGCCGGTGATGCTGTCGTACATTTCCACCGATAAAATACCGCAAATCAATCTATTGCTGTTCAATTCTTTTTATGTATTTTTAATTGTATTTCTAATCGAATTGATGTGTAAACATATTGTGTGGCAATTTTATGTCGGCACCGTTGCATACAATGTGTTGTGTTTTATAGCTGCAACGCGTCGTTATATGTGCGCGGCGGCAATCAAACATAAAAATAATACAATCATACATGCGTAGCGTAACGCAATTTACAAATGTTTTGCCAATGTTAATAGAATAAAACGCTATATTAACAGTGTAAAGCAATTTGACAGTGTCAAATGTATGCTCACAATTCTATTGATGTATTATGGTATATATTTTTTGTATTATATCACCGTGTTTCATATGCAACACGAATCAAAAATGTTTATAAAACATTTAATAGTTTTTTTCATTAATGTCAATGTGTATTGTTTTGTAATGAAATAAAAATGCTCATTGTAAAATTATATTTGTTTTATTTATTATTAATATTGCTACTGTTGTCGATATTGTTGTTCGCACAGTATACGTTGTAATTGTGCGCAATTACATGAATCGTTTCACACAAAAAATCGACATTTTTCGCTGCGTACTCGAGACTGCTCAACAATTCAAAATTTGTCGTGTCGACACTTTGAATTTGTACACTGTCCATCACGACCACCACCAAGCAATCGCCCGTGGCGCACATCACTCCGTCGATTACGCTATATTTTTTCAAATAATCATTATACAATTCACTTTCGGTCCGTTTGGCAACGCTATTACGAACGAGCAGCACGTTCACGCTGAGACGCATGACAACAACTCCGAACACCAATAATTGCAATATAAATTTATACTTTGACAACAGCGATGGAGGCGGCGGCGGCGCCGTTGTTAAATTTACAATTGCGTTGCTGTCATTAATTTTTGTGCACACATTTCAACTCTATTTTATTGTTTCTTGCATTCCGTTTGCAAATTTGTTGTCAGCATCATCAGCATCGTCATCATTAAGATCAACATGTTTATCGTTTGGCAATTGTTAATATTATTGGTGATTGTGGCGATTGTGTACGTGTACACGTTTAGATCGGTGCAAAATTTTATTTTAAACGACGTCGAAACAATCGAGAAAGCTAACGCGTTTGACACGCCGCTGTTTAATTTTTCTTACCAGCGCAACCGCGCCGTCAATTGTGAATTAAACAGGTTGCCGTGCGTGACCGACCAACAGTGTCGCGACAATTGTGTTATAGCGAGCGCCGCCAGCCAATTGTCGTGTCGAGAGGGTTTTTGCAACGCGTTTGGCAATTCGATTGTTTCCGACGACGACGAAAACGACGACAACGCGGCAACGATAAATTGCGATCCGGCGTTAGGTCTCATGCGCGTGTACTCGGCGGGCGGCGATTTTGTCGTTGCGCAAACGTGCGTGAGCACGTATCGAGACATTGTGGACGACACAGGCACTCCAAGACCGTACGTGTGCGACAACGGCCGTCTCGATCTTAATTTGAACACGGTGCAATTTTCGTTGCAATCCTGCGAATGCGCGAGCGGTTATGTAAAAATGGCGTTTCGTCAGACGGCGTTGGCGCGCACGATTCCAATATGCATTCCGGCGCGAGTCGCCAATTTGTACAGACGCATATACAGCCAACAATAATTTTAATATATATTATTATAATTATAATTATTTAAATTTAAAAATAATAAGACAGCGGTATACAATTGGGCTGTTATTATGAACAACGGCGGCGCCGCTAGCAAATATGCGCTTGTGCAGCACATGATTGTGAACGAATTGACTTTTGTCAACGACAACGTAAACTACGATAAAAATTCATTTTTTACCCGCACCCAATTGAGCGGCGAATTGCACAAACTGTTGCGTATTTTGTTAAAATGTAATAACGACAATACTAATAATAAATATGACAAAAACAATTTAGCAATGCTGTTGCAATACATTAATACAATAAAATTTTCATATTTTGACGACATAGAATTGCGCGTACGCGACGCAATGGACAATCTATTAATAGAAACCGGCCAGTACGACGCGCAATTGGACGAGCTGGTGCGCAAAAACACCAACGCGGAGATTGTGTCCGAAATGGACAATTTGGACGATATTAAATTTTTACATATACACTTGGCGCGAATACTGTGTTACACGGCCGCGGTCAATGCGCGAAACAGTTTGCAGTGGAAACGTGCCGTTGAAAGTCGCGGTGACGGCGGCGGTGGCGGCGGCGTTGTCAGTTTCGCCAATGCGTTCGTCAATTACATTTTGATCGTGTTAAAAATGATGAAAGCCAACGACGTTTCGTTGACGCACAAAGTGTGCGCCGTGTACCATTTTACCAATCGCGACATTAATTTTAACACTTCCATGAAACCCAATTCCATTGTCATTGAATGCACGAAAAAAACCACCAAATTGGAAAATAAACACACCGATTTGGAAGTGTGTTACGTAAACGACAATCGGCTATGCGCCAAATTTGATGAAAACAACCAACAGAGTTGCATGTACGCCATGTTTCTCGAATTAAATGCGCTGCCCTATTGTTTGTACAACAACACTTTGCCCGACACGTTGGCGTTGAGCGTGTTTAATTTGTATCGATTCAATTATGGCAACGTGCACAAAAGCAAATTGCCCGCTAAACCGTCGCGCGTCGGCAACGTGCTGCTTGTCAATTGTTTCAACGCCAACAAAACAATCACCAGAAATGAGATTGTGCACAAAATAAACGCGTATTATAACGCGTGTCGACATTTGGTCGACGAACGTAAAAATCTACGAATAGTCGGTGATTTTAGCGCGTACAAAAACAACTACAAATTGGCCGCGCTTGATTTTATAATATTAATGTTTGTAACGTCCATTACCAATCGTTACCTCAAATACAACATATGCAACAATTACGAAAAAATGTTTCAAGAACTCAAAAATAAAGTGTGCAAACTAAAAGTGCGAAAAGTTTACGAACTACTGCTCAATTACAGTGTTGACAAAGAGCCATTAGACAATTTCAACAATGATTATCAGCCATTATAAAACCAAAAAAATAACACAAAAATTATATACACACAAACATTTATTTTTATTTGTACATTGTATAATTATATTTATATTTGACAAAATTTAGTAATACATTCTTTTATTAAACAATTAAAATGCGTATAATTTTCACATTTATTTAACAGTCGATCGTTCATACATTCCAATCCGTAATAAGCGCCGGCCAGAGCTCCGGCCATAGCGCCAATAGTGTCCGTGTCGCCTCCCATTGACACGGCACATTTAATAGTGTCCAACACGCGATCACGTCTTCTGTTGCCGCCGTTGCCGTCGTCGTTGCGGCTCGATTCTAAATAACCCATCGTGTAGCTTGACGCAATAATTATGCGTTTCTTTTCGTCGACGTCTAATATTTTCAAAAAAGCGTACAACGCCGCCGCGACAGATTGCGACGCGCGCAACGACGTGCCCAATATTTCGGCCGCACGCGCCGTGTCGACGGCGTTGTCGAGCACGCGATTGACGAGCACCACTCTATCGTGCCATTCTTGCGAACAATATTGGCGCACCAACGGCAACAATTCGTACATGAACAGCGTGCGATTGGTAGCTTTGCAATTTTTTAAAATATAAATTGCCAACGCTTGCAATATTGACGCGTCGACGGCTTCGTCGTTGGCGTGCGTAACGACCGCTTGCAAACGAACATTGTTCACCATGGTGGGTATGTCGTCGTGACAAAACAAAGCCACCGGCGCCACTCGCATTGCCGCCCCGTTTCCGTACGATCCTTGTCCGTTCATCGTTTGCTTGGCCTGCTCGACAACGTCGCTATAGTTGGATTGCGACCACAGTTTAAACAAATTTTTAATAGAGCGTCCGTAGCCGCGTCGCGGTTCCACATAGTAATAGCGCGCAAACGTTTTGGCCAAATCCGTTTGATCCACAGTGAAATTGTTTTGTAGCAACGACATCATCAACGCTTCGGTCATTGCCGTGTCATCCGTGTGCTTCATCAAACGGTCATTGCCGATGCCACTGTCGTTGCCGTCGTTAATTATTTCTTTCAATTGCGCGTCTAATGCGCGTTTATTGTTTTCGTCGAACGCGCCGCCGTCACCGCTGCCGTTTTCGTAAGGTCGGCCGATACAATCGCCAAGCAAAACCCCGTTCAAGCACGCTACAATTTTTGGATAATGCATATTGCGATCGTCCGTTTTAGTGCGAATCTCGTGTCACACTGATCAATTTAAATACACACATACTACAAATCTTTATTTACTATTCAGTAAAATTTTATCGCCACAAAATAGAACGACATGCACATAAACACGTTTGTCATTTACGTTTGTTATCGTGTACACAAATAAAGGCACAAAAATAAAACAAATTTAATTTTTATCGACAATTGTGATATTTATTCATTATTATCATTAACATGATCATCATCATCATCATTATTGCTGTTGTACATTTTTAAAGGTAACAAATATGTATGATTGGAGACGTCGAAACGGCAATAGCGATCGCACAGCACGCCGTACACGTTTACGTAACATTGTAAACTGTTGGACCATTCAAATTTGCTGGAAAAATCATAATTTAGCCGTTTTAAATTTTCAATAGCCGCGTACACGTCGTCGGTCACGTTGGACGACGTTAAAATCAACGCGTACAATTGCCGACACAAATTTGTTTCAAAAAACGACGGTTTCACATTGTAGTTGTACACGTAATCGTAGCGCGGCCAATCTAGCCGTTTTATTTTCCAACTGCCGCCGCGTCGAAACGACAGCGACACGCACGGCGTCAAAGTTAAATCTTTGTACAGTTGAGGTATTTTGTAATTGTACACATCAAAATATATGTTGCAAATCATTTTAATGTACTGCTTGAACAGAGAACTGTTGTAATCGCCCGTGTCCGCTAAAACGTTTGCGCGGTGCAAATTTAAATAGCTCTCGTGTTTCAGCACTTGTTTTGTGCGTATTAAAGTGGCATAATTTTCCAAATAACTATCAAAATTTGCACAGTCGTTTCTTTTAGTTGCGTACAACACGTCAACGCTGCTGTCATAGAATGGTTCGTAACAATAGTTGCGCGTGAACAACGCGCGCCAATCGATAGATTGAACCACACAATCCATGTCCATCAAAAGTAAATATTCGTATGGCACGTTCAGCGATTGGGGATCGAGCATTATTATTAGTTTCATCCAGTCAATTTTACACGCTCGACGTTTTGTTTTTTTTATGCAATCATTGTAGGCTTTTCTGTAGTTTTGTTTGAAATCAATGGAAATAATATTTTCAAAAGCGAGCGTTTGTACACGTTTATTATTGTCGCCGTTGTCATTTTCTATGCAGTGCACTAGTATGCAATCAAATTCGCGCGAATGATACTGTATATTGTGCCAAAACGGAAACGTGTGCGTGTTGCAAACGAATTGATTGTCGTGATGCCACACAAAGAGCAAAGCGAATCGTTTGTGCAAATTTTTGTACATTGTAGGCACTGGCCAAATTTTTGGTAAATACATTTGTTGCATATACATGTCGCTCTACAACAACATTAATTGTATTTAATATTTATACGGCACAATTGTACACCGCGCGCACACAAAAACACAAACGCGTTTCAATTTTAATGATAACATTTACATATAAAAAGCTATGTTGCAAATTGTTTGCATTCATTAAACAAATATTGTTTGAAATTAAAACGCGCACGCACGCGCCACGCACATATTAACAATATGGACAATTATTCAATGCACAATTTTTATAATAACAATCGGCAAACGCTCAAACCGACCACTCTGCACGACGGCAACATTGCAAAATCCGCATACGAAGAAATTGTGTTTATTCGAAAAATTATGTGCAAAGAAACGATGCCAAACAAGAACGATCGCAAATTCAATTTGCCCGGCTACGACAAAGAAAATAAATATAAATGACAACAACGCAATATTATGTATTGAATTGTTGCGAGTCGCCGTCGACACGTATTTGTATATTAACACGCTAATGCATAATTGTATGAATTATTTTTAATGTTAAATAAATAATATTGTTGATATACTTGTTAGTTATTTTACCCCAAAAATTATTTTTATTTTGCAATTAAATCAAACGTGTTTATTGACGCGTTTAATTTAACGTGATCATTGTCATGCACGTTTAATTTTATATCAAATACACATTTAGTTATAAAATAATACTAACACGCAAATGATAAGTATGAGTGACATGAAATATTTTTTGTCCGCCACATTTTTAATAATAATTTTCATGTATACTGTGTACTTTTGCATTTTGATTGTAATTAACAACAATAGAGTGCGCCAAAATTTGTTTTATCATTACAATTATGTGCCGGACACGCTGTTAAACACGGTCAATGTGCACAAATTAAAATAGAAAAATTAAGACGTATCCATCGCGATGGAGTGCCCGTTGCAGATTAAAGTGTGCATTAGCGATCGCTTTTTTGCGTTTCCCTACAATTTAGTCGAGCCGCAAAACGATGTGGGCAATAAACTGGTGGAAAATTTGATTGTGTACGTGCCCACCGACGAGGATCGCCACTATGTGGACAAAAAACAATTCAAGCGATTCAAATCGGTGTTGGTGTATAGACACGAGCACGATGTGAACATTGACAGTAGATCGCCAAAAAAAACCGCCAGCGCCACGGTGGTGTATTGGAATCCGTTGGTGCCTATAACGGAAATTGGGGCCGGCGAAACTAGGGTGTTTAGCGTGTTGCTCACTAACAACTTGTTTTATTGCAACACAATGATTGTGCACCACGAAAATCCAAAATGTCCCATAGAATTTACGTATCCCGAGCCCGACATGAAAACTGTGTGCAAATCGTCATTTAACAACAGCATTGGCGGCGGCGGCAGCATTAATAAAAACAATATTACGAGCGGCACCGCCGTCAACGTTCCGCCGCCGTTGATACAAACAAATTTGCGGCCCATCGCGTGCGAAGTGGCATTGTCGCATTTTAAAGAGTTGATTGAAAACAACGATTTTTTGTTATGTTTCAATTTGGAAACGTCGACTATGGTGAAAATATTGTCGTTAAAACGCATCTTTTGCATATTTCAATATCGCAAGCAGGCCGCACGTTACGTGATCAATCTGCCTCACGAAGAAATCGACACGTTGTACAATAAACTCAATTGGGAACGCACGCGGCGATTGATGAAAGGAGACGTGCCGTCTAATTGTGCGACCGTGAATCGCGCCAGTTTAAATTATGTAAAACGAGCGCAAAACCTATTGAACATTCCCGACTATTCGCAAACGATAGTAGAATTTGTAAAAATGTTTCAAAGACTAATTTTTCCCTATCAATTGGTGCCCAATGTGCTCATAAAATTGAACAATTTAGATCAATTGATCACGTCAAAAAAATTCAATCAACTAGAGATGTACAAAAAAATTAGATTGTTTTGTAAAAACGACAGCATTGCCATAACGTCGGCGGGAATTGTGCCCATCAACATGCCCGATTTTAGCGTTAACGTATTCGACTATTCGGACATTGCCAATGCCGCGTACATAAATCAAGTGGCGCAACGCGTGTCGACCGAAGGCGTTTTTAGTAGCGGCATAACAATATCGCCCATTAAATATAATTATTTTTTATAAAAAAATTATATTAATATAACGAGATAGTTGTGTAAGCGTTGATAAATATTCACGCGTGTGTGTATACGCAGCGTTATGAAACCGACGGCCGCTTCCATTTTGTCTAAAACGGCCGGCGGGCGCGCCGGCAACAATATTGTCGACATAATTCAAGCGCACACCGACCCGACGGAAGGCGATCAATTGGGCGCGTTTGTGGAACGCAATAGGCCGTTGATCAAAGAGTTTGTTTTGGTCGTGTGCGGTTTTTTGATTGTAATAATGATTATACTATTCTTTGCGTTGCTCGCGATAATTTTAATAAATCGTGATCGAGCAATCGAAAGGCGTGTCGAGCAACAAATCGAATACAAAACGGCATTTCTTCAAAACTACGACGTTAGAAATAGAAATAGAAATATAAATGATAATAATAATAGTAATAAAATTGTTGTACAATAATTTATTTATTAATAAAAAATATAAAATATTATAATAAAAACAATGGTTGTACCATATTGGGTTTTTTATTTTTAGCGCTGGTGTGTTGTTGCATTTTATTAGCGGCAGCAATTCTTTTTTTATTCGACAATAACGACGACGACGACGACGACGACAACGATGCGTGTACAATCGGTCGCGACGGCAACGCTATTGATGTTGCGCCGATATTTTCCATTTTTCTTTTTCGTTCGTTCATCACGTTGGTCAACAAATTTGTTGACGCGGACGTTGTCGGCGGCGCGGTTATTGCAAAAATATTTTTAGTAGAATTTGTGGTGGTAAAATCGAACGCGCTGTCGTCCGACTTCGCCATGTCTATGGCGTTTGTGTTCGTGTAGCTGTATTCAAAGGCTTCGATAAAAATTTTTGTGGCCACCTCTTTGCCGAACGTGACCAAATGGTGTTCGTCCGTTATGGGATTGTCTAGATTCTCTAAACACTCGTTGTAGTGCTGCAACATGGCGCGCGGCGAACTTTTCAAATCTGGATTAATTTTATTCAAACGTTTTACCGCCACCTCAATGATTTCCTTGTATGAAGGAAAATAATTTTTACTCTTGTTTAGCGCAAATTTAAACACTATAAGCAATATGCGTCTGTTAAAATCTTTATAATCTATCGAATCGTCCATGTATTTGGTGCGTAAAAATAATTTTTTAATGTATTCATAATTTTTTTGAGTGGGCTCTTGAAAATATTTGTCTCGCGCCTTTTTAACAATGTCTAAAATGTTGGCCGGCAACAAATCGGCACTCTCAATGAGCGCGCTACATTTGTCCGTTATTAATTGCCTGGCAAACGTGTCGACGTCCACAAAATTGTCTGAAACTATTTTGCCGGACGACGAACTCATCTTGCTACACTTCTTAAATATTGTAAAAATATTGTAACAATTCAATGCAAAAATACGTACGCCAATTATATATTCGGGTCAATGCACTCGCTTTACAAATAAAATTATACTCGCAATGCATGGACAGCGATGAATCATTTGTTTTATCATTAATTGGCATGACTCATGCAAGCTGATGTAATACTCAGGTCATCGCACTCGTTTTACGAATAAAATTCTACTTGTAATACACGGATTGCGATGAATCATGCTCTTATCAAAAAATGATGTCATTTTATTTTATCAAATATCCGGGTCAGTGAACTCGCTTTACGAATAAAATTCTACTCGTAAAAATTAAATAGTTGTGTATGAGTCATGCGGTTATCATAAAATGATGTCATGGTTTATCAAACATCCGGGTCAGTGCACTCGCTTTACGAATAAAATTCTACTCGCAATATACGGACTGCAATGAGTCATAAAATGATATCATACTTAGGTTATTGCACTTGTTTTACAAATAAAATTTTACTTGTAATATATGAACATTAGTAAATCATTATAATATGAATCATACAATTGCGTGATTTTAATAAATATTGCGCAATTTTGTTAAATTATGTTGTAATTGGCGTTCATTAAATTGATTAATTTTTCCAAATGTTTAATGTTGCGCACACGATCGTTTCTGGTGAACGTTTTGAATTGCAGTTTGTTGAATGTGGATTTTACAACTTTGTCGCGCATCACCAACACGTTGTGCACCTTCATATTGGGCTGTTTGTTAGGCACCATTTCGTTGATGGTTCTCGCAAAATTTCTCATGTCGCACAAGAAATTAAATTTTATAACAAACATCACCATAAAATCGATCTGTTTAAACGGCCCGTACGCGTCGAACGTTTGTCGTAAACGATAAAAATTCTTAGCGCAATTTTGAAAATATGTGCTCGACAAAAATATGTAATTGATCAATTTGTACGCCAGTTGATTGTCGTTGATGTCGTCGTACAATGTTAGAGGAAACATTAATTCGTAAAAATTCACATTCATTTCGACGTGATTTAAATTGTACATATTTAAACGTTTTAGCAGACTGGCATAATTAGCCGCCGCCGGCAATGTTTCCAAAGAGTTTTTACAATTGCAATATTCGTACAATTGCCGCATGCCGTCCGTGACCAATATGATTTTTTCCAATTTTTCGTTTATTGCCGTTTTACTAAACTCTAACGCTTTTAATTTTAAAAAATTTTCATCTTCCACACGTCTACGTTTGCGTTCTTTTTCGTAATCGTGCTCGATATTATTATGATCGTCATCATTATCATCGTTATTGCTTTGTTCGTCTGTGGAAGATTCGGTCGATTCATCGCTATTGGCGCGACGACGCCGTTTTCTATTGACACGATTTGCCGATCGGCGGCTTCCGCTGCTGCTACTTGGCGACGAACCGCTCGTAGTGGTCGTGTCGGCGTCGCTTTCGTCATTTGTCGATTCATTGTCACCATTTTCGTCTTTTATTAAATTTATGGCCGAACGCGTGTTGTACACGTCTAGAAGTGCTTTAACATTTTTATTTTTCACCGATTCGTAATCGGTTTGATACAAAGTAATTTGCGGCAATAATGATGATGACGATAACGACGACGAATCAAATTCGTTTATAATTTTTTTAACGGCACGCGCAATTCTATTATTTTCGCCGTTTAATATAGACAACATAATGTTTTTGTCGTCGTCGTCGTCGTTGCTGTTGTTGTAATATTTAAACGCTTCAATTATTACGTCTAACGTGTCGGGCGCGCACCGCACATTAAAAAATTTTGACGCTAAATTCGATAGATTGCGCATCATTTGGCAATCGTCAATGTTAAAAAATATTTTAAAATCATCGGCATTCGTGTCGCTGTTTAAATAATTTTTTAATTTTTTCAACTGATACACGGTGGTTATGTGCAGTTTGTGTTTTAGATGCGCGTCCGCTTTCGCAATTAATCGCAACAAAACCGCTTTAACGGTGGCATTGTAAAAATTAGATTGTATCGCTTCGTCGTACTTTTCGTCTTCGTCCGTGTATTGTTGTTGCGCGTTGCCATTGTAACGAGACACCACCGTTGATTTATTGAACGCCGTCGGTATGTTAATGTCGGCGTTGTTAACAACAGCGGTGCTGCCAATTGACGACGACGACGACAACGGCGACATTGGTAACGGTGGCGATTCTATTATGGCGGCGTCTAGAGCGGCCAATGCAATTGCTTCTCGATCGCGCTGTTCCCGTTGACGTTCTAAAACTGCTTCATCAATTGTTGCCATGGTCGCGGCCGTACCATTGTCCACGTCCATCGGTGTTGCAATGCCGATTGATGTCGGCTCTTTTCCTTCGAGCGCGACGATCAGTTCGCTTTTTAAATTGGCATCGATCACGGCGTACAATTCTTCGGCCTTACTTAAAATATTCTCGTAGTCTTCGTAGCCTCTAAAATTGTTGCTGTTTACATAGTTTTCATATTGTTTTAGACAATTTTCAATTTTATCCACCAATTGTGCAATGGCAACGTTGTAATATTTGGGATAGCGTTTTATAAAATTAACACCCATGCGCACCACATTGTAACGCATTTTATAATTGTTGGCTACGATTCGACCGTTTTCCGCAATTGTGTCCGCCACAACCGTGTTGATTGCTTCGTTGATTTGCACGTCGCCGACGGACATTGGCGTCGCGATAACATTGGCGGCGACGGTCGTTGTAGGCAATAATGACGATGACGCCGCCGCCGCCGCTGCCGTTGTTGCTGTAGTAGTTATTATTGCGGTGAGCGTATTGATTTTTTCGTCGTTGCTCAACGCCACATTGTCGACGATCGCATTTACCGAGGCCATGTCTCTAGTCAATATTTGCGCTGTCAATTGACTAATTAGTAAAGATGAATTGGAATTGTTCATGTTTTGTTTAATAAATAAGGTATTATTGAACGCACGATGGGCACTTACAGATTGCAATACAGTCTAAGATTCAACACGTACGATCGTTTTGAAAATGTGTGTTTTGAAGCGTTGTTGTCGGAGAGCGAAATTGATTCGCTCTGTTTTCTATTTTCCAAATATTTCGATCAAAGCTTGAGCGTGGACGTTAAAGGTCTTACTTTTTTTACGGAATTCAACAAGTGCATTGCGGCAATAAAAACGAATTTTGAAAATCAACCAAATAGCGCCGCGGAAGGCATGCACAATGTTAAAAATATTTTTTCTATATTTTTGCGCGACGAATTCATTAAACAAGTGCCGCATTTTAAAACGATAATGCAATATTTGCAAAAATATTACAATGCCACGCCAGCGCCCCAAATCGAGGCGATTGTGTGCGAAACGCATTGCCGACCCCTCAATCGAGTGCATTGTTTCGAATGTAAATGCAAATATTTGTCGTGTTCGTTGAGCACACTAGACGTCGGTTTACAGAACGGTTGGGACATTTTTTTGCGTCCCATGTTCGGTATGCCGCTCATGCTGTACGTGCTGATGAAAACCGATTACAAAAACGAAAGCGAAATCGTCAACGAAAACAATTTGATCACGCAAATATTTGTGCAATTTTTCTACAATTTAATATGCGACAAAGCCTATTCTATGTACACAAAACGCGAATTGTGCGCGCCGTTTGTGCGCGAATGCAAAAAAGCCACGGTGTCGGTGCGCAGAGAGGATCAAGAGCGGTTGTTGGCCATATTGAGCGCTCAGTGTAACGGCAACGCGACCGTGGCCGGCGGCGATCGTCTATTGTTACCGTTCAAAAGTTTCATGATGGAAATGGGGCGACATACTAAAATGAAAAAAATCAACAAAATAGCGTCCACCGTGCTGGTGGGTTTTTATTTGCGCCATTATTTAGAGAGTTTGGCCGACAGAGCGGCGTATCCCGTCGCCGAACTCGAGTTGCGCAACGTTTGTCGTTTCATTTTGTCCAAATACACCGACGAAAATATTAATACGCTTATACAAAAATTAAAATTGATGAAAATCGACATTTGCAACGCGCTCATGACAGAGATGATTGTGCCCGAAACATTTATAAGACACATTATCACCAAATACCAGTTGGACGACGAGATATCGTTGTTGGTGGAATTGAACCATGATTGCTTCAATAAATGACGGCAACAATATTAGTTTTAATAATAATGATATAATTTTGCCGCCGTCGCAACGATCCGGTTTGCACAAAAATCGACGCAACGCATATATTGACAAATCGGCGACGGAGGCGGCGGCGGCGCACGCACAACAAATGGCGGCCGTCGATATGATGCAAAACATTAACACGTCGTCGCAAACGGCCGCTGCATTGATATTAAACGACACGAGCGTAAATAAAACGCAAAGTTTAAAAGTTTTAGCCGCGCAATCGATAGCGGCGCGCAATTTGCTTGAACCGTTGCAATCAAACGCGTCCACCATCGCTTTAAATAGAATCGACACGGTAAACGTGTTGGAGTTTTTGGGCGACATATACGATAACACCATTGAAATTGTCAATACTGAGTAAGTGTCGTATTGTCAAGATGAGCGCTATTGCGTTGTATTTGGAAATAAATAAATTGCGACAAAAAATCGACGAGCCCATGCAATTGGCGATATGGCCACAATTGTTTCCGTTGCTGTGCGACGACAACAACAGCGTTCAATTGAGCGCCGAAACGCTGGTGCAATTTTTGATACATGCGGCGCGCAAATCCCAAAATTCGTTTCTCAACATTAACGCCGCTATTGCATCTCAATACGCGTCTAACGATGCCGTTCCGCCGTCGTCATTGTCGTCGTCATTGTCAACGGTCGGCGGCGGAAACGCGCCACGCACCGTGTTTAATTTGTTTGCTCGCAACAACGGCGGCGGCGGCGGCAACGATTTGCAAACCGCCAAAGAATTAGTTAATATGAGACGATACAAAAACGCAGCGCGTAAACTTGTCCACCATTACACGCTTAACAGCACCAGCTCGACAGAGTACAAGATTAGCGATATTGTGATGACAATGATATTTTTGTTGCGCTCCGATAAATATCACGGTTTATTCAAATTGTTGGAAAGTACGTTTGACGATTACACGTGTCGACCGCAAATGACTCAAGCGCAAACGGACGCGTTGCTGGATTCGGTGCGGTCTTTGCTCGAAATGCCCGCAACCACGGTTGATTTAAACACGGTGGACGTGATGCGATCTTCGTTTGCGCGCTCTTTTAACAGTCCCGTCATGAGATACGCCAAAATTGTGTTGTTGCAAAATGTCGCGTTGCACGCCGACGAACGCACCACCATCGAAGAGTTGCTCATTAAACGAGGCGAAAAAATACAATCGTTACAACCGCAACAGTATATAAACAGCGGCACGGAAATACCCTTTTGCGATGACACCGAATTTCTCAATAAACTGCTCAAACACATCGATCCCTATCCGTTGGCGAGAATGTATTATAATGCGGCCAATACTATATTCTACACGACCATGGAAAATTATGCCGTGTCCAATTGTAAATTTAACATTGAAGACTATAATAATATATTTAAAGTGATGGATAACATAAAAAAATACAATAATAGAAACACAAATTTGTCGGATGATTTAAATATTTATTTAGGTGTACAATCGTCGTCGTCGTCGTCAAATATTACAAAACGTAGAAAATATTAATAAGGTGAAAATTATAGCTACACATTTTATTTAATATATATTTAAAAATAATAATTTGACATCAATATGGTGTATCGCCGCCGCAGTCGTTCCATGCAAACCGAATCGTACGGCACAGTGCGCAGACGCAGAAGTCGCAGTCGCAGCCAATACCGCCGTCGCTCTTCTTCAGGCTACAGACGCCGTCCCGGCAGACCGCGCACGTACAGGCGATCAAGAAGCCGTTCGTCCGGCCGCCGAAGAAGCTACAGATCCCGCCGATACTAATTGTTGTTGTCGTCGGTCTCGCCGCCGTCGCTGCGCATTTGGCACAGTTTGCAATAGCGAATAAACGATACAATTTCGTCGCCGGCCCTCGTTTGACTCTCGACCGTGACAAATTTATGTTTGCAAGATTTTATACTGAGACCGCTCATATTGGCCAATTTAATATTATCTGTAAAATTATCGCCGTAACCATTACTATTACTAATATTACAACTATTATTATTATTGTGTAAATAAATAATTTTATTATCCAAAATTTGTCTTTGTTTAATTTTCTTTTTACGTTTACAAATGCCGTTTTTGTTGTTGTTAGAATTACCATCATTATTAGTACCACCACCACCGCTGCTGTTGATGTTATTGTTACACAAATTAGTATTGTGTTTTTCTTTCTTTTTCAATAATAAATTTTTATAATTTAACGAATACTTGTACAAAATGTTGTCGAACAGTTCTTTTTTAAATTTGGGCGGTTTGATATCAAACTGTTTACGATTTAAACTTTCGACATACTTTTTTGTGTTGGCCAAACTTTTTTGCAACAATTGACAGGGACAACAATAGTCGTGTTCATTGCCCGCATTGCCGCCGTTCAATTGTTGTTGCTGTTGTTGTTGATCAATAAAATTATACAATTCTGTGTACAATTTAAAATCGTTTATTGTGTTGTTGAACAATTTTGTAATGCACTCGGTTTGCAATCGTATTTGTTTGCGTTCTTTGACCAATTCACTGACGCTGGGCACGTACGCGTACAGCGAATGAAACAAATGTCCCGTCGATGAAAAATTGAAAGTTTTATTTTTCACGTTGCCAGGAAAGTTTTCTGTGAGAAATTCAATTAGTTTTGCGTAATTTTTATTGGAACGATACTCTTTGAACAATTTAAATAAGGCTCGGCTGGTCCATTTTTTTGTATTGGCATCATGTCTCAGTTTGCCACTCCCACGGCCAAATGGATCTGTTTGCGTCTTAACGACGCGCTCATCAAGAGGCATGTTCTCGTCGTTGCAGAGTATGCCGATTTAAAATACCTCGGTTTCGAACGATACAAATATTTTGAGTTTGTTATATTTCAATTTTGCAACGATCCACAATTGTGCAGGATCATTGAAACAAATCACAATTATTGTATGCAAATTTTTAAATGCGCCGACGATATGCGCAACATTCGATGTAACGTAAAGCGCGCTTTTAAAACGTCGGTGCTAGGTCACATTTGCGTGTTAAACAACAAACCGCCCATGTATTCTTTTCTTAAAGAATGGTACTTGCTGCCCGATTTTAGGGTGGACCGTTTGTCCAGCGAATCGTTGATATGGGGGTTTCCGCATATAGTTGTGTTCGACTTGGACAGCACTCTCATCACCGAAGAGGAGCACGTTCAAATACGCGATCCGTACGTGTACGACAGTCTGCAAGAATTGCGCGACATCGGTTGCGTGCTAGTGTTGTGGTCGTACGGCAGCAGAGATCATGTGGTGTATTCAATGCGCAACCTCGAACTCGAATCGTATTTCGACATAATCATCAGCGAAGGTTCTAATGCAAAACACATTGACAGCAACAGCAGAAGCAGCAGCAGCAACAACGATAATGTTATTGCTAAAACAAACAATGTCGTTGTAATCGATTACAAATTAAAAAAACGCTTTGTAGAAGCGACGTTTAATTTTGACATGAACGACGATGAACTGTCGTCTCGACGCATTGACGACGACACAATACCAAAATCGCCAAAAATTGTAATTAAATATTTGTCTGATAAAAATGTAAACTATTTTAAATCGATCACACTTGTCGACGATTTGCCGACAAATAATTACGCGTACGATTATTATGTTCGAGTCGACCGGTGTCCTGTTCCTTTGCACGATTGGAAACGTTATCACGACGAAATTGTCGACAACATTGCGCAATACGACGACAATTTTAATTATTGATAACTTGCACGCGTGCAAGTACACATTTCAACATTACCGCACCAGTATTAAATTGTACACATTTGTCGTGTTAATAAACGTGTTAAACAACATAGCTATTAGTTTTTTTTATTATTACATTTCATTTTTACAATTGAACGTAACCATGATAAATTAAATAGTTTATCACTTCGAGTATTGAAAATTGAATCTGTTTGTCGACAACATTAAGAACGAGCGTGTGATCGGGCACGTTGTTTTTCAAAGTGACAAAATGCTCTACTAGCGTCAAACTGCCGACGGACGTGCACGCGGTCGAATATACGCCCGTTTCGTTGATCGTTTTGATGGTGTTTGTTGTAAAAGTGGTTACGCTAAATTCGTTGGGACAGAACACGTTGGCCGAATCGAGATAGTAGTAAAGAGTTTTGTTGAAATTGTACAACACGACATTTTCGGGCGCAATAATAAATAGCCTTTCGGCGCGCGCGGGCGTGCTAAGATCGTATATTTGTATATAAGTTCCGAATAACAATGTGTTGTGATAGTCTTGCAGCAGTCTATTGATTCTATATTGAAACGGGTGATGGTTGTAAATTGATATAATCAAATAGAAAAAAATAAAAACCACCAACGCGATCGCCAACACGATGGACAACATTTTGCAATTTTTATTTAAAGACGTGCCGCAAGATAAAACATACGAAATCAACAATTTGCAAGACGCGAATCGATTGATTGTCAGAAACACGCGCACCGGAGCTCGCAAATTACTCGAATTTGCCAACAATTTCAATCAACTGTTGAACACGATCACTAACAATTTTAACGGATTGTGCGTAAAACATCAAAACGACAATTTGTCGTCGTACGCCGAAGATTATGATGATGATGATAATAATAACAATGCCGACAACGGCAATGGCAATAATATAGATTGCGGCAAAACAGCTACCGTTGCCGCCAGTGCCGTTTCTACAACTTGCTTGTTAAACGGTCACGATTGGGTGTTGGAAAGCAATGATTTTTGCATTTACATCAAACCGTTTATACTTAAAAAACATTATGACGCCATTAAAAATTATATTGATTTTGATAATTTTTTTAAAAGCAACGTGCCCGGATACACAAATAAATGTGTGCAATCTGGCGACTATTACTATTGGCCAAATTGGCCCGCCAAACAAGCGTTTTCGTTTAACGGTTGGCGTTTGTATTTGAACATGAAATTTGGCATAGTTGTGGAGCCCACCATTCCCATAATACACAACAATCGTTTGGGACCGGTCAATTTGTTTGTGACAGACCCTGAATGTTTTCTAAACGTCGAACTGTGTCTGCGCACCAACGAAGAGACGCCGAGAACGTTGTTTGTCAATGGTAAATCAAAATTCAACGACGCCAACGATGACTTGTTTATCATTAAAATGGCCGACGGCACAATGGCCACGTGCAAAGTGCTCGACGAATTGACAAATTCCGACAAAAATTTTTTTGATTACATACGCGACGACATTAATTTGGAAGAATGTATTACCGTGCCCAAATACAAACACATTGTCAATGTTAACTTGAAAAGTTTGAGAACTTTTGAAAATTGCAATTTTGACACCGACGACGTCGACATGGTCGAGGGGCACATTAAAAAACCCAACGTGGTGCCCATTATATCGGCAAGCAGTGAAAACGCCGATTTTATTCAGAATGAAATCAATTTGGCACTAATAAAAATCAACGAAAGCATGATAAAGGTGATCGCCAACAACGATCGAGCCGACGATGCCAATATAGTTCAAAAATATTTGGAAGAAAGCAAGTTTAAAAATTTTGATTATCTATTGTTTGTCGTTTGGAAAATGTTGATTAAACACGAAAATTTTGCATACAGAGAAACCGACATTAAATTATTTTTTGAATTGTTGTGCGAATTCATATTTGGTGCGGACAAAGACAGCTTGTCGATTGCGTTAAACAAATGCGAGCCGTACATGAAATTGAACAAGACCGTGTTCAATAGAATATGCAATCACTGGTACAATTTTGACGACATAAATCCGTGCGTGGCGCTCGGCTATTATTTTGGCATTCATTATTTGATTTATTTAAAATTGTCCAGCGGCAACGACACGCTTGACCACGACGAAATGTGGGCGTACACGTACGAAAATGTGGTGGCTTGCGAACCGCCGTCCGACATAATGTGTAAAGGGTTTTTTCGAAAATTGGAAAACGTCGTGACCGGCGTCAATTTAGTGTTCAACGGCAAACACTATCAAATTGTTAAAAAAGAAGACGATCTGTTCAAATTGACCAAAGGCAATTGTTACAAATTGAGCAATGTAAAATTTAACAATTGGAAATATCTATATTTGACGACGCACGGCGTTTACAACGTGTTCACCAACAGTTTTCATTCGAGCTGTCCGTTTTTGTTGGGCACCACGCTGCCGCATCCTTTCAAAAAACCCAACGACGAAAAATATTTGCCCGAAGACGTGTTCAATTTCATGTTGACCACCGGCGCCGAAGAGATGAACATTTACAGAATATATCACATTGCTAAAATGTGTCGAGACGTGAAAATGTTGAAGACCAACCTGGCCATTGTATATTATTTGGGCAATTGCACCGCGTGTCAAACGGACACACGCATAAAATTAAACAATCTATTTCGCGATTTGTGGAATTTGAACGATGAAGATTTAGTAACTTTGGCGCTATATTTGCGAAAAAACAAAGTGTCGGACATTTTGCACAATTTCAAATGTAATTTGTGCCGTTCGAGCGTCGAGAGAACGCGCGCTAAATGCAAATGTTTTAAAAAAATTAAAGTTAACCGAAAAGCGTTAAAGATTTGTTTGATGGTCGATTTGTTCAACAACGATATGGATTTGAGCGAGCTTATGTGGTTGTTGATTTTCAACAATACCAAATTGTATTTGTCCACCGCGTTGATTCGCACGCACAGCGAGTTTGTCAACGAACACGCGAAATTTTTTGCCAAAGAACACAATAAAATTATTAATTGTATGTATCGACTTTTTCACAAAATAGAATATGTCGACATGTTAATGGACAAGTTTGTTAACAAACAAAAGTTTTTATTAGAATTGCGCAAAAATATTACCGCCGAACCGGACAATGATCAACACGTTAACAAAAATGATAACGGCGATGTGAATAATATTTGTAATTTTTACATTCACCACGCCAACACGTTGATCATATTAAAGAAATACAATATTTGGTGGGACAAAATTATATTGGCTCGTGAAAAAGACGATCTATCTACGTGGTTGACGCGATTCTACATGCGAATAATTCTATCTAAAATGGATTTGAAAAATTATTCGTACAATTATTTGAAAAAAATTGTCGAAGGCTATTTGTATTTTAAGCGTTTTACCAATTTCAATCATGCCAATTCTATTATGATGATGCATTATGCCGCCAGTTTGGCCATTCCGGTGGACTATGGCAAAAAAGCGGTGTATTTGCCGGGCGAACCGGGTTCGGGAAAATCGTCATTTTTTGAATTGCTCGACTATTTGGTGCTCATGCACAAATTTGACGACGACAATCACAACGGCGAATCGAACAAAGAGACGAGCGACAAAGAGGTGACCAAATTGAATTCGCAATTGTACACCATAAACGAATTGAAAATGTGCAGCGAATCGTATTTTAAAAAACACGCCGATTCGAGCAAAAGCGATTCGAAAAGTAGAAAATACCAAGGACTGTTAAAATATGAGGCCAATTATAAAATGTTAATTGTGAACAACAATCCGTTGTACGTGGACGATTATGACGACGGTGTGCAAGATCGTTTTCTCATAGTGTTTACAAATCATAAATTTACGGACAATGTAAAATTCGAAGGTTCCGTGTATCATCACATCAAATTGCGACAATTCCCCCTCGAAAGCGTGTATTATGAATCGCTCATTACGCCGGTGCGTTTGTTTTTGTCGCACGTGCTAATGTACAAACGCGACCCAAAAAATGGATTTGTGCTTTACAAAACGCTGCTCAACAACGATCCTATACACAAACACAATTTGATGTGTCTCAGCATCAACAACAGTCCGTTGTATGCGCTCATATACATTTTAAACATTAAAACGTCGAAAAGCAGCACTCTGACCGTGTGCGAGGATAAAATGGAAGAAATGATCGGTATAGCGGTGCCCCATTTGAAAACGTTCTTGCATCCATCGTTTTCTCAATACAACGCCAAAAAGAACATTAACGCCAGTAATACAAAGTCGTTTGTGTTTAATGAACAAATTTTATTGCAGCAATTAAAAAATAAATTTAAAAATAATTTTAACGAAACCACAAATGTATTTTACAATATTACTATGGCTTTAAATAGAAACGATATTAATTGTAATGTGCCTCGTTTTAAATGTTAATATAATAATGTTATAATAATAGTAGTAATAATATAAATGTAATATAAATGTAATATAATAATAATGATAATAAAATTTTATACAATATTATTTATGTTGGTTTTAATTCATTTCCCTGTAGGATTTTTGATTTTTCAAATAAGCTGATTGGTCGCTGTTTATCGGCGTGAAACCGTATTCTAGCAACAATTGTTGCGCTGTCGCATTTTTGGTGTACACCAATACGGGGCTGGTCAATTTGCGCAAATCGCGCAATTCGCGTTCGGACAGCGGCGTGTTGACGTCTATTAAACACACCGTTAAATTGTCTACCTCTAGACGCATCATAATGTCGTCGTCCGTTATCTTGGTGGGCGTCGTGTTTTTGAACACTATGAACATTGATTTGTATTCTTTAATGTCAAAATTGGCCGTCGTTTTTGTTGTCAAAACGTTTGTCGACGTGCTGGCGGTCGAAGTGGACGAACGCGGCAATCGCAATCCCGAATCGAATACGGTGCCGACAAACACGCAGTTGGTGCCCACTCGATTTTTGCCCTCGTCGACAATTTCATTGAAAGACAACGGTTTGTCGGCAACGTACACTTGGCTGAATTTATTGTCGTTGTGAGCTATGCGCACGTACGACACGCGGCCGCTATTTAATTTTACGTTTAATTGATTCGTTTCGGGATCCACTTGCACCGAATCACTGCTCTGGCCAAAACTGGGCGACGATTCGTTCAAAGATTGCACATTCAATTTGCCCGCCCACCACAAATAGACAACTACGAGCAGGACCACAATTAAAAGTATGCCCCACATATTGTCGTTTTTTGTTGTAAATATTTATTGTACAATTTCAATTGTGATGAGATTTAGACCGTGCAAATGTTTCAAAAGTACACTTAAATTATCGTTTTCCCAATTAACCGGCACGGCCACCACAATCTTGCTGCTCAACGTGAATATTTCAAAAACGGCAGTGATGAATTGTTCACAATAGTTTATTACGTTGGTGCCGAACGCGGATTCGTCCACCAGTTGCACATACGTCTTATACATTATGAGCGCGTCGAACAGCACGTGGTGTTTATTGTATGCCCCTTCGTTTTTTAACACTAGATGTTTGTACATTTTTTTCATAAATAAGGCCTGTTCCTGTTTGAGTTCAGAAAAGTAAGCGTGTTTGTCGCACTGCTCGTCCGTTAAACATTCTTTGATATTTTCAAAATAAATTATCGGTTCGTCGGCGGTGTCGTTTATGCCGCTCGTGTTTAAAGACACCGTTGCGGGCGCTTGACACAAATATAACACTAACAATTTAGACGACGACGACGACATGATTCCGTTGACGCCGCTGTTTTCCCGTTACAAAGACAGCTATTTGCTGTATTCTTTTAGGCTTATAGACTTGTTGCGAGCGTCCAAATCGGCGCACTTGACAAAATTATTATCTGCGCAAGCAACTTATCTATATCACTTTGCGTGTTTAATGAAATACAAAGACATACAAAAATATGAAGTGCAACAATTGATCGAATGGGCGGTGAACGCGTCGCCCGAAATTGATTTGCAACAGTTTCGCATTGAATTTATCGACAAAACGACCGAGCTCAATTTACGTTCGTGCCAACCGAAAAGTTTCATGTACACATTCACGACCATATGGGACACGATTCATTTTCTCGGTTTAATAATTGACGACATGGTGCAAACGCGCGATAAAAGCAGTCTCGATTTTGTCATGCAACAATTGAAAACCATCAAAGTTTTGTATTATAATATATTTTTTATATTGCAATGCGCTCTGTGCCGCGACCATTACATGAACGTCAAAGGCTACATCATATATCACATTGAATTGATCGAAATCGCTTTGGACAAGGAAAAGTACGGCACGGACATTACATTTGTTAATTCGTACCAACAAGAAACGGCGGCCGGCGACGAAAACCCATCATTAACGTCGACATCGACGTCAACAACAACAACAACCGTCGCCGCCGCCAATGCTAATATATTAATGAAAAATTTAATGGCGTATGTCACCATGACTTTTCACAATCACATCAACGACTACAAATGGATTCAACGCAATAAAAAACCGCCCGCTCACTACGAGCGCATGACGTGGAGCGAATATAAGAAATTGTTAAATTTACAATAAATAAAACGATTAAAATAATATTTATTAAATAAAATTTATTATATATACATTAACCATATAATAAAAAACAAACATAATGTCGTATATTGTTTTAATATTAGCCTATTTAATAACTATTCTATTTTTATTAATATACATATTATACAACAACAATAAAAACATAAATTTGCCACTGCCTCAAAACCCAAACATTATGTATTTTCCGTCTAATATTAATACAGTTAATAAATTGAAAGAATATATTGCGCCTTATTGCAACGCATTAGACAACACTAAAAAAACGTTTGCCGTGCCGTGGCAATGTACCCAACGATTAGTTTGCCAAGACATGAATATACAATACAACATTTTAATTTGTCCATTTGCCGAAGACGGAGCGTTTCAATCGTATTCGTACGCCAACGACGGATGCGTAAAAGACGCTGAATCCGACTGTCCTTATTATCCACTCAACGTGCTCTAGTTTGGAATCAATCTGTCGGGTCTCGGTTTTAAAACGTTTATCGTTTTACCGTTTATTGCGCACTCGTAAATGCGCCCGTGCTGCAACGGCGCCGCGTTTGCCGCGCCTACAATTATTTTGCAATTTGTCAACGGTCCGCTGAGCGAATTGAACGTGTTCGTTGTCGAATCGTATTCCAGTTCCATTGTAGACACCCATTTGTATTTTATATAATTAAACGTGTCGTCCAACACGACGTAACCGTCCACGGCGATTGTCGTGTAGCTGGCGGGCGATATGGGCGGATCGAAAAAATGTTGAAACATCAACTGCATGGCCGCCGGTCTTGATGAATCGTTAATTAGCGCGACATTTTTGACGGTGCGGTGCAAATAATTGATACATTTAATGGCCGACAGCGCGTCTAAAGCGTACGGCAAATGCACGTTGCACTCGTACTGTGTCCGATTGTTGTAATTGTATCTGAACACTTGCAATATGTCGGTAATGTAAATTTTTTGTTTGTTGCAACCGCTATTGTTGTCGTTGCCGTCGTTGTCGTTGTCGTTAAAATTGTTCATTATTTCACATTGGAACGTTACAACGTTGTTCAATTTGAACATGGGCGTTGCCATTTTTGTCGAATAGAATTGCATGTCGTCCGTTTGAATTAAACAAAAATTACGCATCATCAAACCTCTGCCGCGCATACCGTCCAATTTGAGAGCCCATTTTTTAATGTGTACGGCGTCGGCGGCAACGGCGTCGTTGTCGTCGGGCACAATGATGCGCTCACCGCTAAATTTGCGCAACACAATTTTGTCCAGCAACGTGGTGTACGGCACGCACGGCGCTATATTTTGCTTGTCGGCAAACGCCTCCATGTCGACAATCATTTTACACATTGCGTTCAATTGTCGTTGTTCGGGCGTGTCGTTTTCAAATTCGTATTCTAGCCGAATACGCGCCAATATTTCGTCGCTGCCCAACTGCGAGTTTTGCAACGTGTCCAGCAACGCGTCGCCGCTTTCCAACAATTTTAACAATTTAGCAATTTTGCTTGCCATCATTGAATCAAACGAATCAATGTCGTTTTTTGAAAAGTAAATGTGCTCAAATTTAATTTCGATGCCGTCGTGTTTGTACACGTTAACTTTGATAATTTTGTGTAGTTTTGCAGAAATTGTATTATAAGACACTCTAGTTTCGCTACTTTCGCGCCACACCAACGGCACCAACGTGTTGGTCTCGTCGAGCCAATGTACAAATTTTTCATTTTTTAATTGACATTTTTTCACGCTCAATATACAATTGTCGTCGCCGTCGCCATTGTTGTGTGTAATTTTTTGTGGGATGCGCGTGCGCACATTGTTCTCGTCGTACATGTCGTAGTATTGATGCGTTAAATTATAATTGTTAACAATATAAGAATTTAAAATATTATACAACAAATCTTGGCTGAAATTTATTGAATAAGAGATTTCTTTTTCAATCATATAATCGTCGACGCGTTTGCCGTCGTCCATATTTTTTGAAAGAGTATAAAATACCGGCGGCGACAGAAGTATGGCTCTTGTGCCCGCTGGCGTGGCCTCTCGGCGACTGACCAACCATTGTATATTTTCGGCCATCGTACCTTTCGATTCGTGCATTACGTACAGATCGCCGTGTTCGCCCGACGCGTCGGTGGACGACGGGTGGTTCATTTGCGATTACCATTTGCGGCTGAGATTTAAAATGGCCAAAATGGTGTTGCCCATATTTGACGAGGACGACAATCAGTACAAGCGCACCATAGCGCGACATCTCATTGGTCACAAAGACGAGGGCGTGCGTAGAATTCTCGTGCCCACCGCGACAAACTACGAGACCGTGTTCAATTTGCCCAGCATGATGCAATCGGAACAATTGATTTTTCATTTAATTTACAACAACACGACGCGCGTAAACGAAATATGCAACGCGTTAAGAAATTCCGAAAGCTACATGGAAAACACGTATAGCATCATTGAAAACGTGTATTCGAGCACGAGAAACATATTGGCGCTCACCGACCCCAACGCGTATTGTTCGCGAGTGGCGCGCGACGACACGCGCTACTTTGACATTTCCTCACCGGAGGGTGGCATCCGAGCGGGCGGCGCGGGCGATCAAGTGTTTAGTCAATTTTCGGGTTTTTTACAGAATTTAATTAGACGCGCCGTCGCGCCGGAAACTTTGCAAATCGACAGCGAAGAGTTGCGATTGAGAAATTGCGCCACGTGCCGCATCGACGCAACCGGTTTGGTGGCGAGCGTGGAGGGCACCGAGTTGTATAACCCGATTAGAAACAGCGACATTATCCGATACCAACCGAATCGTTTGCAAGTCAGAAACGTGTTAAAATTCGAGGGCGACACACGCGCGCTCGAACGAAGTCTCAATCGATACGAAGAGTATCCCATGTACGCGCCACTATTTTTGGGCTATCAATTGATCAATTCGGAAAATAATTTGTTGCGAGCCAACAACTTTGTGCCGGTAGCACCGGCGGCGACGGCGGGCGGCGCCATCGGTTAGCCGACCGGTTGCGCGTAATATAAATTTTTTTTTACACATACACAACGTACATACATGTATAATTGCACAATCTAAAGACGAAACATCATTATTATTATGGAATTTGTCAAATTGCAATGCAATATTTGTTGGTCGGTGGCGGAAATTAAAAATTATTTTTTAAACGGCCCCGATTGTCTGAACGCAATACCCATTGTGGAATTGGCGACGTGCAAACACCAATTGTGCTCAATGTGCATACGTAAAATTAGAAAACAAAAAAAGGTGTCGTGTCCCATATGCAGAAAAGACAATTTATATTTCAATTTATACAGCGTCAATCGTAACGTTGTGGACGTAATAAAATGCAGCGTTGCAAACATTAGTCAATGGAATAAAACGGAACAGACAAACGACACGGACGCCGCTTCTTTAGCGGCGGTATTATTTGAAAAAAGTCTAATCGACAATGACAATGATGATGATAATAATGACGATGATAATAATAATAATGAGTTATTAAACGGCAACAATATTAAAACTGTTCAAGAATCGAACAAAAAAAGTGTTTGCGCAGCAGAAACGCTGTTAAAATGTGTTCAGATCAAAATTTTTGAACAGACAAAATTGAATATTAAACAAAAACTTATACACGAAAAATTAACAGACACAAATTGCGTGCTACAAAATAAAATTAACAAAGCCAAGTGTGAATATGACGATCTGTACAGAAAAGTGAACGAATTGCATTTGAAACGTATTACATTGGAAAAGGCGTTGCGCGCGCTAAACGAAGAGCACGCAAAAATTGTGAATAAAAATGCAAAATTAACAAATCAAAATAAAACGCTAACTAATAAAAATATAGATTTAATCAAACACAAAAATGTATTGTTAAACGAATACACAACGTTAAAACAAAAAACATACACTTGTATCGTTACAAATTCCACAATTACAACAACGACCACAACTACAATAGATTAATTTTATTTATATATATACAATGTTAACATTTAACATAACACTGTATTATTGTATAATAATTTTCTGTAATTATTTTTGTTTTACTATTAAAATTTATATTATAAATATATTTGGTGTTTGTGTCATTGTTCCAATTCCAATTGTCCGTTTCGCACCAGCGTTTGTCTTGCAACCAACATTGATATAGCGTTTCGTTGTATTGATCAATGTTTAAATTAAACTTTTTCAATTCATTTTTAACAACGTTCACTCCTTTGAATTGTTTGTATTTTTCAAACCATTTATTATTGCACGCCAATAATACTTTGTGTGCAATGATTTTTGATTGACTTTGTCGCTGCAAACCTAGCGCGTTCATAAAAAATAATTTTTTGTCTGCTTCAAAACGGCGAGTTTTCATTTTTGCAGCTATTAGAATGATATTTCAAAAATTATAAACCGTTTTTTATATAATAAATCGTTATGATAGTAAACATAATTTTTATACAATTGCACGTAATCATTTTACATATATAATTCTATTTTTAAAGTATATAAATGGTAATGTAAAATTCATACAAAGATGATGCAATAATATTTTATCACATATTCGAGTCATTGCACTCGCTTTACAAATTAAAGTTTTCTCGAAATACATGAATTGCGATGAGTCATTTGTGTTTCTAGAATTTTTATGACTCATGCGCTTATCAAAGCTGATGTCATATTCGGGTCATCGCACTCGCTTTACAAATAAAATTCTACTCGCAATGCATGGACTACGATGACTCATTTATTTTATTTACAACTTTTATGACTCATATGCTTATCAAACATCCGGGTCAGTGCACCCGTTTTACAAATAAAATTATACTCGCAATGCGCGAACGCCGATGAATCATTTATGTTTCTAGAATTTTTATGACTCATGCGCTTATCAAAGCTGATGTAATACTCAGGTCATTGCACTCGCTTTACGAATAAAATTATACTCGCAATACACGAACTGCGATGAGTCATTTATGTTATCTACAATTTTTATGATTCATACGCTTATCAAATATCCGGGTCAGTGCACCCGTTTTACAAATACAATTCTACTCGCAATACATGGACTGCAATGAGTCATGCGTTTATTAAAAATGATGTCATGATATATGAGTCATTTATTGTGCAATATATACATGTATTAAATTATTCTTCTTGCATGTTGTTTAAATAGTACAATTTATCGGGTTCAACGGCGCATTGAAAAGTGTCAGCGTCGTACAAATCTTCCGGACACGCCATATACTGTTCGTTTTTTACGTGTACCCAACGATTGTATTTTACATTGTCGTTCGACTGCGTCTCTAAATTTAAATACACTTGGCTCGGAATCGACTCCTTTTTCACTTTAATTGTGTCATTTTCGTACATTGACCGACACCCTATGCCGCTGCCTATGTACGCGTACGCGTTCAATACGTGCGACAAATTTTTAGCCGGCTCGCAATCGGCGTCGTATTGCACGTTAGCGCGCAAATTTTCCAAAGCCGTTTTAATGATATCATTTTCGGCGTGACAGCTGGTCAATTTAAAAAATGGCACCGAATAATAACACGAATAAAACAAATCTTTGTTGTCTAAAATTAAAGGCGACGGCGGCGGCGACAATGGCGACGATGGCAATATCTCTTCAGGTTCGGATTCGACGTCCGAAGACGGCAATGGTATATTTATGTCGTTGTCGTCGTCATTGTCGTCCGGTTCGCTAATTTCACTCATATTATCATCATTATCATTATCAACAATTGTTGTTGCAAAAGGATTAAACGTGGGCTCAACAATGTCGTTTATGTTGTTTTTTGATTGTTTTTGAAACGGATTAAACAATGGCGTAACGTTACGAGCGTTTTTTGAAATCGTAGCGTTTTCAAAACGTGTATTTGTCCCATATCTTTCGATATTTTTAAGCCGTTTTACGAGAGTGTAGTTATATTGAAGCGCAGGTGTAGTATATTTTGGCGCAGGTGTAGTATATTTTTGGTACAATGTAGTGTATAGGTCGGCACAAACGTCCGACTGTAGTATATTTGTCAATATACGCGCCACAAAATGATTGTTTTTTACGATTTTCTCCCCGTTTTCGTCGGATATTGCACAAAAGTGTTTGTAATCGTCGTCGCGTTTTGTCAAATTGTCATTTAGAACGGCCAAAAATTGGCCTTCCGTAAAATGCACCGTTTTTACGACGCTTGTGCCCGTTTCGTTGCAAATGTTTGCGCGGCTCGCGTCAATGACGTCGTACAATCGGTCGCCGAAACAATCTATCGGCTCTCCCGTAAACGGGTTTAGACCCACGGCATTATTTTCTTTTGCAAACAATAGCCACTGAGCAAAAATGGAATCGTTGTCAATGCGTTTGCCGCCACTGTTGTCGTCGCCGTTGTCATTATTCACGTTTAACGGCAACAAATGTTTCAACATTTCGCTTTTGCCCACCATCGACGTTTGCATGTCAATATTATAATGATTGGGAATATTTTCTATGGCAAATATTGGTTTCAACACGTTTACGTTATCGGCGGTTGCGATCGCGCAACCGGTTCCGTCAAACACTTGCGCTGGAAATTGTAAATTAATTTTAAATTTGTTCAAAAACAACTCGTTCGCCAACACGTTTGTTTGATCGCATTCAATTTCGGAAATAATTTTAAAATTATCGCATATCATTTGGCCGCTATTGTATTGTATGTTGTCATCAACATGTTCGTAAACGCGTCGGCCGGTGCCGTTGGGCAAATCGACACATTTCGAATTGCCCGAACACTCGTACTGATTGTCCGCGTTGCGAATTCGATTAATGCACGTGACGAGTTGCGCTTGCGAATTGTTTAAACATTTGAAAAATTGTGATTCCCCAATGTCCGCGGTGATGTATGTGTGACCGGCGCCGTTGAACGCGCACGGATGCGCCTCTACGCACGACATTAAATTTCTATCAAACACTTGGTTTGATTGAGGACACGTGGAAACGACGTGCTGATTGTCGACGCATTGCATGAATTGATTGACGAGCAGCGTTTCGGGAAAATAATCCAAAATGTAACCGTTCGGCCGATTCTCGCATATTTCGTTTAATCGGCATTGTCCCAACAAGGCGTCGAACGTGTAATTGTCGGGACACTCGTTGACCACATAATTGCCGTCCGCCAAACAGCGCAAATACAACGTGGGATGGTACATGTGCGCGTTGGCCGAATAATCTTTGTCCAAATGCTGGTTCAACACTAACGTGTCGAGCATGCGTTCGTCCATTGCATATTGGCCGGGCGGTCTGTCGTGGCACGGCGCCACCGGCACGCACCGCAATTGGTTATAGTCAAAATTGAAATTTTGCGGACATTTCATTGTGATGTTGCCGTCGTCGCCGACAATGATAAATTCGTTGGGGTCGTCGACGTTTGCGGCGACTCGATTTTCGATCGCGACACGATCGTCAACTTGTTGAAATTTTTGCGCTATAAAATTAAAAATTTCTAAACGGTCATCGTGCACGCTTTCGTGATACGTAGACAAGTCGTTGGTTTTGAACCACGTTACAATATAAGTGTTTTCGTAGATATCCGACACGTAACCTATCACGTCGGGCGTCGGTTTGTCGGCGTTTGTGCGTCGCGCGTATTCAGTCAACGTTTGAAGGCGCTTCGTGAAGGTGGTTTCGTCGAATTCAAAAAATATCGCCAAATATAATAAAATAAAAGCTATCACAAAAAAAATGGCCAACATCAACAATACAACGGCGGACATTGTCGTTAGAGTGGCGTTCGACAGCGACAGCGGCAAAAATGATACGGTCGTGTTGAGTTTTATGATTGAAGACGAATATCACTTAAAAAAACTGAGCGTCGGCGCGTACGCAATCAAAGTGATTAGTTCGCCGCATTTGAAACATTTGTACAAGAATCATTATTATTTGTCGACAATCTCTTGTGGAAAATATACAATTTTGTGCAATCTGGTGGAAAACGGCGAATACGATATTAACGCAATAATGTTCAATCATGCCGAAACTAAATTGATTAAAAACGATGTTTTGTTTAAAATAAAAATGTTCGCTGTTGGCACGATCGTTGCGCAGCATTGCAGCGAAAACGATAGCGACGAAATTGAGTACGACATTGATACTAATAAGACTGGTGTGCACCCGCTAGCGTTTAAACGTAAACAGCAGTGGCAACAGCAATCTGAATTAAAAACAGAGGCCGAGACTGCGACGGCAACAACCACGGCGATATTGCCGTCGGCAACAATTATTAGTGGCGTAAACGACGACGACGACAACGACAACAGCGTTGAAACGGCGTCGGCAAAAAATAATGTCGGCAACGACGCCGCCGCTGTTGTTGAACGACAAACAAAACGAGACGACGCCGCTACTGAACGAAATATGGAAACAATTGTCGAAGACGGAAACGTTTCGGCGGCTAAAAGACAAAAACTTGACGACGTTCAATAAAATAAAATATGACAGCGAATTGCTTTTACATTATTTATACGAGGGTAAAAACAGTAGCAGCAGCAGCAACAACAACAACGACGACGACAATGGCAATAGCATCAACAATAATAATGACAACGATTACAACTATGGCAATAGCAATAATATTAATGATAATAATTATAACAATGATATTAACGTAATAAAAATATATAAAGTTAAAGTGAAGAAAACGGGCGGTTCGATGTTGGCACATTATTTTGCACAAATCAACGTGTCCACCGGTTATGCGTTCGAGTTTCATCCCGGCAGTCAACCGAGAACATTTCAAACCATACACACCGAAGGGCTGTTGATAAAAGTGTTGATATTGTGCGACGATTGTTGTAAAAAAGAATTGCGCGATTACATCAAAGGGGAGAACGGTTTTAATGTGGCTTTTAAAAATTGCGAAAGCATTTTGTGTCGCCGCATTAGTTTTCAAACTGCACTGTTGAGCTGTGCCATTTTTTTATTGTTGTTTAACTTGGACAGATTTTCATTTATCAATTTGATTATTATAATTTTAATTTTGGTGGCGCTGTTTTGTCACAACAATTATATTATAAGTAATCCGTCTGTTGTATTTTGTAATCATAAGAGTGCAAATAAAAAGTATGACACATGAACGTGGCAATTTTTATTACAACACCGTTTCGACGCCGCTAAAATATCCCACTAATCCACAAACGACAATATTCATTAGTCCGCAAACGACTAGCATGTACGCTGCCGCCGCTGCGACCGGCAACAATAGCAATATCAATTATAGTAATTTGCCATTGACAGTTTCGTCGTCGTCGTTGTCGTCGCGCAACGCGACGGACAATAGAATGGATTACACTAGCCGCAACAATAGCGCCATGGGCACGTACACGACAAACAACAAGAGCGTAGAATTGGTCGACGGCGGCGACGCGATTTGGTACAATAAATGTGTGGATTTTGTTCAGAAAATTATTCGATACTATCGATGCAACGACATGTCCGAATTGAGTCCGTTAATGATCCATTTTATAAACACAATTCGCGACATGTGCATCGACACCAATCCCATTAACGTAAACGTGGTGAAACGATTCGAAAGCGAAGAAACAATGATTCGTCATTTAATGCGGCTGCAAAAAGAGCTTAGTCAAAATAATGCCAATAGCGAATCTATGTCGTCGTCGTCGTCGTTGAACGACATTAGCATTTTTCAACCGTCGTTTGTAATAAACACGCTGCCCGCGTACGCACAAAAATTTTACAACGGCGGCGCGGACACGTTGGGTAAAGACGCGTTGGGCGAAGCGGCAAAACAATTGAGTCTCGCCGTTCAATACATGATTGCGGAAGCGGTCACGTGCAACATTCCCATACCGCTGCCTTTCAATCAACAATTGGCCAACAATTACATGACTCTGTTGTTGAAACGCGCAACGTTGCCGCCAAACATACAGAGCGCCGTGGAATCGAGACGCTTTCCGCACATAAACATGATCAACGATTTAATCAACGCCGTGATCGACGACATATTTGCCGGCGGCGGCGATTACTATTATTATGTGCTCAACGAAAAAAATAGAGCGCGCGTAATTAGTTTGAAAGAAAACATTGGATTTTTGGCCCAGTCATTGTCCACGTCGGCTAACATATTCAATTATATAGCCCAATTGGCGACACAACAAGGCAAACGGCCCAGTCCGTTTCAAAATGCGACATTTTTAACGTCGGCCGCAAACGCGGTCAATTCGCCGGCAGCGCACATGACGAAGAGCGCGTGCCAAGAAAGTCTCACCGAGTTGGCGTTTCAAAACGAGGCGTTGCGTCGTTTCATATTTCAACAGATCAACTACAACAAAGAGCACGTTTTCAACAACGCTCAAAACTCTGCCAAAATATAATAAGAGCGCAACGCGTCGCGTCCGTTGCCAATTGATTAATTTCACATTAAATATGACCACGTTGCACAACAGTCAAGTGTGGTGCGTGTACATTTTGAAACGAGACGACAACGGAAGATTGTACACGGGCATCACTAGCGATCTGAAACGGCGTCTAAAACAGCACGGCAAACGTGCGGGCGCCAAGTGTTTGCGGCGGCAAATTGGCAATTTGCAATTGGTGTATTATAGCGCTAGCGCGTACGATTACAAAACCGCCGCTCGCATGGAATACAATCTTAAGCGTAAACGCGGCAAACATTTTAAACTGCATTTGATTAAAACCAAACCACTTTTTTTGGATAGATATTTATTAGCAAATAAGTCATAAAACTAGTGTACTATTGCGCACATTTGTTTTTTTGCGTGCACAACATACATACACACAATATATTACATTACATACGTACAACGTTGCGTATTGTTTATTAATATTATTGTTATTAATATTTAATAATCATAATTTCATTATATAATGAATATGGACGTGCCGTATTATCGGTTGGGCAGTCACGAAAAAGTGGAATATATTCCGCTCAAATTGGCGCTGTCCGACGATGAACAACAACAGCATCAGCATCAACATCAACAGCAGCAACACGCGTACGGCGAAAACGACAAAATAATGATGCAAACGGGTGAAATGAACACGGCCGCCAACAACATGTCCGCGGGAATCATTATATTGATCAGCCTAGTGGCTTTTGTGGCGTTATTTGTATTGTTGTATGTAATATATTATTTTGTAATATTAAGAGAACAACAACAATATTCTGATAATTCTAATATTGGTGTTTTTTAATTTTTTCAATAAAAAAAATACACGCACATAAACATATTTCATATATTTATTCATTAATTTGCGGCAATTGTATTATGAACATCGGCAGCAACAACAACAACGACGACGACGACAATTACAACAATGGCGTTAGAAACGAGAACGCGTTTAATGTGTGGAAAATAAAAATTCAATCGTCGCCTCGATTCGAATACGTGTTCGATTTGGCCACCGATCGTCAACGGTGCACGCCCGACGAGGTGAAAAATAACAGTTTGTGGAGCAAATACATGTTTCCGAAACCGTTTGCGCCCACCACGTTAAAAAGTTACAAATCGCGACTAATAAAAATCGTGTACTGTCTAATTGACGACGTTCACTTGCACGACACGTCCTATTCGATGGACAAAGAGTTTGATTCCATCGAAAATCAAACGCCGCTCATTGATCCCGAAGAGCTGTGTAAACGTATGTTAGAATTGCGTTCGGTCACAAAAGAAACGCTCCAATTGACCATCAACTTTTACACGAACACTATGAATTTGGCCGACTATAAAATTCCGCGAATGGTTATGTTGCCGCGCGACAAAGAATTGAAAAATATCAAAGAAAAAGAAAAAAATTTCATGTTAAAAAAAGTTATAGATACAATATTGTCGTTCATTAATGATAAAATTAAAATGTTAAATAGCGATTATGTTCACGATCGCGGTCTAATTAGGGGCGCAATAGTGTTTTGTATCATGTTGGGCACCGGTATGCGCATTAATGAAGCTCGCCAATTGAGCGTCGACGACCTGAATGTTCTCATTAAGAAGGGTAAATTGCGCAGCGACACCATTAACTTGAAACGTAAACGTAGTCGCAACAACACGCTCAACAATATCAAAATGAAACCGTTAGAGTTGGCGCGCGTCATTTACTCGCGCAATCCGACCATTTTGCAAATATCGAAAAACACGTCAACGCCGTTCAAAGATTTCAGACGGCTGCTCGAAGAATCTGGCGTGGAAATGGAAAGGCCGCGCAGTAACATGATAAGACACTATTTGAGCAGCAATCTGTACAACAGCGGTGTTCCGTTACAAAAAGTGGCAAAATTGATGAACCACGAATCGTCCGCCAGCACCAGACACTATTTAAACAAGTACAACATCGATTTGAGCAGCGACGACGACGACGACGACGACAAAAAAGAAAACGTAGAAAAACAACGGCGACAACGACAACGTGTAAGCGAACGCGTTTATAATTCAAGTGTAAAAAACAATAACGGCGGCGGCGGCAACAGCGGCGATAGCGTTGAGGATCGCGTTGAAAGATTTGACATAAATAACAATAACGGCAACGGTAGCGACGACGACGACGACGACAACGACGCGGCTGTTATAACGCATTCTGATCGTATTTTATCGGGTGTAGCGTCGTCATTGTCGCCACCGTCGTCGTCGTCTGCGTCGTCGTCGTTGTCCATGTATTATCGTAGCGATTAAAAAGTAAGGGAACAAAATGAATTTATATTTATTGTTGGGCGCACTGGCCGTTTTCAGTCTGGTGTACGACAAAAGAGAGAATAGCATATTTTTGTATTTGCTCATATTGTTTTTGGTGTTTCTGCTCATATGCCCGGTGATTATAAGTAAAAACGCCGAGTCCACCGCCGACACAATACCGAGCAGTAAAGCTAAGAGTGTTAGAAAAAAATTGGAAATTGAACAGGCGCTCGACGCCATTTTAAATAAAAATACAAGTTCTCTAGATTGAACAAATAGGAAAATAGAATTGAAATTAAAACACAATCATGTCGAATTTAATGAAAAACTTTTTTGCCGAACTCGTCAAATCGACAACGTTTACCACAAAAGTGAGCATAGTCAAAACGACGCTTCACGAATGGCTGTGCGAACAAGTGTATCCCGATCCCGTGTTTAGACTCAAATTGCAAAAGGTGGTGCACATGTTTGTCATGCGCGAAATTGACAACGCTAAAATTCACAAACTTGTAGAAACGGTGGACTCTTCAAAAAAATTGTCCCCACACCAAATCGATTATTTGATCAACGCGTTTCTAAACAATTGTTCGGTGAAATTAATTTTGCAACGATTCGTGCAAGGCGACATTATCAGCGACGACGAATTGAGTTTTATGTCGACGTTTTTAGTGCGACAAATGGACGAAGCGTACCAGCTGCCCCATCATCATCACCACCACCATCATAATAATTATAATAATCATAATCATATTAATAGTCAATGATGTATATATTATAAGATTAATAAAATTGTGCGTGCGTGTAAGCAATATTATTAATATACAATTTTTATTTTAAACATGTTTTTTTCTAACGAATCCACTATTGGCGGCGTTGTGAACAACGATAACAATAATGTTTATGACCATATTAAAGGCATACTGTATTTGAACGAACCATTGTTGCCGTCACAATTTGTGATGAAATTAAAATGCACAGCTTACGTGCAAGACGGCAATCAAGTTGATCATATTGATTCGTCGGCGTTAAAACAAATAAATAATTTGTGTCAAAAAATTAACGCGTCCGACAACTTGTATTTTCAACCCGATTGTGCGCAACGACAAAACGGCGCCGACAATTATCGCACAATTTACGCCAACTCGGACGAATACACGGTGGACGGTTTGAAATTGAAAACGAATTACATTAAATATTATAAAGTTTTAAAAATTATTGTCGGATTCGTTATAGTGTGCATTAGCAAAGAATTGAACGTGAAAGAATACGAGCACGTGTACACGCTCGCTCGACAGTTATACGAATTGTTGCGCGGCCTGTTTATCGACGAACCGTTCAAATTGTGGCTTGAACGCAACGTGGATACGTTTGACGAGAAAACAATCATGGAAAGACTGCGGCGCGAATTGAAAATTTTGTTGGCCGACAAGGATAAATTGAAACGCCACACTCTTCAACATCTTATAACCGATTTGCTCAATAGAAATTTAGCAAACGTTTGCGACGGCAATTTAACAGAGTACAATATAGCAACGGCGCACGACGACGGCAACGAACATATTTATTATAAGCCCAGTTGTATAGTTGACACGTACAATTGTTGCAATATTCATTTTATCGACAGCGCCGCCGACGCCGACGCCAACAACAGCAATAGCGACGATAACCACCAATGCTAGTATTATGTCGTCCACAAACGCGGTTGTGCAAATTGTAAATTTACAAAATAGCGTGCTCGATTTGATGGGCAACGTTAACGAGTTTTTGATCAACGGCGACAACGCACCGGCATACTCGGTGGAATCGTTGACGCGAACCAATGATAAATTCAAACATTTCAACGTGTTGGACGAAATGCTTACAAAAAAACTAATAGAAATCGACAGAGTCGCGTTCAACGCGAGCAGTCACAATTTGGAAATCATACGCAAAACCATTATGCGATGCATCAATCAATGTATCAATTTAATTACAATAAAACATTACAATGATATATAAAAAATACAAACGAGCGTTTAATTATTTACATACACAATATTAACATAATATATATAATTACAATTGTTGCTATATTGATAGTTACGATTGCTTTCGGTGTCTTTATTATTATCGTGTTCGTTGTTTTCGTTGCGATGGTCGCCCAATTGCGACATCACACAACGAAACAAAAGATTTACAAATTTTTTCGATACACCTTTTACAAATTTCAATTTACAGTACGTTAACAAATTTTTTTTCATACAATACAATTATAATTACAAAACTTATTATATATATATATGCACGTGCCCGCGCGCGTGTTATTGTGGCAACGTTTCAATGCGTTGCAAAATTTTAGCATTGCACACGCAACATTTTTTACATCGGCGCGAACATTCGACGCACACCGCCAAATGGCGGCACGGCATGAAACACACCGATTTTTCTCGGTCGAAACATATTTTACACTCAACGGCCGCCGTTTGTTGGTCGTGCGTCAACAATTCGGACAAACACGGCGCCGAAGGCTCACTAACAGCGGCGGCAACAACGGCGATATTATTTGCAACTACAATTTTGCCGTTTGTTTCGGGCGGAGGCAAATCGCTTGTCAATATTTGACGATCATCTATGTCGTTGTCGTTGTCGCTGTTGTTGTTAACAGCATTAAATGGTTTATTGATATCATTGCAAATATTAATTGTTGTCAAATGATCGTCGAAAACATGAATAAATCGACAATTTTGCTTGTGTTGTTTTTGTGCGTCGTCAATTGTCGTGTATTTGATTATAATGCGGCAGCCGGAACACCGCAAATGCGACGGCTTGCCAAAAGTGTAAAATCCGCGTCGCGCCAACATATCAATAATGAGTTGTGATTTAAATTGACGGCGTGCCGATTTAAAACTGACAAACGATCGTTTTCGCATCGTTTCGTTGAGCATCAACAGATTTGTTGACGAAATGCAATTGTCGGAATACGTGTGTCGTTTCACAAGTTTTACGTCTATTTTATCCATAGTTGTGTAGCATCCTATACATTTAATTAAATTATTATGACAAAAAAGACCCGTTTTGGCCAAATCTAGTTTTGTATCATTGTCGAGCATCATGTTGGCCATCGTTTGATACCGTCCGTCGGTGGATAAAATTAAAAAATTAAATTGTCTCAAATCCATTGCCGTTGGCGTGCAATTTTATTTTTTTTCAAATTCATAAAAACAAACTATTACATTTTTACTTAATACATTTATTTATTAAAATAATAATATATAAATATATTAATATATTAATATATTAATATATTAATAATTAATAAAAAAAATATTATAATAATGTAGGTAACAATTACAACGGCCGTTCTTTGCCGCGACCAAAACGGCAATGACAAAAATACGTTTCAATTAATGCACACTGTACATAAATTATCAAAAATGATGTCATGGTTTATCAAACATCCGGGTCATTGCACTCGCTTTACGAATAAAATTCTACTCGCAATGCATAGACTGCGATGAGTCATACGTTTATCAAAAAAAATTGGCATGACTCATGCAAGCTGATGTCATACTTAAACTTGTATGTTGACGCGTTTAAATATAATGTCTAAAAATTTTTACAATTTAAAATCAAACATTTTAATAAACACGTTAGAACTTCATCGAAAATTTTATTTTACAAAATTTTATTCACACGTACGTCAACGCGTTTGACAACCATTAAAATTATTTTGTTACTAAATTTTATATACATGCGCATTAACGCGTTTGTGCCATCGTTTGCATTAAATTAATTTTTGATTTAATATCGTCTGTTTTTGTCGTGATGCCGTACTTGTTGGGCGTGTAAAAAGCCAGCAACACAATCAATATTACAATACAAATAAATACGAAAAATACATGAGCAACATTAACATTGATTGTTTGATCGTTGAATCGAGCGGGTCTATTGAGGGAATTATTAATTCTTTTATTGTACATTGTCAACGTTTTATTTTTAATATTGTACACAATTGGAGTGTTGAAATCAAAATTTTCAAAATCCGCCTTTTTAAACATTGTTCTAAACGTGTTGTCCACGGGCGTGCCATTGGCCACGTTAATAATTAATTCGCGCCACGCAAGCGACCGGTGTTCAGGCGACACTTCAATTTCGTCGGCATTTAATATTTGCCATCGAATTAATTCCCACATATTGTTGCAAATATTACACTGATACAATGGAAGATAAAAAAGCGATCAAACGCAGTCTGTCCAACGACGACAATAGCGGTGAGCCGCTTATAAAGCGAACAATGATAGATTTAAAAAAGATCAAAGAGAACTATAAACAAGTGAATGGCAAATTGCTGAACAAAATGACGTTGAGCATCGACAACGTTATCTATTACACTTTTCGTATAATGTCCGACAATAAAATAAAAGAATACTATGGCGATTCGCAATGTTTCAAAGATATGATTGAAGAAAAATGCTACGATATCAGTTTGAATTTTGTAAAAACTAAATTTAGCGAATGGATTCAAATTAACGAGTACAAAGAGTGTGAGGCGCAAATTGAGTCGACCGTGCGCATGAACGATTATTTGACTTGTAAAGAGTTTGAAAATGAAGATAGCGTCAATACGATTGCCAAATTGAAATATATTTACAAAAAGCCCAATACGGTTATGTACAAGATTGTATTTGAAATTAATTATAAAAATTTAAACGACGATCCGCAAGTGATTCAAATTGAATGCTCGACCAATGCAAAGATGTTGTTGAACATTTTCAAGAACGACATAAAAGGATCAAACGATATTAACGATTTAATTGCGCACATTAAAAAAAGCGAAAATAAAATTTACAATGTGTACAATGTGAAATGCCAACAAATCACAAACGGCGGCAACAATGTGTATTACAATTGGAATATGCTTAGTTCGACTCGCATGGAAGCGTGCGACGGCGTTGACAATGAATTGTATGCAAACTTGCAAGATTGTGACAATAATTGCGGTGCAAAAATTAACATTAGCCGTTCAAATAAACACATTATAGCGTGCAACGTTAACAGTTTCAAGATTGAAATGGACGAAAATAACCAAAGCGGCAACGGTGGCAGTGGCAAATTTATTATACAATTCAAAAGCGACGATTTATCGTACAACGATTCCGACGAACAGCAATCCGTTTGCTCGGATTATAACAAGTGGAACCGATGCGTGTTTTACGTGAACGCTAACAAAAAAACCGAACCAGATTCTTTGCAAAAATTGTCGGCAGATTTGAATCAAATGGCCGAACTGTTAGAAGATGATTTAATCAAAATTATTTTGTACACGACCGTGGACAACGACGACAATCGCAACATGAACATGCTTGGTTTGCTGAAATACGACGACGACGAAAATGAATACAAATTTTTGTAAAACGCCAAATATTATTGTTACTCGACTGTAACGTCCGTTTGTTCGGACGCGGCGACGCTGCGAGCCAAAGTTTCGTACATTTTAAGCATTTGCCCTTTCCATTCAAATATGTCTTTAGATTTAGAATCGTATTTTACAAATAAAATATTAATTTTTTCAATTTGTTTGTTTAATTTGCCAATTTCTATTTTTACAGCCTGTTCGGCAATGTCGTTTAAATCTTGTCGTTGCACATTTTTAACGGCAACACATTCGTTTTGCAGCGTATCCAATTTGCGTTTTAACTCTTGATAGCTTTGATCGTTTAAATGTTTCAATGCAGGATCACTGCTCGCTAAAGCCGACAAAAATTTGACGTTTTCAATGTTTTGTTTTAATTGATTTTCTAGCGCGTTTATTTTGGAAGCGTATTCGCGTTTAAATTGATCGTTTTCTTCTTTTAACGTGTTGTTTTGCGTTTGCATAGCGTTATTTTCTTTGGCCAACGCATCGTATTGACGCACCAATTCACTGACACTACTTATTAGCACAATGTCGGACACGTTTAAATTTTCCTGTTTAACATTGCCGCCGCTGTCGCGATTAATATATTTTTGTATAATATTTAAAGGAATTATATTGGTTATTTGCGATTTAATATCGTTATATTGACCATAATAATTTTCTTGTTGTAAATTGACTAAATCGGCGGTGGATAGTCGCGATTGTATACTTTGTAACCATACACGAATATAATTGTGTTGCGCTTCAGCAATTTCAAATGGATTTTCAACAATGTCGTTTTCGTTTTTTATTAAATTACGATTATAATCTGCGCGATTCGGATCTATGTCCCCTATGGCTTTATAATAGTCGTTAACGTACGAAATCACGTCCGAAACGTGCGTATCGTAATATTTAATTTTTAACAAAGCTTGTTCGTATTCGATCGCTACGTTTTCGTTAGATTTAACAATCTCTTGCAAATTGTCGTTTTCTTTTTGCAAATATTCAATTGTGTTCTGCAACAAAGTCATTTGTTCGTTTGTTTCGGTCGATTGAAGCGTGCGCGATTTTTCCAATGTAACATTAATTTGTTGCAACCGTTCAATTTGACGTTGTTTGTCTTCGATTTGTGAATTTAAATAATCAATACGCGACACGCTCGCCTCCATTTCGCGATCAACATCGTTAATTTCGGCCAATTGACGCGTTAAATTAGCATTTTTACTTTGCACATTGTCCAAACGTCTGCGCAAATTGTCAATTTCCACATTTAATTCGGCAATAAATTCCGATTCGGCCGTTTCAATGTTTTTGCGTAATTTACTTTGTAAAAATCTATTGTCGCGACTCATGCGTCTATTTTCCTCTTTTAAATCGTTCAAATCATCGTTTAGCGTTTTAATGTTGTAGTTCAAATCTAAAATTTTATTTTGCAATTCCACATTTTGATCGGCCAATTCGCTTTGCGATTGTTGCAATCTTTTAACGCTACTATTTAATTCTTTAATTTTTTTCGCATCACCGTCTCGTTGAAGGGCCAAATTTCTATCCATCTCCGCGTTCTCATCGATCAATTGTTTGTTGCGCGCAACTAAAGTGTCGTATTGCGTTTTTACCGTTCTAATTTGGTCGTCGTATGCCGCGTTTTGTTCTTGCAACAATTGAATTTGCGAACGTTCCGCCGTCAATTGTCGCTGCAATTCGATCAGTGTTGTATTGTTTGTATCGGATGCTAAAAACGGCGTTGCCAACGACGACGAAGGCGGCGGCGTCAACGTAAAATTATTGTATTTGTTTTGTATGTCGTTGTACATTTCATTTGAATATTCGGTCAATTGTTGCACGCTAATTTGTTGCGTCCACGTCAATTCGGTGCGTTTAATTATAACATATATGCGCATAAAAAATTGTATAAACACTGCAATGTAATCGCACACGTATCGATCAACTTGTAAATGCACGTCCGTTTTTTGTCGAACACATTTTAAAAATTCAATAAAATCAATATTAATGAGTTTTTTAACATTTTTTGAAGAAGAAATTGCATTTACAATTACGACGCTGTTAACAATATGTACACGAATAATTTTAATTAAAGTGTCAACAAAACTTTCAAAATACTCCCATCGCATATTGTTTTGCATATTCTCATATAAAATTGCCAACTGAGCCTCCTCCTCGCTCGTTAAATTAATTTGGTTGAGTGATTGCGATCCGCCTATGTCGTTAATGTTTGCAAAAGTTGTTTGACTTTGTTGACTCGACGGTGCGGGCGGCGGCGGCGGTGAACTATAATTATACGGCGAATAAAATGGATAATAATTAAAGTATGGATTGTTAGAAGGCGGCGGCGGAAAAGGAGGTTGAGGTGGCGGCGGTTGCGGTAAATTAGACGACGACGAAGGAGGCGGCGGCAAATTGCCAAACGGATTATTATAATTGTAATCGTATTTGTAATTGATGTTGTGAGTTAACGTGTTGCCGTCGCGATTCACAACGTCGGACAAACACTGCATTACGAGCGCGGGCAGCGCGTCCGGCTCAAAACCGTGTATGTTTGCCGACGGTTTTGCTATTACAATAACTTTGTGTATTTCTCGCAGGGCGTGCTCATACCGTTCTAGGGCTTTGATGCGAACGCTCATTGTATTGATAGTGTTGAGCAGATCGTGTACGGTGCGCGTATTGACGTCTGTATTTCCATATTTTGGCCATCGCTGCATATTGTCAAAATGAAAATATACACTTACAATCAATTGAAAAACGAGCTTGCCGACTATTGTCGACCAAACGCGTACACTCTGACGCCAAACGATCCGTTTCGAATAATTCGACTGGTGTACGACGAACGCGCCGGCAATCTGTTGGTGTTTTGCAACGTCAACATTGAACATGGAGTGTTGCAGTTTTATTTTAAAGTAAAACTAAATTTGTATTCGTACAAACAGTGTTACAACAAACACATATTTCCCACGTGCCGCAACAAGTGCACCAGCTATGTCACTTTTATTGCGCCCGGACTCAAAGGCTATCATTTGGACAAAATAAACGTGATCAAATACAAGAGAAACGAAGCGTCGCACACGGACAATTCTAAATGTCTGGACAAATTTTTGCACAACGTGAATCGCGTTCACATGCAAACTCCGTTTGTCGAAGGATTGTATATGCGATTCAAACGCGCGCAGCAATGCCGCGACAATTATGTCGGCACCACATCGCGCCTATTTAATTTGGACCGTTTTGATGAAGATTTTGAAATTGTCGACGAAATGCAATTGACGACCAACATAATGCCCGTGCTGTCGTGCTACGACATAGAAACGTATTCGGACGGCCAAAGCACATCAAAGGCGTCCGTCGACTTTATAATATCCATTGCGATGGTGGTGTACAAAGACAATGCCTATTTGAAAATATGTCTCATGTATCATAAAGACAACGACGTTGTTGTTAATATGGCAAACGACGACAATTGCAACGACAAAGACATGTACGCAATTGTGTTTAACAATGAACTTGACATGATTCACGCTTTTTTTGAATTGATACAAATTACCAATCCCGACGTGGTGTTGGATTTTAACGGCGACATGTTTGATTTGGCGTACATCAGAGAGCGTTTGAAAAAAACAAAAATGCAATTGAAACGTTACGATTTGCCCGCCACACCGTTGACGATTAAATTGTTTTATGACAAACTGGGCAACAAAGTGGACACGTATTATTTTAATTATTACATACACATTGATTTGTACAAATTGTTCAGCACCGATTCTAATCAAAATAAAGTGGAGAATTTTGCATTGAACACGATCAGCAATTACTTTTTGAACGAATCTAAAATTGATTTGCATTGGACGGAAATGGTTAAAATGTACAATAGCAAACGGCTAGGTGTTATAGCGCAATACAACGTGCAAGATTGTATGTTGCCCGTAAAACTATTTGTAAAATTAAAATTAACCGACAACATGTACACCCAATGTATTCTGCATCGACTGTGCACCGACGACATCATATGTAACGTTTCACATTTGATTAGTGTAGCGTATTTTTTTAAAGGATTGACGAATACTCGCGCCAGCAACGAGCCGGGTGGCAAATTAGAACCGAATCCGTATTTTCTCAACAAAAACGATTTGTCTACAATATCGGGCCAATTTAAAAACAAGAATGGCGGCGGCAGTAGCGGCGGCATATCTCAATTGAACAGAAAATTAATTCCGTTTGAACGTATACCCAAAACGGCCATCGATCTGGGGCCGGCCAACCAAATTGTAAAATACAAAGGCGGCAAAGTGTTGCAACCGCGCGCGGGCATTTATAAACATGCATTTTCGCTCGATTTCAATTCGCTCTATTTGACCATTATGATCGACATTTGCGCGTGTCTATCGAATCTAATGCTGTGCGAAAATGGCAATGTGTACTTGAATCAAGACAAAAACGCAATAAACGTAAAACTTTTAATGGAACTGCTGGAGCAAAGACGCAAATTTAAAAAAACACGAGACAACCAGTCGACTTCGGAATTTTTGTACGATTTGTACGATCAAATGCAAAATTCGGTAAAACGCACCGCCAACAGTATATACGGTTATTACGGCATATTCTACAAAGCTCTCGCCAATTACATTACTAAAGTGGGTCGACGACAATTGCGCACGGCCATATGCTTGATCGAAAGTCTCAGCAACAATGCCGAATTATTGGAAAAATTTAATTTGACATACATTAATTTTAAAGTAATTTACGGCGACACGGATTCGACATTTGTTTTGCCCACATTCAATTACGACGAAATTGCCGAAAATGTTAAAAATGAAAAATTAAAAGAGATATGCGCATATGTTGAAAATTGTGTAAACGCCACTTTTAAAGGCGGCTACAAAATGGCGTTTGAAAATTTAATGGATGTATTGATATTATTAAAAAAGAAAAAATATTGTTATTTGAACAGTGAAAATAAAATTACGTTTAAAGGGTGGCTGGTGAAAAAAGATATGCCGGTTTTTATGCGTGCAACGTTTCGATTGGCCATTGAACAAATATTGCGACATATGGATTTGAACAAATGTTTGCAGTGTTTGATTAAAAATTTCACTATGTATTATAATGAATTTAACAAATCCAAACCGTTGACCGATTATAGTTTTAGTATGACATACAACGACAACGTTAGCAAAAAACGTAAAATTAAAGACGGCGACGGCAACGAGGACGACAACGACGACAATCATCCGCCTCCGGCAAAACGTCGCGTGGTGACCGTGGCGCGCCACTGTAGAGAAATATTGATAAATAAAGGTGCCGATTTTGTACCGGGCAACGGAGATCGAATTCCCTATTTGTTGATAGACATTGAGGGTAAAGTGACGGAAAAAGCGTATCCGTTGCGTCTATTTGATCCGTCAAAAATGCGAATAAGTTGGATGAAACACATGGGTATTTTGTGTACGTTTATGAACGAACTGTTGGAAATATACGGAGACGAGCATCGCGATAAGATCGACAAGTGTTTTAAAACAATTGTTAAAACATATATGCAAAATCAATTGTACGACAAAAAAGAACCGATGCTGGTTAAAATTAGCGAAAAAAAATTGGTAACTGGTCAAAAACGTAAACGCACTACGACAATTGTTGAAAAAAACAACGGCGACGACAACGACACCGACGACGACAATAGTGACGACAATGCATCAAATTTGAGCAGCGACGACGACGACGACAACGATTGCGTTTCAACCGGCAATAACACATATAAATTTTGTCTTTATAAAATGAGAAAATAAATTATAAATAACATACAATTTAGTGGTTTTTATTTGTTATACTATTTAAAATAAAATTAACACGACTCATGCGCTTATCAAAGCTGATGTAATACTCAGGTTATTGCACTCGCTTTACGAATAAAATTCTACTCGCAATACACGAACTGCGATGAGTCATTTATGTTATCTACAATTTTTATAATTCATACGCTTATCAAACATCCGGGTCAGTGCACCCGTTTTACTAATAAAATTCTACTCGCAATACATGGATTGCAATGAATCATTTATTTTATCAAAAATTGGCATGACTCATGTGTTTATCAAAGCTGATGTCATACTTGGGTTATTGCACTCGCTTTACAAATAAAAATCTACTCGCAATGCATGAATTGCGATGAGTCATTTGTGTTATCTACAATTTGTATAATTTATGCGCTTATCAACATCCGGGTCAGTGCACCCGCTTTACGAATAAAATTTTATTTGTAAAACATAGATATCGGTGTGTGAATCATTTGTTGCGCAATAATTAAATTAGTTGTGCAATAAATTGTTGTGCAATAATGTAACGCGTTCAACGGCACGACCACATAAAAATACAGCATAGAACATTTCATTTGACAATAGACACTTGAACGGTGCGGACGTAACAATGTGCGCCGAACCCAGTGTAATATTGAATAGAAACGATGTGTACAAAGAAATATATTACGGCAGGCAAACGCCGATAATGGAAATTTATTTCAACCACCATTTGATAATATTGAATTGTTTAAAATGCGACAGAGTGCCTTTGCATATGAAACACGTTGTAGTAAACAATTATAGCGATTTATTTGATTTATTTGTTGAATTGTATTATGGCAAAAATTTATTTTGTCAACATTGCAACAGTGTACCGGTGTTTTTGCGCAATCCGCAAGAATGTTGTTGGCAATATTTTAACGGAAAATACTTGACAAATTGCCACGAATTAAATAATAATCTACAAAAAAGAATAAATATAATAAACGGCGATGGCGATGGTAACGACTATGACGACAATGACAGTGGAATCGATTAAATGTAACAATGTAAAATTAAAAAAATAAAAATTTGTTATGACAAACACAAATATTATTTTTATTTAAGTTTAATTATTTATAAATGGTTAAATTTACAAATATATTGCTCGTTTTATTCTATTGTGCGCCAACGGTGCGCTGTCACGGCTATTTGTCGTCGCCGGTGGCGAGACAGTACAAGTGTTTTAAAGATGGAAAATTTTATTGGCCCGACAACGGCGATGACATTCCCGACGCCGCTTGTCGAAATGCATACAAAACGGTCTATTATAAATATCGTGCCGTGAACGAGTCGCCGGGAACGTCGGCCGCCACGGCCCAATACATGTTTCAACAGTATGCCGAGTACGCGGCCGTTGCCGGTGCAAATTATAAAAATTTAGATTGGATCAAGCGCAACGTCGTGCCGCACACGTTATGCGGCGCCGCGTCCAACGATCGCAATGCAATGTTTGGCGACAAAAGCGGCATCGACGAACCGTTTGACAACTGGACGCCGACCACACTGTTCATAGGCCGTTACCAATCGTCGCAATCAATAGACGTACACTTTTGCCCGACCGCCGTGCACGAACCGAGCTATTTTGAAGTGTACATCACGAAACGCCATTGGGATCGTCGCACGGCAATAACGTGGCACGATTTAGAATTTATTGGCGGCAACGATTCTGCGCTGGTGCCAAACGACGGCCGCGACGCTCTTTGCGACAGCCGCTTGATATATTCGATACGCGTATCGATACCGTATCGACCGGCACAATTTGTGATGTACGTGCGTTGGCAACGCATAGACCCCGTCGGCGAGGGATTCTACAATTGCGCCGATCTCGTGTTCAAAACCGACAATGATGAATTGAAATATGTAAAAGCTGCTCAAATTGTACGCGAACGTTTGCGCAACAATCAAATTTGCAAACAGCAGCGTACTAATAATAATGACAGTGATCAAAAACAGTGTTGTTTTTACAACGATTGTAATGAACTCAACAATTGCGCATATAATTATAATGATCGTTTAAATAACTATTATAGTGATCAAATTTATTATAATAATATCAAAAAAGGTAGACACGAATTATAAATAAAAAATACATATACATTTTTCATAACAATTTATTTAAATATTATTAATATTAACATAAATATACTCATTATCATCAATATCATTATTGTTGTTGACGTTGTTGTCATTATTCATATAATTATGAAACATATTATACAATAAATTCAAGTAATCGTGTAAAAGTAGTTGATTCAATGCGCTATGAACAAAATTATTTTCATAGTCGTCCGTGCCGGTCACTTCTATTTCGTTGTAATTGTAACGCGACATAATGTAACTGTGGTCTAAATCGACGACGCTCACCATACGATTGACGGTGTCATTTTCTTTGTTAATTTTTATATTATCTTTTTTAATAAAATTGTAACAGCACATTGTTAAATACAATCGTTGGCCGACGTTGTGTTTACGCCAATGCATATAATTTTAAAATGTCCAAATGTTGTAAAGACTTTTATTATAAATACAACGGTTGCGCGCACGCGTACACGACAACGTATTAATCGATGAAAAAATCGAGCAAACGTTCGGGAAACAAAAATTCAGACGGCACGGCGCACACGTCCATGATGATTCGGTCGTCGTTTTTGTAGCACACGCAATTATTTTTCAAATACAAATTTTGCAACACCGTAGTGTTGTGGTAAATGTCGGCGCCGCACACTTTCACCTTATTGTGCGACGATATGTAACTGTTCAAACTGGTGGTGGCTCTCAACGCTATCGTTTCTATGTCGTCTTTTGGCGTGTTTCTATATTGTTTGGTGCTTTTTATTAAATCGGCGTTGCCTTTAGCGCCGCTTTTGATCATATCTTTAAACTGACCGCCCAACTTGAATATCTCTTCGTCGCCGCACACCATTTCCTCGTCCGCTATTAGTTCGGTCAATTTTTTAAAAAGCAAATAACTAACGTTCGAGCTGCCCACTAAACACAAATCGTGCAGCGTCAATTCAAGCCGTTGCGCAAATTGTGCAAATTTGTGTTTGGTCCACAGCGCGTACACCAACGGCATAGATTTGAACAATTTTTCAACAACATCAATGTTTTTGTACAAATAGTAAATTTGTTGCGACACAAACGACAAACGATTTTTGTCGAAACAAATAAAATTAAAACGTGGATCGCCGTACAGCAAACACTCGAGGTCGATCAACGAATTCGGTTTGGGCAAATATGTGATTATTTTCTTGTCGCCGTCACAGTCTGTGTTAGCGCCGGGAAATATGCCCAGTCCGACTTTAACGTTCCAATCGGTCGACGAATCGTTGACAATCACGTCCGACACTTGCGTGCTCAATTGGCTAATGTTGGGATGGCGTGTGGTCCACGCGCGCACATTGTCCACGTCGCGTCCATAATAGCGTTTGACGCTGGCGCGCGGCGGCATAATTTCATTGACTCCGTTGAGACATTGTACGTTGGCGTAGAAAGATGCGCTGTTCAAAAATTTTGAATACAAATACTGCACCGCGTATCCATTTTTATTTTGCAATTGATCCTTTATAACGCCGTGCGTCAATTTAATTTTTTGCAACGCTCCCGAAATGTCCACCAAACTGTTTTCGTGTTTACTGTTGAACGCTTTATTGAGAAAAATGACAAAATTGTGATCCCACAATATAAAATGCGGCAATATTAAATAATTGATGGTGTCTGTGAATTTGTTGGTTTTTAATTTTTTCAAAAATACATTAGACGGCAGATCGGTCACTATGACACAAGTCGACTTGATGATTTTCGCCAACATGTCGGTGTGCGCGTTTTTAGTGGTCACGTTCGCGTACACGTTGATCAATTGGTCGATTAAACAATTAAAATAATTTGATTTTTGATTTTTTTTCAAATTGTTTATTAGATTTTTTAGTATGTCTTTAAATTGGTCGTTTGTAAAAAAAGCAACGTTTTGCAATTTATACGGATCCAATATTAGATCGAACTCGGTTGGCGTTTTATTTAAAAACGAATACATGATTAATTTGCACCGCGTCGCGTCTGCAACACTTCACTCGTGCACGTACACCACGTATCGATACACGGTGCAAAGTATAAGAGGGTTAAAAAAATACTACATTAAAAATCACGCTGTCGTCATTGTGTTCACGTGTTTGTTACAAATTGTACGCGCACATCGTCATGGACCAATTCGAACAATTAATAAACGTGTCCTTGCTCAAATCTTTGATAAAATGTCAAATAGACGAAAACGTGTCTGACAACATAAAGTGTATGAGTGAAAAATTAAAGAAACTCGAACACAACAATTTGACGGACAGCGTGGAGATATACGGCATACACGACAACAGGTTGAACAATAAAAAAATTAGAAATTTTTATTTAAAAAAAATTTGCACACTGCTCACGCTAAACTATAAACACGTGCTCGATTCGGAGTTTGACAAAAACCACATTGTTGTGAAATTATGCGACGCGACACGGGCCAAAGAATGGCAGGCCAGGTCGAGGGAATGTCGTTTGAAAAATTTCAATTTAAACATTGATTACGACGGTCCCGTGAAAATATTTGTCGCCGCATCGGCCGAACAAAAATTGTTGTTGAAAAAAACTCGCGACGCACTGTTGCCTTTCTACAAGTACATATCGATTTGTAAAAACGGTGTGATGGTGCGACGCGACGAAAAAAGCCGCGTGTTTATTGTCAAAAACGAGCAGCACATTGAATTTTTAAAAAATAACAAATATTACAGCACCGTCAACAGCAACAGCGACATTGACGACAGTAACAGTTACGACAACAACGACAGCGGTGCCGAAAAAATGTTGCAAAATTTAATTTAAATTTTGTAATTATAATTAAACTATTATTTAAAAATGATCAAGTTGAATCTCATACATTTATAAGACAAAAATCGGTTGTGAACAACATATTTTTCCGTCCAAATTGTTATAATTATTATTAATAATAATAGTAATAATAGTAGTAGTAGTGGTAATGATAGTGGCCACAATAGTTTGGTAATAAATAAAAAACATTCATTTGTACCGTTTATTTATTGAACAATCATAAACATGTTGCCAAAATATTATCAAAATCTACCCTATAACGGTAAGAGGATATTTGAAAAATTCTACGATCGCAGTCTAGAAAAGTACAATTCAAAACGGCTTGCGACCAAATTGGCATGTTGTGCTGTTCGAAAAAAATACATGTACATTGATGGTAAATGGCAGGCCCGTGCCGACGCAAATTATACAGACACAACGAGCACGGATTCTGACACGTCAACAGCGGTCGACAGCGACACGTCCAAAAATAGTAACGGCGACGGCAACGACTCCGGTGTATAAATAAAAATTATATGGTGCGCGAGCGCGCACGTGTAATAATAATGTATCAATTGCCGGACATGTTGTATCAAGAAAAAATGCCGCCGCGAGCCAAAAGAATATTTGTTAAAACTTTTTCAAAGTATCACAAATTGAATGGTGGCGACGAGGACGTCGCCATGCATAAAGCCCGTAAAGCGCTCGAAAAAAAATATGTTAAAATGGATACAATTAACAATTCTTGGATTCCTCGTCGGGCCGCGTACGAAATAGTTAAAGATGATATACACAACGACAACAGCGACACGGACGATTACAACAATTATTACAATAATAATTTTTTTAACAAATCCAATTACACAATACATAAAAATAGTAATAATAGTGTTAACAATGGCGGTGGCAAACACAAAAATTATAGCGACACGGACGACGACAATAGTATGGACGGCGGCGACAATTACATTAGCAGCGGCACTGAACACGACACCGACCATGAAAACATCGATTGCGCCGCCACCACAACGTCCAATGTGCAACGTAATAAACGACGCGTTTTGCGATCTAAACCGTTGGGCAAAATTAAATCGGCGCCACCATTAAAACGTAGTAAACGTTTAAAACAAAAAAACATTTACGCGGACACAAGCGGTGAAGAAGACGATAGCGAAAACGACGACAACAACATTAATGATATTAACTACATATAGATTTTAAAGAAAAAAATTATTAACAATATAATTTCATTTTTACAATTGATACAATTTCATTTCTAATTCTCGATCCATTTTGTCACGCACCGTTTGATCGACAATAATCGTCGGTCGCGGCACACAATTGCGGTTTTGAAAATCCAAAAACCCGTGCACGCGTTGATGATACGTTTCGCCACTATATATTTGTTTGGCGACAATTATGCGAGCGTCCGGACACAAGTCCACAATCATCGAATTGTCATTGTCCGTTTCATTGAAACTGATGCAATCGACAAAATTGGCCGGTTTTATAAACTCTTCGTGTCGTTTAATTAGGCGCAATTGTTCAAAAATGTACACAGTCAACGTTTCTAACGACATGTTGCATCTCAAACAGAAATTTTTATAAATCGCCTTTTTAATGTTCATAAATATTATGTAATTTTCGTTTTTGTCGTCGCTGTCGTTGCAATCTTGCTCAATTATTACATTTCTCAAATCTAAAACAACACCGTCAAACTCTAAATATTTAGCATAAACAGATTGTATCATCGTTATATAATTCGACAAACGACGGTGTATATTAAATACGACCGTACTCCGTAAACGTGTTAGTGCAAAACAAACCCTTTACAAAGATCAAATTGTATTTATACCAACGCCAAATACAGTGTAAACAAGGCATTTACAGCTTTATTTGTATACAATCTTTGGGTGGATATTTGAATAATGTTACAAGATTAAATTACGTTTGGGTAAAATGAAACTAAATCTAAACATTTAATTAATTTATTAATTTAAAGGATAATATAGAGCCGAACAATTTTCACATCCATTCCAACGTTTCGAATTGGTTACAATAAAATTGTTAGAGCATTCATCGGCAAATTGACTATTGAATTTCTTGTGCATTTCAATGTATTCGCTCACGCTCACATCGGCCGAAAACACAAAATAACACTTGGGACATAACACCACGTCGCGTTTGTTTTTTTCATTTTTGTTGCCATTGCCGTCTTCGTCTTTGGATTTATGCTTTTTAAAACGCCCAATCAAACATTTAAACATTTTGTTAATAGCGTTTAATCAAATTATCAATTTTTGAATAGTCGCGTTTGCCGACCACGTCGTATGTAGTGTGACGCGCCACTTGATTAAAATCAAAACTTTTGTAATATTCGCCCAAATTTAATTTTGAATTGTACAACGTGACGCCGTCGTTGTTGCCGCCACCGCCACCACTACTGCCGTATTTGCTGCTACCACCAAATAATACACTGACACTATTGTCGTTGTCGTTCTTGTACTTGTTCATTACGGCGGTTTCTATAATTTTGCCGAGTGCAATTTTTTTCATAATTATTTATATTTTTTCTTTTAATGTACACGTTTAACAGATTATCTCTCGGTCGAAGCAAGATAAGAATGTTTGTTGGGGCAAGTAGGTCGGCAAATAAATAACCGTGAATGATACGCGTATTCTATTGTGTAGACGACAAACCAAAATAGCTGCTAAATTCACCCATAAAATTTTGCCAATCCAATAAATATAATTGAGCGCGATCGCGCGCATGCAAATCGTTGTTAACGTTCTCCCGTAAATCTGTCGAAACGCCACCTGTTGCGTCCGATTGCCGCGCAATTATTTCGCTGTAACGTTTGTAATTGTTCGGGTTGCGGCCCCATTTTGCATAGCGAAATATTCTTTTTGTAATTTCACGAGGCGGACACATTATGTGTCCCGGCGGGGCTCCGCCGTAATTTAGATCGCAACATTTAATACGATTTTTATTGTTGGGACAATTGCCCAAATTCCTGGCTATTATTGAAATTGAAGTGTTATTGTTGTTGACGTCGAACGGGTTCGTTTGTCTCAAAATTGCGGTCAAAATTGTATTGTACAATAAAAATGTTCTGTAAATGTATTGCGATTGACGCGACTCGTCCGTTGACACAATTAAATTGTTTGTTGTAATCAATTTCCATGGATATTGTATATTTTGTTGATTAAAATCGTCATCGTCATTGTCATTGTCGCAATCGCTGCCGCATTCGACATAATCGCCTTTTATAATGTACGCGCTTTGCGGCAAAATAACGGCACGAAACTCAGAGTATATTAAATCGACATACATTCTGTCCACAATCAATATGTACTCGTCGTCGGCCAATTTGCTTAAATACTCGATCACCGCATCTATGATAATTTTTAAAACGGTCATGTTGTGTTCGCCCGCCTCGTCCACACTCCTAAAATGTTCCGTACGAATCGGCCTAATCAACGTGCATTCGTACACGTTTTCAGCGTTCAATATTGTTTTGCGCGCTTCCGCTTGATCCGTCTCTTTGCGCAACAAATGTCTGTAATATAATTTTTTGTGTTCATTTAAAAATATACAATTCATTACGGTCATGTGTAGCGTGTCGTTTTCGTTGTCCGGATCCGAGTAATTGTTATGCGGACGCATTGCTTTGCAATTCGCTCGACGAGGATGAATCGAGCACTGCATTTGTTTCGGCACTCGCATCGGTCTGTAGGGAACCAATTTCACCGAGGCACACGGATTCAACTCGATCGCTTTCTTGGTCGAACACATTTAAAATTATATAGTTGTTTTCAAATAAAAATAAATTATCCTTTAAAATGAAATTAATTAATTGCACGTCTGACGTTGACCACGCGTGTGTCATGATTGCGTGCACGCGTTTTGAAAATTTGTTTAAAATTCAATTCAATGTCGAGAGCGTCCTCTTCTTTGACCCGTCGATAAACGGAATTGTAAACGCGATCGATCTCTTGATCGCCTATGAATCCTTTTGTTTCGCGCAACATGATCTCGCACTCGTCCAACGTTTTCGGTGGAAAATTAAAATAATATTTTATGATGCGATTGAAAGGATCGCGATTGCGTTCACGCCGCCATTGTTCAATGCATTTAGAGTGAAACATTTTTTCCAAGTTTAACATGCCCGTGTCGGGCATTGCTACAATACCGTCGTTATCGTCAATTTTGTCCAAACATATCTGGCATTCTGTCGTGCACGTCGGCCAGTATTCTTTAAATAGTTTAAACATGTAGTAATTTTTGTCTTTTAAACAAACAGTGAGTAACATAATGACGCGATCACATTCCAATAATTTCGAGCTTATTCGCGCTTATAAAAAATATTCATATTCATACAGAAATTGTACAGACAAACAATTAAAAAATTTTATATTGACAATGTGGTTTCAAGACGTGAACAACGGCAGCGGCAACGGCAACGACAACGACAACAACAACGCACTATGTAAAAATAATTTTGTATATTGTCAAATGTGCGTGTCCATGGTGAACGTTAACGAGTTGTTGTGCTGCGACAAATGTTTGTTTCCCATTATTGACGACGCGCTTAAAATGGGACAACAAACGACGGCCAATCAACAATTGTACGTGTTTGCAATGTTGAGCGTTTGTTATTGGAACGAAATGTGTAACAGAATATGCACGTTGACAGCAACAACGACGACGACAACGACGGCATTAATTAAAAACGACACCGCCGCTTGCACCGACAAATTAATATGGAAACATCGATTGCGAATGGCGTGGGAAACGGCACATGTACCGTTTGTGTGTTTTTTTGCAAAAACTCTAGTGTGTGTACAATGTGGCATGGACAATGTGCATGTATTAAAACATTATGATTGTAATGAAAAATTAAAACATTTCAATATAAACTATTTCTGTTACAAATGTTTATTTCCTTTGTTCGACACGTTAATATTTGTGTAATCCATATTGTTTGTGATGTCTTTTTTATGTTTTGTACATATTGTTTTTTAGTTCGTTAAGATTTTGTTGTATATTGTTGATTTTTTCATTGATAGTTTCAAATAAAGAATTGTTGTAATAATGTGAAATTAAAAATTCTTTTACACTAAACCTAATGCTGCCGTCGTTTTTGATTGCGTCCATGGCGTTTTGCACCGACTCAAACGTGGCGTACTCTACTATTGCGCGAGTCTTGTTCATCGGGCACACGTATATAAATTTTATTTCACCATATTTCGAAAAATTTGGTCTAATAATCTGTTCGGCAATTTGTTCGCGCGTCATGGATTCTTCTTCGGGCAATGGCAACGGCCAATCTATTTGCAGTCTATTCATTGTAGTTGGACGTTTAACAATTTTTTTAGTATTTTCCGCAATCATTTGTTCGTACATCGACTCTGCCAATCTTGGAATGAATTGGTGTGAAACAATGCGCGGATTATACATTTCCGAAAAATCAATGTCGGTGCGCACCGCCAAAAAATTGCCAATGCTCAATTGCAACTGTTTAATTTCCGCGCCCAATTGCCCGCTAATATAAAATAAACTTTCAACTATGCGATTGCACGAATGCAATTCGGTGGCGTTTTTAATTTTTAAAACGTTATCATAACGCGCTTTTTTATTGGCGTCTGTTAAAGTAACTCGCGCATTTTCAATCAGTACTAATACGTCGCGCACCGTGTTAAAATAATGTTTATCATCCACCGAATTGTATTGTCTAACTTGTTCGACGATCGCGTTGGCGGCGCTGTTGACTTTTAAAATGAAATTTTTAGTCGTCGTTTGGTTAGGATTAAATTTTAATTTTAAGCTTTGATAGTAGCTAATTTCGTCTAATCGACAATAGCCTAGAGATTCTGCATTGTCGTCGTCGTAGCATAGTTCGTCGCGATTCTTTTCTTTTGGCACCGCCATAGCCGGCCGTTTATTTTCACCGTCGCCAAACTGATCGTGTTCTTCGACAAGCGACGGCCCGCGACGTTTTCGCGATCGTGTAATTGCCGACGTTGCTGTGGTCGCCGCCGTCGTTGTCATCGTGACTCAATTTAGTATAAATTACACGGTGCACAATGACGGACGAGGTGCGAGATTTTAATGATTTGTACGACAAAATTGAAAATAAATACGCTTTAAAATTTGTGTTCGATTGCACGCTGAACAACGGCAACAACGCCAACGATGATGACGAGCAATTTTGTTTAAGCGCAATTCAAGAACGCAAATTTTACTTATGTTGCGCAATAAATCAAAATTGCAATTGCGTGTTGCACAAGTGTGTGCTGGTCGTGTTCGGTACAAAGTTGGACAAACGATTTAGAAAAATCAACAGCGACAGCGACGCTCACAACAATATTAACGGCACGTTCATGTTGGACGGTAGATTTTTGAGTTTTCCCAATATAATGATGAACAACAACATTCTCGTGCACAATTTTTACGACAAATTGTACGCGAAACATTGCAAACGCATGTTTCTGTACGGCAACGTCGACCAAGAGAAGCACATTAATCGCGCTATACAATTGGTGTACGATAAACAAGACGACGTGTTGTTTGCGCGCGACGTGTACGCCAGCGATTATGTTGTGACCGAGGATCTCAACTCAATACTGGAAACGTACTTGGCGAGCAGCGGCAAATGGACGCCGCTCGATTTTATGTTCAATTACAACAAAACGCACAAACGCCAATTGATTGATCACATCAAAATGATCATGAGCCACGACATGAACTATTCAATAGACAATTTGGCCAACAAAATTATATACAAACACGCATATCTAATTGAGTTGTTGTTAAATTCAACCATTTTGCAAAATTATCAACGCGAAATGGACAAAAAACACGATGATAATCATCATCATCATCATAGTGGTAGCAATAGTAATAATATTAGCGGCAATGTTGCTGCCAAACGGCGCAAAGCTCAAACTATATTGTACAATAAAGAGTCTAAAAAAATTGTCGATTCAATTGTGAACGGCCGCCTCATATATTGTGTGTCGAAAACTTTTATAAAACAGCGCAAAAATTTTCCCAATCAACAAGATAATTGCAGCAACAACAACATTGAAATCACGCTGCCCGTGTTAAAATATCGCGTCGGCAATGAAGTGGTGCGCATCACCAACGACAGTATGCGTCAAAAGATGTTGAAACAAAAGAAGGATTTTGTAAAATTTATCGGCAGTTTTTTTCACGGCGAAATGACGGTGGCAGGCAAGAAATTCTTTTTGTGTCGCAACGTGCGTTTGCCCAACGTCGACTACGAAACGGTCGCCGAACGTGTAAAATTTATGTTGCAGCACAAACTGTTTCAACCGGTCGACGATATTAACGACGCGACGCGCGACAGCAACACGCTATTGATCGCGTTCAACGATCGACCGACAAATTTAAAATGCTCAAAATCCAACGTGCCCGCCATCGTGTACAACATGAAACGCGACATGTCGCCGATAGAATTAAAAATTAGCGACAAAATACTTTTTGTCAATCACCACGAGGGAATGGTGTGCCTCAAAAAACGTTTACACATGATAGACAACAACGTGAAAATAAACGTGTTGCTTACACCGTACGAATACCATTACAAAGATTCCATTTATTACAGCAAAACGGCGGCTTGTCAAATTGCGAACAAAGACGATGTGAAATCGTTAATGTCCAAATTGGAGCAATATTATTACAACAATTTTGTGCATTTGTTTCACACGGTGCCGGTGCCAAAATTGATTGTTTCTCTGACCAATCTAAAAAACGCCATGCCCGTGTTTGAATATAAAAAAAGCGCCGTTGTCGCCGCCGCTCTGCCGAACGGATGTTCGGTGGCCGTGCACAAATCAATATTGATGAACAACAAAATGTTTAAACTGTGGACGTTAGTGAGAGACAACCGTTTGATGACTGCCGAAGATCCGTACATACCGCACATTGCTCTACCGATACGTTTGTACAATAATAAAATTAACAAATTAAAAGGAAAACTGTTGATGGCAAACGCTAACGGCAACGGAAAAAATAACACGCCCATAGTAAAATTTACAAAAAGTGTAGACGGTTACAATTACGTCGCTTTAGACGACGGCAACGTGTTGTACGTGGCCGGTACGCTGGTGAGCAGCGTTAAAATAAATTGGATCTACGACGGCCGACGGTACAAAATTGAAACGTGCACAAATGGCGATTTTCACGTGTACAAAGTGTACGTGTATTTTAGACAAGTGTTGAATCAAGTTGTGGAAAGTTTGGACGTTTCAATACTAACGCAAACCGACAATATTGTGCTAAAAATAGTGATAGTGACGAGCACCAACGATTTGGAGGGAATAAAAATTTGCGGCATACACGGACAAAAAGGTGTATTCAACAAGAGCGAAGATTTGACCGAATGGATGGCGGAAGACGGAACGCACGCGCAAATATGCCTGTCGCCCGTGTCGTTTCTGTCGCGCCAATCTAACTTTGAACACATTGAACGCAAATACGTGGTGCGAGGCGGCAATTTTGCCGATGCGCACGCTAAACGCTATCCAATATTCAACATACCGTACATGCTGTTCAACAACACGCCCGACAACATTTTTAAAGAATTCATCAAAAGCAATTATACGGGACACGAAAAAATTGAAGGCACACGTTTCGACCAATGGACTAAAAATCAATCGTTTGTCGGCAATCGGCTCGCCGAGAGTTTGCAATGGATGCGTGGCGGTTCTAATTTGCCGCAAAATTGCGGCGAATTTGACGTCGTGTCCAGTCTGTTAATGTGCAACAACACAATAATGAAAAATTAATAACGGCACCAGCAACAATTGCAAAAGTAAGCGGCAAATTGTAAGGTTTGCAATGATGAACGAGTTGCGCAACATTTGTGTAAACGCTGGCAAAAATTTTGTATGCCGCAGGATTGTTGTCGACGCGCAATCGATTTCGTTTCGTTTCTATTGTAATGCCGCCGCCGCCGTTGGTAATGAACAAAACGACGCCGAAGCGGTGCACAACATTGAAATAAACGGATTGAAAAACGGCAACGAATACATTTGCAAAGGCAAAATTATTTCAACAAAAAACAACAGCGTTCAATGCGTAAACGACAAAATCGTCAAAGACGGTAAATTGATCGTGCACGTTGGCAATTGTGTTGATTTTATTTTGTTGCAATTTAGAAATTATAAAAACATAAATTCGCCGACACTGAACGTAAACGTGTACATAGATTATGCATCGTAAACACAACCGTCAACACGTTTACGGCACTTGTATAAATGCGCGGTTATTGCGCGGCGCACAATATTATTAAAAACAAAACGGCCGTGAGTGAATGCGCGCACGCGCTTCGTATAATATGGTCATAATGGAAGAACAGCAACCATGTAAAACGACCAATTGGCAATTGATTGACGACGCGCTTTTAAAAAAAATATGTAAAGTTTATGCTAATTTAGATCAATATTTGCAAATGTACAACAATTTAGAACGACTAATCGACGACGAGATCGATTCGATAATAGACGAAGAAGAAACAGAAGAGAACAAAATTTCTGCTGTTGACAATTATGAAAATGAACGTGAAAAGATTCGTATATTTTTGCGCAATTCAATGACAACCGAAAAAGAGCGGGACATGTATGCGTTGGCGATTAAATTAAAAATTCTATTATAATATAATGTCGTTTTTATTATTATGAAAATATACAAAATTATTACAATATTGCTGTTGTTTTTTTTTCATTTTACACTATACAATTTTGAATACAAATTGCAATTGCCGCTTATTGCGCCCAATTGATTGCACACATTGCTAATATTATTGTCGACACTTGCATTTTTACCAAACGTATATTTGTGACTAATGTACAATAAAATATTATCTATTTTAACAAATTTTGTATTGCCGTTGTCGCAATTGATATCGTCAATGGTAATAGCGCAATAACATGTATTGTGCTCTTTTAAAAATGCCGGACAATATATTTTCAATAAATTGTATTGAGTGGTCAATTGCATTTTGTTGTAAACAATATATTCAATATATTTAAAACATTTTGTGAAACATAAAAGTATATCGTATATTGCCACATATTGGCCGTCAAAAGTAATTTGAACATATTTTGTAATAATTTTTGTACAATTACTATCCACAACATGTATTGGTTTTTTAATAAAAAACATATTGTCTATATAAATTTTATTGTACACACATTGTTCTTTTACATATTTTTTATCGTCAAAAGACTTGTTGTCGGCACACATCAATTGTTGTCGAGTCGTACTATTTGCGCATAATATACTTTTTATGTATGCGGTTGGCAAATTTAAATTTAAAATTTCCATTGGCGACATGTACGCCAACACGGCGATGACCATTTCGTACGGCAATTGAGGCAAAGGCATGTCAATACGTTTTATATTTCAATTTGTACACTATTAAACTTTTGCACTGCACACAAACGCTGTTGTTGATTTGATCGTCGCAATCGTTGCACAAACACGAATGGCCGCAATTGAAATATGTGACGGCGGCGAATATTGCAAAATTTCTTTTGCAAATCATACACGCGTTTCGCACCGTTTGCACGTCGAAGTGCGTGTCGGCAGGCAAATCACCGTTGGCTTTGATCCGCTCTAGAGTTTTCTTTCGAATGCCGGCAAAATCTATTGCGCGTCTATTGTAACGTCGCACGGTGAACGTTCGAGTTCCGTTCAAATCATTTGATACATCGTACAGCGGCACCGGCAATTTATTGGTCGGCGATGATTTGCACGTAATTGCGCGCCCGCGCTCATTGCCATTGACGACAAGATCTAACATTGTATTCGATTTTTGTTCAAGTCAAATTTAAAAACAATTTATAATTTTAGTACGTTTTTGTTTTTATTCAGTGCACAATTGCAACGTGAACATATTACAAAACCGTTTCGTATAATGGCCATGTGTTGGCGATAAAATGCGTTGGCCGCGGCGGACAAGTTGCTAAACTGTTTTTTATACAAGTACACAATCTCGTCGCACAAATAACAATTTGCATATTTATTGTTCATATTTTTAGTGCGCTTATCATGCTCGCGTGCACGTCAATTTTTTTCGTTTAATCGTTTATTTCTTCAATGTATTTTTCGTAAAGCGAAGGCAAATCTAGCGGCGGTTGCGCCGGACTTGTTCTCATACGCACACAAACACGCCTACGATTGTATTTGGCAAAAATAATTTTAACAAAATACGGCAATCCGTCGGCGTACATGTTTGATTTGTGCGTGCGCGTGTACACGATCAATTTGATGGCCACAATATTTTTAAACAGCGCAAAATTCATGTATGTGTATCGTTGGCCGACGTGTTGGCTTTGCGCCAAACTTTCTTCAAATTTAAAATGTTTCAACGCTCCGTTGGGATGCACAAAGTTGTCGATGTGCACGCGAAACGAAACAAAGGTGCACGTATTCTTATGTCCGCACAGCCACGCGGCCGTGTCGTCCGACAAACACAACGAATCGGCGTCCCGCTCGTTGCAATGTCCTAATTTTTGCATTGCGTCTACGGTGCGTCGCATCATTGTGGCAATGGGCGTCACGTAATCGAGTCGTTTGTCAAACTGTTCGCAATCGTTTACGGTAATTTGCGTTAAACGCACGCGTTGCGCCATGTCGTTCGCCATTCGACTTGAACACACCACACAATTTTTGCCGCAAGCGTGCAAATTGGAAGAGGAGGCGTTGATATTGTACGCGATCTATTTGAACGGTTTTGATGTCGCACTGCCGCGTCTGGTGAAACGCAACGTTCAAATAAACGCCGACGGTTTTGTTCGTTTTAATCTTACAATAAAAATATTTAATATAAACAATTTGACGCACATGACGCACGCCACGCCCGAAGACATTGACGACTATGTACAATTGACTAGAGGCGCGCACGTAGACAAACACGATTTGAAAATGTTCAAATTGTTGTGTCGCGACAGATGGTACAAAGGGGACGTTGCGCGTTTGCGCCGAATACTGCGGCAACGCGACGTGGCCGATTTGATAAAATTCGCCTGCAACGTCGTGTGGGAGCGAGGCTACGAAGACCATTATACGCTCGGCCAACAATTGAGCATACGCATCACGACCAAATTGATACAGAGCGGTTTGGATTTTAAACATCAACCGGACACGTTGGAGCCGGTGTCGTTGCGCGGTTGGCAAGACGCGGCGTTTGAAAAGTATTTGCAATCCATCACGTCCATTAGTGAAGTGATTAAACGGCATGTGTTTTCAAAAAAGTACATGTGCCTCGAAGTGGCCGCCGCCCGGTGGACAAACGTGTTGCGCGCGTTAAAATGCCAAGAAAAATTTAAAGTAATATTGAACGCAAAAACGCCGTACGTGTTGCTCATCGAAATGGACGAGGACAAACACTCGATGATGTATTTGCGAAAATTGGCATATTTGTTACAAAATAAAATTGTCAATCTACTGTTCGTAACCGACGTCGAATATTATCAAAAACACAATAATTTTATGTTTTATTTGTACAACTCGTTAAAATTCTACTATTACTGTTTGAAAAACAAATTTGCATTCGACAATTCCGACAAAGAAATCTTTTTTCTATTGTATATCATCATTGCGTTGGAGTGGTTCAACGGCGGCCATCTCAACTCGTTCACATTGGAAAAATCACCGCTGTACAATCCGCTCGAATTGTCGACGCGCCGTCTCAACTCGATTAAACGCGCGGCGCAACACAACCGCGCCATCAATTGCGACAGCGAGATCGGCATGGATTACATACGAGGCAAACGTGTGCGCACCGGCACCCATTATGGCAAACGAATCGTGCATTTAGATTATAACCACCAATAGATATATTATATTTCATTGAAATGTATTAAAAATAAATAATTATGATCATGATAATGATAATAGCGATAATGTTGATAACATACAATTTAAATTGTATAAAAGCCTGAACATGTTGTGTTAAAACAACATTCGTTAGCTGTACGTGTGTTTAACTAAACGCCATGTCGCCTCTAGAACAATTGCCACAGGAAATTTTTGACATGATCGTTTCCAATTTGAAATATCTAAACGACGTGTGCAATTTTGTAAAAGCCACACAACGTGCACCGTCACGCAAATATTTGGCAGACAGTTTTGTGTTGGACAATGTGAACGATTCCTACACCATGTTGTACGACGCGCATTTCGTTCATGCCAACGTGGAGTTTGTACAGCGAATAATCAACAGATGCGCCGTTTGTAAAATTTTCAATTGTCTGTGTGCAAAACCAAAATTGCTGCATCGCTTTGGTTGTTACGAGTGCAAGGGTGCGGGTTGTGAAAATTGTAGCATCGAATGCAAACATTTTTGTTACAAACGTGTGTTCAAATTAAACAACGATTGTATGTTGGAAATACGATTAAATTTAAAATTGTTAAACAACAACGATGCGTTGATTGTATACGCCGACGATTTAATCACAAAAATATCACAATATTTGTTTAAATTTCAATATCAAACCAATTGTGCATACCATATATTGTTATGTTTGTACTATTATACTTTAAAATAATTAAATTGATATTAACATAAAAAGCTTTTGTTTTATTTTATTGTTCAATAGTTTTACGCGTACACGCACGCCATTGATGCGTCATTGTACGTGCACACAATCTGCTATATAATGAACGCGTTGACAGCGATTTAGTATTAGTGTTTGTAAAATCATTTACACAACATGGCACAAATAAAAATTAACCAATTTAAATTTAACGACGAATTAATTAAATTGAGATACATAGTCGATCATGACGAGACAATAAAATTTGTGGCCAAAGATATTGCAAAAAGTTTACAATATTTAAATTGGGACCGAATTGTTAAAATTCAAATTGACAACAAGTACAAAACAACAATTGAAAATGTAAAACTATTAAACAATTACGATCGCGATCATCCATTGTATTTGCATAAAAGTACAATGCTGTTGGATAAAATTGGCGTGTTACAATTGTTTTTGCGCAGCAAGTTGCCGAATGCGCTCGAATTGCAAACGTGGTTTATGGACAGCGTCGTCGACCAATGCCATCAATTAGAAATGATGGAGAAAAAAAACGAAAACGACGACAACAAAGAGGTAAAGGAGGAAGAAGAAGAAATTATTATTGAAAAAACAATCGCGTTCAATGCCACGCCGGTGTATGGTTATTTTTATGTGGCCACCACGTCGGAGTATGCGGAACGAGATTTGTATAAAATTGGTCAGACTACAAATTTGCACAGACGATTGGCGTGTTTAAATCGCAGCCGCGCCGACTTTGATCAAATGTTTTACGTGTTGCAAACTGAGCCGACGACCCATTGCACGCTATTAAAAAAAATGGTTAAACAAGAATTGAAACCGTACAAAAACAACGACGAAATATATTGCGCCACATTTGATCATATTAAACGGGTGTTTGAATCGTGTTTGCAAATGTGTTCGGCGCTGTCGTGCACGACAACACGTTGTTTCAATTGATAAATGTAAATTGCGCACAAAACAATGTTTAACTTGCGCGTGTGCGCGTTCATTAATGTAATTGTTAAATAAATGCTATATTGTCAATTGTGAATAAATTATTTTTGTATGTATTTTGAAGTTTGTTTTTTTTGGTGTGCATTAAATATGTTTTTACGCACGTTGATGTGGCACGTTGATGTGCACAATCAATTGCATTACATTAATATTTTTGCGACAATTAAATGTGCGCATATATATGCAAACAATTAGTTGATAATATTGCGTGCATTATATTGGACGCGCGTTTTGCATGTTTTTTAAGTGTCCACTATGTAAAATGCGAAACGCGGCAGGTCTGTTTATGATCACGGAGGCGGACAAGGCGGTGTTGTTGTGCGCTCGTCGCGCCTACCGAAACGTTTACACGTCGTGCGCCCCACCCGCAGCGACCGCCGCCACCGCCAACATTATCAATAACAATGGCACTTTTTTGGAAAAAATATCAATACCTCGCGGTCATCGAGATTGTTGCGACGGCAAAGTGTACGAAACGGCCGTGCGTGAATTTATCGAAGAGACGGGCCGATTTTTCAACAGCGCGTTCATATACAAGTTGCCGTTTACGTTGCAGTGGAGGGACGACGGCGTGCTGTACAAATATTTGATATATGTGGGCGTCGTGCGCGGCAACTTGCACGATTTGAACGCCAAGCCCAACACGTACACGGTTAAACTGTTGCCCGGCCCGTTCGGCAACGACTATCAGATAGTGTTAAAGCCGCGACGTTTCAATTGTGAAATATCACGAAGTCTAACTATTGTGCCGCTAAAAAAATATTTTAATTATATGAACGACAAACAACTGGTCACGTACGATTTCAGCAATTACATTAAATTTTTTGATTTTGTGCGCATGGTAAAGAACAAATTTGACAAAAAGTGTTTGCACAATTTTTTTTATGCAACGCTCAAAAAGATCGATGACAAAAATGAACACAAACAATCGCAGCAACAACAAAGCCGACAAGATAAACAGCGACGACAACAACAGCGATATTGTCAATGACAAAATTACATTGGCCACGACGGCGACAACGCTGACGTGTTGCAATCGCACAAACGGCAGCAACGGCCACGGCGACGACGACGACTACAGTGCCGATTGTTTGACACGCAGCGAATTGCACGCGTTATTGCGAGAAACGATCAACACAATGAAACATACGATGAAAACGCAAAACGTTTACGCGCACATGTTCGAAAGCGCGTTGTTTGAAGAGTTGAAAGAATATATAAGAGCAAATTTGTGTCGTTTTACAGTAATCACCGACAAATGTTCAAAACGTAAGGTTCACCGTCACCATCGACGAGTTGCGAGAATATTAAACATAGAAAAAACACTTTGTGAAGAATACAAGTCGGTCGTATTGTCGACGTACAAAAAACAAAAATGGTAAACAACACAAATGTGCCTTTGGTGGAATTCGCTTCACCGGCGTTAATGTCGCCGTCGTCACCGTTTTCTCCACCATTGCCCGCGTCGTTGTACAACAACGGCGGCAGCAATAAAACAACAACAGCGGTTGACGGCAATTTGTTTGATCGTATAGAAACGAGCGTATACAACAAATCAAATATGGATCAATTGCGCGTTATTCTCAATTTGATGGAAAAGAAAAAATACAATTACACAATTAACGTGACGCCCGTGCTTTTTGACGAACGCAAAATGTTAAAACGCAACAAGAAAATGATCAACAACAACAAATATATACTGTTCAACAGCTGGTACACAAAAATTAAACGTTCCGAGTGGCCCAGCAGTCCGGCAATGTGGTATTTGATCAAGAACAAAAACGAGTTGGCCGATTTTGTGTTCATATTTGATTATACGGAAAAAATGGGAAAAAAATTGGCGGATCGTTCATCACAAGCGGCGCCGTCGTCCGTTGCTAAAAATAGTGGCAATTCTGTTGGTAGAAAAAGAAAAAATGCTGTAGCCACGGCAGCGGCGACAACAGCAACGGCCGATATTGTTGCAACAACGGCCGCCGAATTTAAAGAGAATTGTGAAATGCGCGACAAATTGTATTTGGAATTTTACAATGTATTGAATGAAACGTTCAAACACGACGCTGCGCCGTTGCTCAGTCACATTTACGACGACGTGCTCACGCGCGAGTTTATATCGAAAAATATGGAGAAATTTAAAAGTGTCGCTCTCAAAATACCATTGCCGTCGCCGTCTTTGTCGTCGCAATTAGCAAGCGCGGCGACGTATGTGCCGACGGCAATTAATAAAAAACGAAAAAATTCATTGCCCGCCAACAATAACGGCGGCAATGGTACTAAACGCGCTTCAAAAACCAAACGCAACAACACGGCCGCTGTTGCCACCGCAACGACAACAACAGCCGCGGTTACATCGTCTACAAATACGCCGGCGACGTCAACGTTTTCAATGGTCAGCGACAATACTCAAGACACCAATATGTCATATTAACAACAACAACAACGACGACGACTATAGGTTATTTTAATAAAACAATAAATGTATTAAATTTAACATTGTATTTTATTTTGTTACATACATGCACACATTATTATTAGTACTAATACAGTTATTACTATTGCCGCCTCGCAATCTTAACACCATGTGCAAAGTTGATTCTTTTTGAATATTGTAATCGGCCATAGTTTTGGAATCTTCCAATTGTTTGCCCGCATATATAAGCCTTTGTTGGTCTACGGGCACGCCTTCTTTGTCGGCAATTTTTTGTTTCACATCGGCCACCGTCTCTGTGGACGTTGTTTCGACGGTAATAGTTTTGCCCGTCAATGTTTTAATAAAAATTTGCATTATTACAATATATTTTTTACTTTGTATATATATGTAATGACTTTAATTAAAGCACAAATTGCGCCAATACCACCACCCGTGCCGCCGATATTACACTCGTACAATGTTAGCGGTAATAGTGGCAACGACAATGAATGTCGTCGTCGACCAATACCAACGCCACGAATTAGTTCTTTGCAACAACAAATTTGCGGCGGCAATAACACTTGTGCTGTTGTAGAAAATTTAAAAATACACGACTATAATGCGGACATTCAAAAAAACATTGAAAATTTTAAACGACTTAATATACAATTGGGCCATTTGGGCGACGTGTTAAAAATTATGGGCGAACGGGGAAAATTGTTGTGCGCACTGAAAGATGAACATTTTGAAGTGGTGGACAAGCGGCATTTGAACGACGCCACAATAGAATATTTAAACTATTTGCAAAACGATAAATTGTTTCAATGCAGACTGTGTTACAGTCACGCCGAATGGTGTTGGTGTGAGTTTCACCGACATCACATCTATAGAGGCGAACGCGATATAAACAGCGCCCAGTACGTTGCATATTTGAACAGCGACATGGCCGTGGTGTCGTATATAGAAGAATACTATTATTGTTTGTCGTCGTACAATTACAAAGACGAAGCAAAACGTGCGTTAAAAACGCTAACCGAATTCGAATCGCTGGCCGATCTAATGGCAAATTACAATTTTTCAATACCCAACTTGGACACGGGCGCATACGAATTAATGGACTTTGAATAAACGAATACAACTCGTACTCGTAGTGAACGGTGTCTGTATTAATTGTTGCCGTTGCCAAATTTTTAAATGACAGACAAACGTTGTGGTTGCAATTGATCGTGTCACTAAACATTTTTAAAATTGCACCAAATCATTTGTGTTATCTTTAGATTGTAAATTTATTTGATTGTGCGATAAGATTTGCATATAAAAATTGCATATAAATGAATGCAAAGTGTCATTCGGAAAAAAAAGACATAAACTAAATCAACAACAATGAAAATTTACATTTGTGGCACCGCTTGCTTGTTCAAATCGACAATTATTTCGAGATTGCACGCTCAAGGTTTTAAAACAAAAGCCGGAGACTATAAAGAAGCATGCAACAAATATTCTTTTTTGAGCAACAAAGCCGCGGACCAAGTGATGACCACCATTTACAACGCATACGTGATATTGAACGAAGAAGAGGGCGCCGTGCACGATAGAAGCGTCATCGACACCATCGTGTACGATTGCCTGTTTCGCAACGTGCCCGCCGACAAGTTTATCACGTACATTGAAAAATTTAAAATTCTAAACGAAAAATGGTTGCAGTCAAACTATTTTATATTTGTCGTTGCCGGAGACGAAGCCAAAACCCTCGAAAGAATGATAAAAAGAAACAACGGCATCGACATGTTGACCATCGATTATGTCAAAAAACAAAATATGTATTTTACGCTCGCCGCCAATGTGCTCGGTAAAGAAATCGTCTCCATTGTCGAGTTTAGTGACATGGAAAATGTTGTGCAAAAAATTATAAACGATTGTCATCTAAATGTAAACGTTTAATTGTATTTATTGTATGCATTTACATATATATGTTTTTGTACATGCACAAATTTGTCGGTTATTACAATAAACACATTACAATAATATATTGTATTATTAACATGAAACTGTGCCATTACTTGGTCGCAAACACAACGTCTGTATTATTGCAATCAATCAAGTTAATAAACGTGCAACAAAATGACATTATTTACAAACAAATGACTCATAATTAATCGAGTCAATGAACGCTTTAAAATAACATTATTTAAAAAACAAATGACTCATTATTGATTAGGTTAATGAACGCGTTACAATATGACATCATTTTAAAACAAATGACTCATTATCAAATCAATGAACGCGCGTTTAAATGTGATTCATTTTGTTTGCGCTATGGCAATTATTCCACAGCCCAAACGGCCGCCCGAGTTTCCGGTAGTTTTGCTCAACGGATGATCGGTGAGGCCCAAATCGTCTCTGTCCGTGTGCACGACCAAACTTCGGCCGATAATGTTGTACGGGCCGAACAGAAACGCTACGCTGTCCGTCATATTGATTTCGGTCAGGGCGTCGTAGCCCGCCGATTTGACGTTGCCCAAATCGCCAACGTGTCTGACGAGCGCGTCGGGCGCGCCGTGCGTTTCGCCGGTGGGATTAAAATGTTCGCCGGCCGACGTGCAGCCGTTGCTTGTGTCGCCAAACTCGTGCACGTGAAAACCGTGCAATCCTTTGGGCAAATTCAGCAAATAGCCGGCAATGTTCAATTTGTCGAACGGCGAGTTTTGTTCAAAATACACTTTGCCGTGTACGTCGCCGCTAATAACGCAAATGGCTTTCATAATTATAATGATGATGATGATAATAATGCGCGTCTTAACTAATTGAATCAATGAAAATTGGCACAATAATACAATGCGCCACAATTGTATTGCGACAACGGCAAACGTACAAATAAACGAGCCAATATACAAAATGTATTATTATATATATATATATTTTGTTTTAACGATAGCGATAGCCTTTTAACCTTTTAAAATATCATTGATATTCAATACACTATTATGGCGCAACAATACATATAAATAATTGACTATAATTGGAAATAAAATACGCTTTCGTTTCATCTGCACGTTTTTTATTTACAAAATGTTCTCACGAACAAACGTATCATCTCGAGATTTAAAATCTCAATTGGACGAAATTAATAAAGAAAAACGACAAATATTAATTGACAGTCAACACTTTGAAAAAATCAAAGCTCTCACCAAAGATCGACAAGAATTGCAAAATTTAGAACATAAAGTGATGAAATCACGCCAAAAATTTCTTCAATATAGTGTTGATAATTTTTAAATCTGTATATGCATTTGAACAATGACCACATTTTATTTTTGTAATATAAATAATTGTTACTATTGTATGTGTAAATGGTATATTAAAATAAATTATATGTACATCATTTTTGTTATAATGGTTTTTTATTATACAAAACAACAATATTGTATATACATGATACGTGTGTAATATTAAATAATATATTTATTCCGATGAAGATATCACGTCTAAATTGGCCAAACGCCCGTCGAGACTGCTCATAGAATTGTGTTCGTTTTTATAATGCACATTGCGTTTTTTGCTATTTGCATCGTAGTTGCCGTTGTCGTTGCCGCCGTCATAATAATCGTATCCGTTGGTGCGAGCGTATCGTTCGAGTTCAACGTCGCACCAATTTTTATCGCTGGGCACGGGCGACAACACTGTCAAATTTGTTAACGTATCGCTGCTATTATAACCATCATTATTATTGTTGTTCTTGTTCTTGTTTAATAGCGGTGATAAATTGCGCCGTTTTTTGTCCATTTTAACCACGTAACTTTTGTAACGTTTGTTATCGTGCTCACGATGTCGCTGCCGTTCTTGTCTTGACAAAGATTCTTTTGATGCGCCACTGCTGCTGCCGCGACGCCAAACACTATGCCGCCGCTGTTGTTGCTGCTGCTGCTCGTGCAATTTATACGGCCGACACACAAATCTCTTTCCGTCGGGCCAATAGTATTTGCCGTCACATTGCAACAGACGTTTGTACACGCGATTATTCAACACGATCAAATGTTTGCGAGTGCTGTAATGCCAATCGATGTTTGATTTGAAATTGTTGTCGTCGCTGCAATTTCTTCTGTTTAATGTTGTCGTCGTTTGATGACGATATATGTACGCGACAAATTCTTTGGAAAAATTCTTTTCGACATTGAATCCGTTGTAAAACAAATAAAAAACCATTGTATAAATACAATAAATCTATTACTTTTATGCTACAAATATTTTAATGAAATCCGTCACGTCTTGTCTGCACGTCGGACACTTTTGTTCTAACCCAAAAAAACATTGCACGCAAATACAAAAATGCCGACACGGCAAAAGTAAAGCGTCGCGTTGGCGCTCCAAACAAATTGTACATTCAATTTTTGCATCTTTGTGTTCGTTTATTTGTCGCCGTTGCCACTGCAAACTTTTTTCATTCGATTCATTTTCATTGTGTTCGTTTGCACGTTTGTCGTCAACATGTTCGTTGTCAATTCGACTATTGTTGTGCGGCGTTTCAAAAAAATCTTCACCTTTGACGGACACGACATAGAAACATTTGGGGTTTTCAAACGCGTGCCGCCGCCACGCATCGTCGTCCGTGTTCCAATTGCGTACGCGACAATCGCAAAAAAAACATGCCGTTTCATCGCCGCGCTTTGTATGAAACAAGCCGGCTTCGGCGATACGTTCAATCATGCTGTTTAACGCGACCGGCCAGTAATCGGCAAATGTGGCTATTCGCGAATGCGCATTCGACATGCACTTGTACAAACACCGCGGTATACCTTTGCGCACCACGATTACGCGCGTTTCAATGATGTCGCCGTTAAACATTTTATGTTTGGCGATTTTGCACGCGTACGAACAATGCGGCGACATGGTGCAGTGCACGTATTCAATGTTCTCATTCACCGACCAATTTTTTATTTCTAAATCACAATATTCGCACACAACATGATCGCCAACGTCGTTGTGTCTGAACCCGTTCACAATCAAATTATTGACAAACGCCACATCTTTAATGGGATAATTTTTGAATGATTCGTAGCGATCCACCAACATGTTAAAAATATATTCAAAATTGTCATTTTCTATGCTGTCGCGCACGTTTATCACGTACAGCGGCACCATTGTCGAATTGTCATTGTCGTTGCCGTCGTTGCTGTTGTTGCCGTTGACGTCGTCGGCCATAGCAATTGTTATGCGGTTAGTGTGGTCGTCAACAGTAACACGTTGGCGTCGTTGTTGTTTAGTGACACGTTCAAATGGCCCAATTTAATTTTTGTATTCGCATCAAGCACATGCACCACGGAAAGATCGTGCTCTAATATAACAAACTCGTATTCGAATATATTACTAATGTATTTGGTCGATTGATCTATCTTAAAATTAAATTTTTTCAACTCGTCCGCGGCGTTCGCGTCCAGCGACTTGTTGTCAATAACGCCGTTGCTCAAACGTTTTAGCGTAACGTAATGGTGCAATTTGAACGGCGCACATTTAAAATGGCTAAACGAAATATTTTTTAACAGATCGTCAGTCGTGTGTGCGAACATCTCGTTTGCACACACGTTGTCACCGCCGCCAACGCCGCCAACATCAACGACCGTCGACTCCATATTTATTATATATCTTATTATTTTTTTTGTTATGCACATCAGTTGAACATTAGCCGCTGCAAGGTAAACACTGTTTTATTGAAAATGGCGTGCAAACGAAAAGACAGTGCCATTGCGGCAATCGGCGAAAACGTTAAACGTGCTAAATTGGAATATGACAACGGCGATGGCAATAATGAGAACAAAAACAACGATTTACAATTGATGCCGTACAACGATAGCGGCTACAGCGTTGAACAAGACCAAAGCGGCATGGTGTGCATATTCAAACCTATTGCTGGCAACGGCAGCGGCGACAATGTAGAATTGAGAGCGTCGCGCAAAGTTACATGGCTAGATAAAATGATTTACAATTTAAAAATTAACAACAGCACCGTCATCAATTGTAACCATTCTGATGCAAAGTATTTGAAAAGCGGACTCGACTATTTGTCCAGTTTGTACAGTATGCACGATTGGCACAGCCGACTCTATCCCGAAATAGACAAAAACATTGTAATTGTCGAGCCGATGGGCAGCAAAACTACATACGCGATCGGCGCCCGTGTCAAAGGCAAACCGAGCGGTTTTGGTTTTGTAGATTTTGGAAAATTAAAACGTGCCAAAAGTAATTTTGGTCACTTTTTCAGCATTCAATGGAACAATATACATTATTTTAACAAAATTTTTGGCAACATTATGGAAAAATATTTTAAAGACGATTTTCCGTTCAAAATGGAACCGAACGCGTGCATACATCTCTCTGAAAAAGCAAACGAACGCGAAATATTGTTGCGCAAATTCTACAATATAACTCGCGAGAACAATATGCGAATATACGCCACGGGCGAATTGGACAGACCCGTGGAAGTGGAGCGCACCACCATGGAGCAATTTGACGAAATGTTTGAAATGAACAACGCCGACGGTCCGTACCAAGAAGTGGAAGTGTTGATTTGTGGCGTGATTGAAGGCGTCAAATACGGCAAAGAAACGCAAATGACGGACATCAATAACAAAAAATACACGGAAAAACCTTATTCGTTAGCTTTTAAACCTATATTATTTTTTAACATTGAACAATAAATGAATAATAAATAAATAAATGAAAATAAATTAATACATGTGTATTATTTTAATTTTAATAGATTGTTGCTGTTGAAGCCAATTCGTTTCTGAGTCCGCAAGCATTGATATTTTGTCTAACTCTAAAGTAGCCTTGCTCTCCCCAATCTTCGCCCCATGAGTTTTTAAATGTCCAATACGGCACGTTGTTTTGTACACCGTAACCGACAAGTAAAACTGCATGATTCAGTCCGTTGTTGAAACAATACTGTATCACGCCGCTGTCGTATTCGACAATGTCGGCCGCGTCTATGGCCATCGGTATGGGACCGTGCGAACGCAAAATATCTTTTAATTTTTCCTCATTGTATATTACGTAACGGTGGCAATCTTTAACTTTAACCACAAATTTGTTGGCGTTCATGTTACAATATTTATTGATTCCGGCGTATTGGTAGTCTTGTTCCAATTGCACGCCACCCATGCTCATCATTTGTTCGTAGGCCGTGTGCAATAGACCGCCGTTGCATCCCTGATCTACATTGTCGCAATCTATCAATTGTTGCACAGACAAATTTATTAATTTATTATTTTTAATGGCGTATTGGCTTTCGAGACTAGCCAGCGTTGCGAACGCCCAACACGCGCCGCAAGCGCCTTGATTTTTAACGTTGGTCACTTTGTTTTGTGTGCGCCAATCGAAATTAAGCGGCCCCTTGCCCGGCGGCTGGTCGAGCGCCACGACCTGACAAAAATTCTGCACCGACGGCGGCACGGCAAGGCCCGTGTATTTTGTTAGAATTTCATTTTTGGACAAATCGGAGAATTTATTAATTTTATATTGAGCCGTTGTGTTGTTCAATTTATTCTTGTTGATGATTTCGCGTAAATTGTGTTCGAATATTTTGAACCTGTGCTCTTTCTCCACGAGCGTTGCATATTTTTTATTGTGCACATTGAGAAACTCTTCAAAGTAATTGGGCGCTTTCAGTAAATCATATGCAAACGCGTTGTGGCGACACGCCACTATGGCCACAATGGCCGCCACCAATGGCAGTATACAAAACGACGTTTTCATTATTGTTTAGTGTCATACGATAATAATTCATAACTTAATATTAAAATAAGATACAATTTTATAATGTTTTGTCGACGATCGTCGTTATTACTTGTATGCGCGGCTATTGTGGCAATCGTTGCCGCTATGCCCGGCAAGCCACAAATAGAATGGGCCAACCGCAATTATGCTCTCGTGGACGTTAACGTGGAAGCGGTGTCGTACGAAAATTTAGTTTCGATCAAAAACGCCGTTCAAATCGACATTGCGTGGAACGTGTGGAGCGGGGGCGCGGGCGATGTGGCATACGTTCTGTTCAATGATAAACAGGTGTGGAAAGGCGATGCGAGCGACAAACGCGCCTCAATAAATTACACAAAAAGCGGCCACTTTGACGCGACGGTCAAATTGTGCGACGACGAAGGCTGTTTGCAAAGCGACAAAATAGCTATTAAAATAGCGGACACGGACGGCGGCCACTTGCAACCGTTGCCGTACAAATGGCGCGAAAACAACGAACCTGGTCGGCGCACAGACAAAACGATCGCCGCGTACTTTGTCGAATGGGGTGTGTACGGCCGCAATTTTCCCGTGGACAAAGTGCCGTTGCCCAATTTATCGCATTTGCTGTACGGTTTTATTCCAATATGTGGCGGCGACGGCATCAACGACGCCCTCAAAACCATTCCCGGCAGTTTTGACGCTTTGCAACGATCGTGCCGCGGTCGCGACGATTTCAAAGTGTCCATACACGACATTTGGGCCGCGGTGCAAAAACCGCAAAAAGGCGTGACCGCGTGGAACGAGCCGTACAAAGGCAACTTTGGACAATTGATGGCGGCCAAATTGGCAAATCCTCACGTTAAAATTCTACCGTCCATAGGCGGGTGGACGTTGTCGGACCCGTTTTATTTTATGCACGATTCGGCGAAAAGAGCCACATTCGTTGAATCGGTGCGCGAATTTTTACAAGTGTGGAAATTCTTTGACGGCGTCGACATTGATTGGGAGTTTCCGGGCGGCAAGGGTGCCAATCCGAGTCTCGGCGACGCAACGCGCGACAGCAAAACGTACATTGCGTTGTTAAAAGAGTTGCGCGCCATGTTGGACGACTTGCAAACGGCCACCAACAAAACGTACGAATTGACGAGCGCCATTAGCGCCGGTTACGATAAAATTGACGTGGTCGATTACGCGTCGGCGCAACAATATTTGGACAAAATATTTTTAATGACATACGATTTCAAAGGCGCTTGGTCAAACACGGACTTAGGCTATCACACGACTGTGTACGCGCCCACGTGGAATCCAAACGAATTGTACACGACCGATGTGGCGGTCAAAGAGCTGTTCAAACAAAAAGTGTCGCCTAAAAAAATTATAATTGGCGTAGCGATGTACGGCCGCGGCTGGACGGGCGTCGTGCACGCCGACGACGCGAATCCGTTTTTGGGCATCGCCTCCGGTCCCGTGGAAGGCACTTGGGAAAACGGCGTGGTGGACTATCGTCAAATAAAAAACACTATTGACAAATACACGTACACGTTCGATGATTGGGCCAAAGCCGCCTATGTGTACGATAAAAATAAAGGCGATTTAATCGTGTTTGACAGCGTGGATTCTGTCGCGGCCAAAGTGAAATACGTCGACGATCACAATTTAGGGGGATTGTTTGCGTGGGAAATAGACGCCGACAATGGCGATTTGTTAAACGTAATGAACACAAAGTGGTCGGACGTGCACGACGAGCTGTAATGCTGTAGTATAAGCCAAAATTTAAAACGCATTATGACAGCGACAAATCTTGACGATTTTATTGGCGTGTCTAGAAAAACGCTTGTCGCATTTATAAAAGATCAAAATAAAGAAATTAACAATTATTTTACATCTAAAAATGCGTTGTTGCCGACAAACGTTGACAAATTGTTAATATTAGCCGCCGACATACATGGAACGATGGAGCTGTTAGAAGCGGCACTTGCAATTGCCGATGCGTCCGACAACGAAAAATTAAATTTCATTTACGATTGTTTTGATTTGGATTTTGAAATTGAAGATTTGCGCGCATTGTGTAATAATAAAAATTTTGCATACTTTTCTGAAAAATACAACGCTCGAGAGCTATTAAAAAATTATCCGTTGGCGTTTGATCATTTTCTAAAAGAAAGCGAATATTTCATCGAACACATGTGTCTTTTGTTAGAGCATTGTGAAAAAAATAATTTTTGCATAAATAAATTGATTAAATTAAAATGTACGGCGATAAAACATTTGTGTGCATTGGAGTATTTGATTGGAATAAATGAAACCGACTAATGATTTGCGTTCTTTTTTATAGCAAACTATTGCACAATATTTAATAATATGACATCATTGCATGACTCATCGTTGTTTGTGAGTTACGAGTAAAATTTAATTCGTAAAACGGGTACAATGACCCTAATATGACATCAGCTTTGATAAACGCATGAGCCGTGCTAATTTTAAATGATTTATCGATGTTCACGTTTTACAACATGTAAAATTAGTACGATAACCCCAAATATGACATTAGCTTTGATAAGCGCATGAGTCATGCCAATTTTTGATAAAATAAATGACTCATCGCAGTCCATGTATTGCGAGTAGAATTTTATTTGTAAAGCGAGTGCACTGACCCGGATGTTTGATTAAAATATGAGTCATAAAAATTGTAGATAAATAAATGACTCATCGCAATCCATGCATTGCGAGTAGAATTTTATTTGTAAAACGAGTGCAATGACCCGAATATTACATCGGCTTTGATAAACGCATGAGTCATGCCAATTTTTAATAAAAATAAATGACTCATCGCAGTCCGTGCATTGCGAGTAGAATTTTATTCGTAAAGCGAATGCATTGACCCGAGTATGACATTATTTTTAAAAAACTTTTGTTAAATAAAACATAGAAATAATTATTTTATTTAATTTGTTTTATTATCATAGGATACATTGTTGGTTTTTTATACAGTACATTGTCGTAACTTTCAATTTGATTCGGCACTTTAATATACACAAGGTTTCCACGATCGATTGTGTCGTTGTTTTGTATGTTCACAATCGGCTGTTTATCTGTGTCGTTGTAATATTCTACGGTTACATTGTTAGATTGACGACAATATTTTTTAATATAACAAAATACAATACATATACATGTAAAACACGCTATTATTGCGCCGCATACAATTAATACAATAAAAATTAATGTGCCGCCGCCGCTGGTTTCTTTATTGTTAATATTGTCAATATCGACGGCGTTTTTAGTATTAAACGGCGCGTGATGGAGGACGGCGTAATTGTGTTGTGGCGGAGTAAAAAACCTATTTAAAATAATGCCATCGCCGTTGCTACTATAGTCTCTAATATAAAATTTAGTGGTTAATAAAAGTAAATTGGCTCTCGTAAAATTGCTGTATATTTTTTGAGGCAATTTTACGCGCACGCTATTCAACAGAGATTCGTTAATGTAATTGCTATAATTAAATTTATATTTTGGCCAATAAATTGTAGATTCATTATTGAGATTATTAAATTTATTATCACTAGCGTCACTCGAGTGTATAATTATTCGAGAAGAGATTCTGAGTAAACACGAGCGCGGTTCAATTATACCGACGCCTCGCGATACAATAAACGTATTATTATTGTTGTTATTGCTGGTAAAACAATCGACTGCAACGGTTGCATTGGTGGGAAATAGGCACAACCATTTGCGTGTATCTTGCAGCGTCGTTGCGTACACGGTGTCGTTGTCAAAATTTCCCATTCTGATATCGCACAACGCGTCAATATTGTTTGCGGCATATCTGCCCATGTACATTTCAATTTCGCACACGTTAGAATTTAAAGTGGCCAACGGCATGGTATTGTTCTTTTTCAAACACAAATACTCATTATACGCCGCAAAATACACACATTCGCTATAATAATTGTCGTTGTTGCCGCTGGGCAACGGTAAATAATAATTTTTAGTGGTCGATACGGCCACACGATCACTGTTCGGCACCATGAACAAACAAACGTCGCCTCTACAAAATGGAATGGTGACAATATTGTACACGTTGTACGCAATGGTGTTGTTTTTAACCAGCGGCATCGTTATAAACAATATTGCCGAATAGTGTTTGTCGTTTGCCGCATACATGTGCAATTTGTACACTTGAGACAAATCAAAATAATTATTGTTCTCGTAATTGTCGTTGCCGCCGTCGTTGCCGCTGCCGCTCTTAACCACCCACGAAAGCCGTTTATTGTACAATTGCATAGTGTATTTTTTCATTTCTTTCATCAGCGTACCGTCGTCCATAACGCCATTGGACATAATCAATTTGTTGCGATTCACTTGTTTCACCAATTGTTCAAACATTTTTACATATGAAATAGCATCGTCCATTTTGTTAGCCAACACGGTCATCATGTCCGACACAAATTTACAATTATTGTCCGCCGTATGGTTGGCCACAATGCAATCGATGTAGTTGGCGTACTTGTCGACGATGCGAGCGGTGTCGATCGGCGGTAAAAATGCCGTCATTTCACCGTCGACGCCGTTATGTTTGGACGTTTCGTTACGCTGTAAAATTGTTCGAGCCTCGTTTTCGGTTAAAACGTTCCATTTGCTGTTATTGCCGTCTATGTCGCCACCGCTGTCGCCGTTTATGCCGTTTGCTTTTTTCACATCCAATGCCCCGTCGTTGTCTTGATATATAATGTCGTACACATTGTTGTCGTTCAATGCATTGTCTTCAACGTTGTCATTGTTGTTGTCGTTGTTTACATTGTACGTTACGTATCGTTTGTCAAGCGGTTGCAACGACGCCATTTGATCTTTTATACGATTCAATAATGAATAGATTTTTTTAATGTTTACACGTTTTGCATAGCCGCAATCTGTATAATTCTGTTGGTATTTTGCAATCTGTATTTGCATAATTGCCAATTCTTGTATTAACGGCAAATAATCAAAACTCCGCACAAACACAAATCGATCGTCGGCCAAATGTCGCAATCCGTGCACGCGTTGAAACATTATTCCGGCGCTATCGTCAATTGGCGTATATTGAAAACGCCGCTGCTGTTTTGACGACGACAGCGTAACGCTCGCAACAAATAATAAAATGCAAACTAGCGTGCACGTAAATGTGTTCATATTGAAAGCCTGTAAACAACTAAAAATGTAAGCGTGCGTGTTTTGTTTTATAGTCTACGCAACGGCAACATATTATTTATAATTGATGTATGTGTATGTGCGCACAACGTTAAATGAGATTACCAATCCTTATTTTATAACTGTTTCCTCACGTCCGTGTAATTTATTCTCGATTTGGTGTCAAGATAGAATCTGTGCGTCGGTTCATCGATACCGTTGCCCGACAACGGATACGAGCCGGGCACTTCGAAAGCAAACGCCGCGTCCGTGTTGCTATCGAACGTATCGCTAGGACACAAGAGTTTATCGTTGGAAAAATTCAACAGAGACGTGTACAAATTGATGCATTCAACGCGATATCGATACGATGCTGTCGTTCTGTCCAAACCGTCCACAATGCTCGCGCACATGGACGACTTGTCGTTGGGCACGCTGTGAGTCACGCGCGTTATCGTTTCGTCGCCACAATCGCATTCGCCCGTTTCAAACACCGGTCTCACGGCCGGATGCACGTTGTTAACGTTTGTGCACACATTGGGTAAACATTCGAGCGGATTCAACGGGTTGACAAACATTTGATTGTTGTTGTTGTCGCGCGCGTTGCATCGCATTTCGAATCGTCGCGAGCCGTCGTCGAGCAATTCGTCCCAATTGCGTCGAAACGTGTTTGTTGTCACGTTAACTTCGCGGCCCAACAGTTTGTCGAATAGCACGTTTTTTTCGCTCTCTCCCGGCATTATGCGATCGAAATGTTGCCGGCCCGCCAATTGGGTCATGTTGTTTGCGCCCGCGTAATATCGCGGATCTTCCGCAATGCACGTCCACTGGTTAAGACTCATTAGAATTACGCTCGTTTCGCGATTACAATTGCGCGGCACGCTGTTTGTTGTACAATAACCGCCTACGCTCAATCTGTGACCGTTGACAACGAACACGTCCGTGTTGTTAACATAAAAATATGCGGCCGACGGATCGTCGCAAATTTGGCTGCAATCGAACATGGGCACATCCACGTCGGTGACATACATTGGCATCGACATGCATTTAATTGTATCGCCGGCCAACGTGCCGAGATTCGTGTCGAATTTAACGGTGGGCAGCGTTTCGATGGGAACATAGTGTCTGCGCTGCATCACCGACTCTATGTATTCCATGCGATCGTCCAACGTGTCGTTGTACTGTTGTTGCGTTTGTTTTATGTGCGTATACGCTTGATAAAAGGGCCGGTACAATATATAAAGAAACGCAAACAGGAAAATCACGATCAGTATTCTGTACATATTGCGATTACTTAGTTGTTTTAAAATACAATTACAACGACAATAATGTCACGACAACAAATAACAATATTGATATTACAACATATATTGGATTTCGTCGTAATAATAATTTATTTATTAATATTTATATTTTCAACAATGGGAGTAACGAACAATAAATACGCACTGTTATTAGAAATTGAAAATAAACAAGCCGTAATTAATTTATCAATTCCAATGATGTTAACCTTTGGAGTTTGGCTAACATTTTACGTTGTTTATTATTCGAAGAAAACAATTGTGTATTTAGTTGAAAATTTTCAAAATTATATTGTAAAACACCGCCGCCGCCGTTCTTGTTTTAATTATACAACTGCACAAACAACGACGACAACAATGGACAGCGCCTACATTAAATCTGTGGCCATATTAATTAACGTTTTAATATTGATTTGTTGGTTTTTGTTTGCCACGTTTCAAGTGTACATTTACAAAAATGGACACATTCCCATATTGGACGTGCTGTATCGAGATTATGACACGACATCGTTGTGCTGGAGCGGACATCAAATTGGATTTGTAGATTTTAATAAAATCTATTTAAATTGCGTCGACGTTGAAAACGCGTTAATGACCAAGCACGCCATCCAGAAATCGTGTGTGTTTTGCCGCAACGCCATTAGACCCGACGAACCGACGGTGTTTAATCAAAATTTTGTAACAATCACGCTGTGTGTGTTTATTGTGTTAATTTTGCAATGTCGCAACGTTTATGTTCAATTCAAAAATAATTGTCGTGACATTGTTCAAAATCAAAATTATAATAGCAGCAGCGATGATAACGTGATCACATACAAACGCGCCATTGGCGACGATGATATTTATTATTATGGCGACAACAGCAACAATAACGATACTATTATAGAAAATAGCAACGGCAGTGAAACGGACGAAGAACGACACAGCGAATTGAAATGTTTTCGACAAATAGCGCGAGCCAGAAACGCCGACCAACATTCATTGTCGACCACAACGACGGTGTCGTCGCCGCCGTCAATTTTGTCTTTTTATGATACGCCGCGGACAACGTCGAGCGCGACGTGTTTGTGTTCGACGGCAATTTCGAAACCAATATTGCGTACATCGCCGCCACCGCCGCCGCCTAAATCACCATTTTTATCTGCGCGTTCGTCTCCGCTGTTGGGCAAACGAGTGGCTCCGCCAATTATTAACAATTTTAATATGCCGCCACCACCGCCGCTTCCTTCGTCGGCGCCGCTATCATTTGCCGCCGCTACATTGCCAGTGCTGACGACGACGACGACGACAACGACAAAACGAAATAATTTATCGCCGTCGTCGCTATTGAACGAATTGAATCATAGAATACAATTGCGTACAAATTAAATGCATTACACGTTTTAATATTATAATTACATGACAGTATTATATTGTATGTACAGTATTAATAATTGTGTATACGAATAAAAGCATATTTTTTGTAAAGAAAATATATTTGTGTTTTATTTTAATAATATTTGGTTAACATTACACTTAACACGTTTGCCAACATTTTGTGTTGCAACGTGTTGCCGTCGCTGTTGGCAATTAGAAAATTTATCAAACCATTTAATAACAAACTTTTGCCAAACAAGCTACGCTCCAAATTGACCAACATGTCGACGATGTTGCACACATACATTATATTAAAATTTTTACAAAATAACGATGAACGCATGAACGCGTTGGCCAATTTGTAAAATACATCGTAATTGTTGTTGTGAGATAATATTACATTTATAATGCCGCCGTGTTCAGTTTGCGCATTCGCCTGGTGCAGTCGCGTGTGCTGCTGCTGGGGCGCAAAATTCATTGTATCATATATAATCGCTATGGATTATTTATTAAATCAAATAAAACTTGGCGTTTTGCCTTATATTACGACCAAACATGTCGAGGAACGATTGCGAGATAGAATTTTAACCAATGTCGGCGCAAATTTTCACAAGGATTGTTTTGAAAATGTTGTCGTCAACAGCAACGGCGGCGACGGTGTTTTTGTGCTCGCCGGAGGTGCGGCCGTGGCGTGCCACATAAACGACGGTGCCGACGACAACAACGCATTAAAATGCGTCGATTTGGAATATTATAATTTTCACAATGGTGATTATGATGATGATGATGGTGATGCAGATTATACTTTTGATAATATTAACAATGGGTTAAACGTTGATTGTATACAAAAAAATTTACAAAATTGCGTTGATCGTTATTACAACGCATTAAACGCGTTGGCCGCAAACGTGCGCATGAACGACACGGTGGTGTTTAAATGCTTTCAAAACGGCGCGTATCAATTGTGCGAGCCGATAGTTTTACACGTGCGCCAACAAATTAAATGTATGCCGACGGTGCATTGCAAAAATTTTAATCTTGTACGCTTTGCGCTACAAATTGAAGCGAAATCCGATTACATTGTCGAATATTGCAACGACAAAATTTTACAATCAAATACACCGTTGTGTTTGAACGCGCCGTTTGTCAACGTGCTCATCATGAAACGTTGCGTTTTCAACGGCGACAGATGCACTAGACCGTTGCTGGCATTCGGCGACAAGTACAGAGTTTTGTTGCCGTCATTGCAACGCGTGTTGAACGGCCAATTAATGTGTTTGCTGAAAGACATCTTCACAAATAGATTTGAATACAAAATTAAACGACGAGAAAAGCGCATTTGTAAACTGTTTGAACAATTGCCCAACAATCAATACGGCGTGCAATGCGTCAACGATCAACAATTGCGACACCGCAACGGCAACAACAACGGCGCTGATAAATATAATTTTGTCTGCAACACCACAGCGGCAGGGGCAGCAACACCATTGGAAATTACAAATTTTGTAAAAAAAATACTCGACGTGAACGGTCCAATTTTGGGGTGTCGTACATTGATAAACTTATATTTGACCACTAACACGTTTAACCGCGCACTACCGCCGTACGTAATGTACGAAATTAATTATCCGCACGGCAATGATTGCGCCCAAAATTGGAAACGATTCATGTCGTGCATTTATTCGTTCATCAACAACAAACATGTACAACAATAATAATATAAAAAAATAAAACAATTCAATATATATAATTTTGTATAATTTTATTTAAATTTTAAAATAAATAGTACGGTTAATAGTCGTTTACCCGTAACAAAATTAGAAGCGACAGGAACCCATTTAGTAACATTAGTTGTTTTATTGCTATTATAATTAACATCACCGTTTTTATCAACACTATTCATAAATTTGACTACATTATTAACTAAAATAGATTCATAATCAAGTATATTTTTGCTAATAAATAATTGTTTAAACATATCCCATTTGTTGTTGACATTAGCCTCGTTAATAAATATTTTAATCATTGTCTGTTTGCTTTCAATCGCGTTCACAATATCCACAACCTTGCGTTTTTTCTTTTCTTCGTCTTCGTCGTCGCTGCCATCGTTATTTTGCAAAAATTGATTTGCCATTACCGAATACAAAGGTCCCACCATAAACGGCACAGTGGTGCCTTCGTCGTCGCTCTTGACAAAACCGTCAAAAATTATTTGCTTTTCGTTACGTTTATTAATTATAGCTACACTATCAGATCTAGTACAAAAAGTGGCTTGCACATACGGCGCATCAAACCCCTCCACACTAATTAACACTTTATATTTAGCAAAAGGCGAAAAACATTTAATGTTTAAACAAATTTCAGTATTATTGTCGTTGCCGCCGTTTGTTTTTTTGCTGTCGTCGCCATCATTGTTAAACAACGGTAAAATTGTTACGGTTTTAGCGGCAACGTTTTTTTCATTTTCGTTTTGCAAATTCTTAATGTCGTCACCGCCGCCGTTGCTATTATTGTAATTGTTAATCGGTATTAATTTTAGTGTGAGATTCATGATGCAAATAATTTAAAATTAAACACTTTGCCACATCAACGTCCGTTTGTTTGATAAATTCAAAACGTTTGCTCTTCTCGTATAAAATCACGCTTGCGCCGTACTCGGTCTCCAACAATTTGCCAATGTTTAACCGATCGTTTTCGGTGTCTGCACGTTTTTGACAATAAATGTGTTCACCATTGTGCAATGTGCACAGTTCGGCCAAACGCCGTCTTACAAATTTCTCACCGCCAGTCACCGTGCGTATAATATTTGCGCATTTTACAACACCCAAATATTTGCCAGCTCCATTACCATTGCTGCCATTATTATTAATATTATTGCCGTTTTTTGTGCTATTGCTATTGTTTTTACTCTTTGACGACGACAACAACAGCGGTTTAAATAATTCCAATTGTGCAATCAATTGTGAAATGGTTTCATTTTTGTTTTTAATTAAATTTTGTAAATGGCGCAATCGCTTTTTTTGCAATTTTTGTATTTTGTTAAAATTTAAATGCGTGTTGCGCAACGACAATATCACACATTCAATTTTTCGAGCGTTTTCTACATCATTATTAAAATCATTATCAATATTGTCGTTATAATTTAGCTGCCCGTTTGCCGTTTTTGTAGTCGTCGTCGTCGCCGCCGCGTTAATGTTGTCGTCCGCCGCCGTTCTCGTCGTCGTTGTAGTGGTTGTGGTTGTGCGCGTCAATGTGTTCACACGCCGACTAAACGTCGCAGCGTACAAACGGCGTTTATATGCGTTCGTAACCGTCGCCAATGTGGTGGCGCGAGACAAACAGTGATTTTCAATAGGCAAGTTCATTTCGTTAAACGGCGAAACGACCAACCAACAACGATGTTTAACCTTTGAAATGTCCTAACACAATAATATGTCGGTTTAGCTCGTGAGCGTTTATAAAGGCCCCAAAGTGTGCCGGCAATTATATCCCCGCTGCCAAAAAATAACAAACGCCACATGTTTTATAATGTTTATTTATTAACACACACACACATATTTAATATGACGACAATATATTGATTAACTAATTATTATTGTTATTATTATATATGTGATTCATTACAATAGAGAATACAGTTTTATACATATAATAATTGGAGTACGGTAAATTGGCGGCAGTCGTTTTCAATGTGTACAATTGGCGACGACCAATGTCATGCCTGTAATGAATTAATCGTTCTGTAAATTTCAGGGCTTTATCTAAAGGCGGAAACGCGGCCTTATCTCGCTCTATGATATCGTGTAATTTTTTTATGTTTTCTCGGTAATGCGATACGTTCAACGACACAACTTTGCGCACGGCCGCCAACAGTTCCGCGGTCGTAACCCGAACGGTGTCAAGAGTGCAAGCGACGCCAAATTGTGCAAGTTTATGAGCGTGATAAAATTGATCGCCCATCATCGGCAAACACACCATCGGCACGCCGGCTTGCACCGCTTCGTCGCTTGATTGCAGCCCCCCTTGGGTGATGAACGCGACCACGTTGCCGTGATTCAACACGCCTCGCTGATTAAACCAATTTTGAGTCATCACGTTGGCGGGCAATGTGACATTTTTTACGGCGGCCTCGTCAATTTTCCACAGAATAATATAATCGTGTAGCGCTTTGAACGTGTCAATTAGCATGTGTAAAAACTCGTCGGCAAACGTTTTTGTGTCAATGCTCGAACCAAAACTAACGTATATCACGCCATTCTTGGCGCTGTTCATGTACATTTCGATGGCATTGTTCAGTTTGGGCACGGGGCAATTTATTAAATGCATACCGCCTCCGAGGTATTGCACGCTGGGCGGCACCGGACGATTGTTGTCGAACACGGGATGTAAATTGAGCAGCAGCAATTGTACATTGTTGCGCAATTCTTGAATTGTCGGCGTTGCGGGCCCAAATTGACTTTTCAACATTGTGTTCATGTAACCGGCAAGCGTCTTGAATTCTTTGTACAAACGCACTTCGGTCATTATGTTGGCGTGCGACAATTCAAAATTACTTCGCCAAATGTTGGGATGATGCACGGGATGGCGCGCAACCGCACCGACCGTGTCAAAATTTTCCGCTAAACCATAGCCGGGCGCAATTTGAATCACGGGCGCCGGCGCGTACAAATGCCCAAACACCAGCGCGTAATCGGCAAACGCTTCCACCACAACCAAATCGAACGTTTGCGAGCGATTGCCTATCAGATTGCGCACATTGACATTGTCGAATTGGTCTTTAAACATTTCAATTAGACCTCTGTAATTTGCGGCCGTAACGGTGTCCGTGTCGGACACTACGCCGCGTTTTCTAAACGCCGCCGATTTGGAAACGAGTTTCTTGAATTGTTGCGTCGACATATCGGCGTCAATTTCAACGATGGAACCGCAATACGACGACAATTGCGGCGGCGTTACGTATTTTAACAATTGCGGTTTGATAACGGTGACGTCGTGACATTTATCGGCCGCCAACGCGTTTACGTACACTCTGTACACTATGTGGTGGCTGTAGGAGGGCGTCGGAAATACGGCCAGTATGTTAGCCGCGTTAACGTTGTATATAACAATTATGACAGTAAATATTTGCAACAAAACCATTTTTGTTGTTGCAACAGCACTATATTCAAAGCGTTGCAATTGTAAACTGAATGTGTAAATAATATTGGCGCGACCCAATTATTTATATGTGTGTCAAATTGCAAATTGAAATCGAGAACAGCGGTTGCAATTTTTTGTACAACATTAATCATGTTGCCGTACATTTATACTAAAAAACGCGTAGACGCGATGTGGAACGCGATAGCGTACAACAATTGTCGGAAATTTGCTTTTCTCACCACCCACTCGCGATGGATTCACGCAGACAAATATTTTGACAACGCCGCCGAATTGTACAATTTCATTGTTAAAAATAAAGTGACGGATGTGCATGTAAAGCCGCTGGATGACGGCGGCGGCCGAGAGTGGATCGTCGACGCGGATTACAAAGATTTCAAAGACGAAGAAGATTTAATGTTGAAAATTACAATCGGCGCCACGGCATTTTTGTTGTTTTACACCGAAGAGAACGTGTCGCGCATAATGTTCAGCGGCAACCGCGGATTTCATTTGTGGCTTCGATTCACGGACAAGTTTAAAATCACGTCGTCGCAAAACGTTCGCGTGCATCGTTATCAAGCGTTCGTAAAACCCACAAAATTGTTAAACGTTAACAATTTGCGACCGGGCAGTTTTGCGTATGCTGTGCTGCAAGCCGTACAATTGTACATGGATAAAATACCGACACATAATAAATTGAACATTAGTAATGATAGCGGCAACAACAACAGCAGCAGCAACAGTAGCGATGATTATTTAGCCAAATTAATTTTATTGTATTGGCCCGATGTGGACAAAGATATATTTTGTAACGCTAACAAACAAATACGCGCTCCGTTCAGTTACAATTATAAGGGCGTTAAATTTTCACGTTGTATAACAAAGGAAATACTGGAAAAAATCAAACAATGCTATCCTGGTTGTGGAATTGGTGGTGGTGGTCCGACGACTATTGCGACGCACAATCAATGAATAATAATGACGACGACGACGACAATGTCGAAGACAATATTTTGCATAAAAATGTGAATGGTGAATTTAATTATGAAGACTACAAAAAATATTCAATAAATGTAGTCGACAAACAGACGTCGTCGCATTTCATTAAATGGGACACGTTCAAATGCGGCTCCAAATACAATTTCAATTATAGATATATCGACAAAAATCAAGAAAAATATTATAATATAATTGATTTTTGCAAAGGATTGAAAATTAAACATGACGACGTGCTCGATTGCAGTTGGAACGACGACGAACACGTTTATTATTTAGACGAAATAATTTTCAACAAAAAAAGACACGGCAGCGATAATATTGCGCCAGCGTCTTTGGGTTCGTTATTTGCCACCCAAGAAGGATTACGAAATGTTTTGATACAATTTAATTTTGCTCACAAAAATCGAGTGCTTTGGCGCATTCAAACGGCGGCGGACATTTACAACGGAATTGACGACGACAACGACAACGATTACAAACACAAAAATCTGCGCGACAAAATCGATTCCGTTCTTGAACATGTACAAAAATTAAATGCAAACAGTGAAAAATTTTTACAAAATCATGAATTGTTTAAAAACAAAGTTAACGACAAATTTGAACAATTTGAGGAGCGTTTGCACGAATTGAACGTTAAATTGAACACTATACAATCGGCGGAAAATGTAAAAATGTGTTTGCGCAATAAGAGCGCGGTCGCGTCGTCGTCGTCGCCCATCAATACCAGCGTCGTGTTTCCGCGCGACACCACAAAGCATCAACATTTGGCCGTGTTTTCAGAGCGCAACGACGACGGTTTAAACACAACACTGGCTTTTGTTTCGGGTCAAGAGCAGCATTTTCGCAAACGAAAATTGCGCTACGAAGACACAATGGAAACGCTGTATGACGGCGTGCACCCGAACCCTTTGTTGGCCATTCAATGTATTAACGAACATTTGTATGATAAAAATTATAAAATTAAAAAATTGGCGAGGCGCGTGATCGATGTTAATTGCAATTTTGATGCCATCAAAGAGATTGTACAAAATGTGTTATAATTGTATATACAAATAAAAATAATAAATATAATTGTGTATTATTTTAGTATTGTCTTTTATTATCATTATTCCTTTGGTCATTTAGTAGTATATAAATACTCATCATTCAGTAGTATATAAAGACTGAACGCGCTAATAAAACACAATCATTGTGTTCTGTTCACTGTTGCCGAAAACATGTCTTTAGCGGCAAAATTAATTGTGTACAATTATTACGCCAGCAATTATCTGGTGCCGCACAGTGTGTACGGCGAATATTATCAATTGTATAGAATCGTTCGAGAATATTTGTACACCGATGGTGTTGCTAGCACGTCGTGCATTGAACGCGACATTGACGCGGCAAAACGTTTGATAAAATGTGACAAAAACAACAGTGGTTATTTTGATGAAGCGCTCAAATCGGCCACCATTGATTGCGGCGGCGATTCGGCCGACCATCTTTCGCAATGGTACGGCACAAACGAAATTGCAAATAACGTTTCCGATAGTGTGCGCGTTGTGTTGCAACAATTGAACGCGTTAATACCCATGAATGTGCGGATTGGAAAACAAATATTTCATTTGGATAATTTCAACAACGACGAGGACGTCAACGCCGCTGTCGATTCTTTACATATAATTTTGGATCAATTTTTGCACACGGTTCGCGACGGCAAATTGTTAAGAATCGCCAACGTGTTGAACGCAACAACGCCGGGATGGTGGTACAATAAATTTTGTGTAATGACATATGTGCACAGAGTGAACGCCGGCAATGTGCCCGCAGAATTGACGATGCGTTTATTGAGCGCAATTACAAAATTCTGCACCGACAATTGCGATCAAATCAATTCGCCCCACTGTATTGCCGAATTGTACGGTAAATTTTGCGGAATTGGCAAAGAGCATTTTTGTAAACACAAAATGTCGTGCGTGCACGTTCTGTTTGAGTATTTACGCAACGGCGACGATAACAACAGTGGTTATGGTCGCAATTGTTTAAACGACAAATTTTCGTGCCACACTATTGTTAAAGATTTTGCTAAACAGTGTCGCGACGCGTACGTCAGTTTAAAAAATGAAATAGATTCGTTATACATTAACAGTAACAGTGATACAGACAAAAATGTGTTGTTTGATGTATTGTGTACGTTAGATTCGGAAGAGATCGATATGAATTGTTATTATTATGTTATAGAAAATTTTAAAAAATAAAAATTATATATAAAAATATTATATTGTTTCATTTTGTGTTTTTAATAATGTTACGTTAAATACGTGTGCGCGTTTCAAACGCCACTTTTGTAATGAAATAAAATAATTATGTACAATTAAAATACGACGCATTTTAAATATTTGATAAAAACATGACATCATTTTGTGATAAATGCATGAGTCATAGCAGTCCATGTATTGCGAGTATAATTTTATTCGTAAAACGGGTGCGATGACCCGGATGTTTGATAAGCGTATGAGTCATAAAAATTAAAGATAACATAAATGAGTCATCGCAGTCCGTGTTGCGAGTAGAATTTTATTCGTAAAGCGAGTGCAATGACCTAAGTATGACATCAGCTTTGATAAACGCATGAGTCATAAAAGTTCTAGAAAAACAAATGATTCGTCACAATTCATGTATTTTGAGTAAAATTTAACTCGTAAAACGGGTGCAATGACCCGGATATATGATAAAATAAAATGATGTCATTCTATGATAAACGCATGATTCATGCACCGCGTTTATGTTTTACAAGTAGAATTATACTTGTAAAGCGAGTTCACTGACCCGGATATGTGATAAAATAATATGACATCATTTTGTATGACTCATCGCAGTCCGTGTATTGCGAGTATAATTTTATTTGTAAAGCAAGTGCAATGACCCGAGTATGACATTAACTAGCATGAGTCATAAAAATTCTAGAAACACAAATGACTCATTGCAATTCATGTATTTCGAGTAAAGTTTTATTCGTAAAACGAGTGCAATGACCCGAATATGACATCAGCGCATAAGTCATAAAAGTTCTAGAAAAACAAATGACTCATCGCAGTCCGTGTATTGCGAGTAGAATTTTATTCGTAAAGCGAGTGCAATGACCCCAATTGCAAAAGAAACCAAATAATTTATACATTATTGTGAAATTACCAAAAAATTACATAATCATTCATAAGTTTTTGGCGTTTGCGGCGGACGGACGTGCGCCAAAATGTTTCCCGAACGGTGGCACGATTATACGCAATGCGGATCGACAATAGAAGGCACCAACATAGTTTGTTTCAAAGTGCCGTTAAACGCCGAATTATTTGCGTACGTGACCGACGACGAGGACAAATGGACCGTTGAGCGAATGCTAAAACAAAATCCAACTATGGGCGCCGTCATCGATTTAACCAACACGAACAACAAGTATTATGATGGCGTGCACGTTAAACGCGCCGGACTTTTATATGCAAAAATTAAAGTGCCGGGACATGCGGTGCCAAGCGAGCGGCTAGTTCAAAAATTTATCGACACCGTGGACGAGTTCACCGTCAAGTGTCCCGGCATGTCCATCGGGGTGCATTGTACGCACGGCGTGAATCGCAGCGGTTACATGGTGTGTCGATATATGATGAAAAAATTAAAATGCGCCCCGCAAGAGGCCGTGGACAGATTTGAGAAAGCGCGCGGACACGCGATTGAAAGACGAAATTACATGTATGATTTATTCAAAACTAACTATTGACACACTATATTACAAATTACAATAATAATTAATATATGTAAAACATATTTAAAATTCCATCGTTTCTTCGTTGCTGTCGTCGTTGCTGTCGCTGTTGAGCGGATGTTTGATCATTAAACACGCGCCGCACACGCCGCACAAAAAGCTGTACACGGAGGGGTTGTCGGGCGACGGCGGCGTTTGCGTTCGTTGATAGCATTTTTGGCAGATGCCGCAATACACGCGCTGCGGCTGCGAGCGCATATTGATCACGGCGTTTGGCATGTACGTGTCCACGTTGATTTTCATGCAGACGCACACCAATTGATCGCGATTGTTAAAATTGAAACGGTCCACGTCTACACGTTTCACTTTGCGGTCAATGAGCGTGTGCAAATATGTTAGATTGTCAAAGTGCGGTGTAATATTCTCTTTGTATCGTCTCGTCAACTGTAACGCATATTTGATCAAATCGTTAGTTTTCAGCGACGAATTATTCATTGTATGTTTGTAAGTTGATTCTATTTAATGCAACTTTATTATTCAATAATATAAATATCATGTATCGCACCGCCGCCACGACGTTGACCAACCACAACGGCAACGCGCCTGTTGTCGTCACGACCAATTACGACCGCTATCAATTGAGGCGCGAATTAAATAGTTTGCGAAGTAATGTGCACGAGATGTGCACGCGTTCCGCCGCCATCACCGGCAACACATTTGATTGTGGAAAATTTTTGCGCAACGACGATTATGTCAGTTCGACGGTGACGGCGACGATGGACGGTAGTGGCGGCGGCAACAATAAAATTGTAAAAACCGTGGAACGCAAGCTAGTCGATACGCCGACTCGTGTCCGCGAAGACGTGACCGCCGCCACCGCCAACACCATTACTACAATAAAATATGACAGCAACGGCAACAAATGTCTTTTTTAATAATGAAAATATTAATTATAATAATAGTAATAATAATAGTAATGACAACAATACAAATATTGACGCCGTTGCCGCCGCAGTAATGTGGAATCCGTCGATGAAACCTAATGAAATTAACAAAAAAATTATGTACATTATAGATCCTGACGATTTTATAGACACGTTAACAATAACACCGTACACTGTGTTTGAATATGGCGGAGTTTTCGTTAAAATATCCGGTCTTCGATTGTACATGTTATTGACAATGCCGACGACAACGGCGCCGTCCGTTGCCGCATCGGCCGTTTCGTCGCCGCTAAAACGAAGCAAAAGAAATGTGTGTATGCGCAATTGCGACAATGGCAGCAAACAAAATTTTGTCGACACGTTGACTAGCAACGTGGACGTGCCGCCGTGCATCAAAAAGATATTGTGTGATTTGGGTAAAAACGCACGCGGCGGCATGCACCGCAAACGATTCATTTTCAATTGTTACATATTGAACGTGGTATCGTGCACAAAGTGCAGCAACAAATGTATGTTGACCGCTTTGACACATTTTTATTGTGGCGATTCAAAGTGCACTAATGAAGTGATGCGTCTAATGTACAAATCGCAAGACGTGTACAAGCCGCCAAATTGTGAAAAAATGAAAACTGTCGACAAACTGTGTGCCAATAACGGTGGCAAATGTAAAGGTCTCAATATGATTTGTAATTTTTAACAACAAAAATAAATAATTATAATAAAATGTGTGTATGTGTTTTATTTGACACATTTTATAAATTTAAAAATTTAATAAGTATTATACTGTTTTCGTAACAGTGTTGTAGTAAAAAAATTCATAAAT